GCCGTACAGTAATCCACCTTCTTCTCACTCATAAATTTCCATATTATTTTTAGAGTCCCTTCTGAGATTTTATTATTCACGCAATAGAAACTCCCTCCAACCTTTTGTGGTGCTCCCACTAGACTTGTGAGCTGGTTATTCTGGCAATCGAAACCCCGTCCAACCTTTTGTGGTGCTCCCACTAGACTTGTGAGCTGGTTATGCTCGCAAAGGAAACTCCCTCGAACCTCTTGTGGTGCTCCCACTAGACTTGTGAGCTGGTTATTCCGGCAAGAGAAATCCCCTCCAACCTCTTGTGGTGCTCCCACTAGACTTGTGAGCTGGTTATGCTCGCAAAGGAAACTCCATCCAACCTTTTGTGGTGCTCCCTCTAGACTTGTGAGCTGGTTATGCTCGCAAAAGAAAGCCCATCCAACCTTTTGTGGTGCTCCCACTAGACTTGTGAGCTGGTTATTCCGGCAATAGAAACCCTCAGTAACTGTTCCGAATCTAACCCCCTTAAAGTCCTCAAGATTTTGTTCACTACAATAGAAATCCCCCTTCACATCAACCAATCCTGTTTTCTCGTTAAGTGTCCAAGTTCCTTTAGTACACTTGTTAAGCCAATTGATTTGTTCTTGTGTTAATTTCATATTGTAAATGTAGAAAATTCTATTTAATTAAAAAAATGATTCACAAAAAAGCCCAAGGTCGCTCCTGGGCCTAAGGATGCAACAAGCAGGAATTACATCCCGAAAAATATATTAGTGATATTCTCTTCGTCATCATCGTCTTTACGTGACATCACATGTTTTGCGGCTTTCTCTATTGCGACATGGAATGTCTCGTATTCATATGCAACATCCGAAGTGGAAGAAAGGTCGAAGTATAATTTCTTGTTGACCTCGCCTCTTCTGTTCTTAGTAAACATAATGAAGCGGGATCCTTCTGGTGTAAACCGAAGCTCCATCATACCAGTCGTATTGTGCTTCAACTTGTTTGATCCGACAAACACACCCTCTTTAGTTACTTGTTGAATACAAAGAAACGAGGTGTAAGCGGATTTAGAGTTGCCACCCGCATTGTGCTTACGCATTAAATCAATCAACCATTTTTCCGCAGCATTCGAAGTGATCTTACATCTTTCCTTAACCGTGTCACAAACTTCGATGAATGAATCTATTAGCACCACATCGTATCCTAGGTTGAGTGTACTCTCTATAACCCTCATCGGATTTTCGTCTATGTACTCGCCGAGGAAAAGAATGTCGAGATCCCCAAACTTGGGATATCGCTTAACGTATCGGTAAAGATCCACTCGGTCCATCTCACCGGAGATAAAAAGAACAGAATGACCGTTCCGCTTTAAATCCGCTAAGATATCCATTGACACTGTGCTCTTACCGATCCCAGGATCACCCACCAAAATAAAATTGGTGGATCTTGTGAATCCACCTTCAGAGCTTAGCAAGTTATCGATCTTCTTTCCAGTCCTCATTGTTTCGAATAAGGAGGGATCGAAGCTTATATCTCGCATCCTAACTATCTTAGATTTGTCGTCCATCCACCTAAATATAGAAACACCTTCCGGTTTAAAAAAATGATTTTTAATCTTCGTCTTTACAAGCGGTCATATTTCTTAGCTTAATAGCTAATTCGAAATCCTCATCAGCAACGGCTAACTCCAACATGTAGTCTATAACAACCCTCGGGAAGTCTTCAATGACACCCTTGTTGTAAACCGATTTGATATAAGTCTTCTCGTAATCCTCTAGCTCGTCGATAGTCTCAGCTTTGATATCATACACACGGTCAGTGAGATAACTTTCATATCCTTTGATATCAGCGGCCAGATCATAAGCCTCCTTTGAACCACCCTCAGGAATGTTCTCCGACACCACCTCTCCGTTTCCTAAACTGTACTCACCCACATTATGACCAAAATCCTCATCGGCAAATCTCACACGAAATACAACATCCGGATACTTACGACTCAAAGCCTCCATGACAGGCAACGGATTACTCCAAGCCGTCTGGAAATAAATATCACCGTTTTCATTCTCATTCGTGTCATATGCGTTCCACTTCGTACCCCAGTTAGCATTACTCCACGAATACCAATCAAGGTGTCCGTATAATCGCCCATTATCCAAAGCCTTCTGAGCCTCTTCGAGATTAGCCGTACCCTTCTCAATCATATGATTGATTAAATCTTCAGGTGTCGCAAACTCAGTCGCCCAAGCATACCCCATTATCTCGTTAATCTTGGTGGCGTTACCAGCACGATACTCCAAGATAGCAATCCCGTTACTCGTACTGCTGCCACTAGTGATATTTAAACTCTCCGGCATCGGAACGATCTTGTTGAAATCGATATGTCTGATATTCCTATCCTCATCAACGGAAATGATATCACTCTTAATCTGAGCTACCCTCTTGGCGTCACCTTCGATAGTCAAAATGTTTGAAATGTGATTTGGCATATTTGATTGTTTTTACAAATGTGGAAAATTCTATTTAAAGAAAAAAATGATTTAAGAAGCTTTTGGATCGTACTTAGAGATTATTTTTAAAACCTTGTCTCGGTGCTTACTCTCGTACAGACTCATGAACGTCAACCAATGGGCGAACTGAAGCCGCTCCACGAAAACCAAATCCGGGGTTTTAAAAGGAACACCTCCTGCGAGTTTAGCGATAAGCTCTCGTAATCCCCCAAGAGAAATCTGAAGGTGCATAAATCCATCTGGGTCGATTCCATCAACCAACCTCTTAAAGTTTAAATCCGTCTTACCTTCGAGATCCTCTATGTCCACTCCGAAGAATTCACCAGAACCTAATTGCCCTCCTAAATCCTGATACAACTTATTATGTACACGGCTCATCTCCTCGTATACACTCTGTAGATCCTCCCGCATTCTATCAAAGCGTGCATCACTCTTTTCTAAAACCGCTGCTGATATAGCTAGTATACGTCCCATACGCTTGCTCACGTCGTTACCCTCGTAAAGCTTGTCTGCGATGTTCCTCGCGACCGCTAATGCTGCAACTTTGGTAGTGTCTTTCATAATCCCCTTTTTCTTACAAAGATAGAAAATTCTCTACAATCAAAAAAATGATTTCCAAAAAATTCTAATCCGATCCGATAAATTTCCCCTCGCATTATATTTCCCGGTGGCTCCCCTGGGGATTAATCCTCGGAGACTTCCGCAGAGATGTCGCAGACCTTCCGCTCGGATTCCGCTCGAGTTCCGCTCGGCATGCCGCTGGGATTTTCTGGGAAATTCTTGGATGTCCGCAAGACCTTCGCCCAACAAAAAACCGAGCCTTTGCGGACTCGGTCTTACGATAACCAATTAAAACCTAAATAATATACAAAACAAGAAATGTTTAACACTACAAATATACGATACATTAGCGGAATAAAAAAACAATTCACGGATAAATATCATATGAAACGTATCAAACCCTTCAACCTCATCTCGGAATCCGCATCGGACACCTTCGTATACCGCACCAAGATAGCCACCTACTCCAGCAGCGGAGCACCCACAGCCATAGACTTCTATGACGAACCCAAATCCCTCCACATGGCAAGAGTCGTCGACGGCATCGCAGAATGGACAATAGATCTAGACTATAGAAACTGGGGCATTGACATAGGTTCCAATGGAGCAAGACTAAAATCTCTCTCCATGACCATCGAAATAGAAGATCCACACACCGGAGATACTGAAGAAGACACCATCGAACTCACAGAATCAGATTTTGATTACGACACATTCACCTCGGAGGTACACAGACTTCCTTTAGCACTCACCGCAATCGAAATCCACATGAACAAATCCGAAGATCCTAAACTCTGGAAGATCACCCTACACCTAGGGGAAGAGGATGAATATTAGAAAAATCCACATACTCACGCACACACGTAAGGGGTCCTAAGGTGGGCTCCCCACAAAAAAGATCAGTCATAAGACTGACCTTCTTTTTTAATCTCGAGGGGGTTTGAGATTATTTCGTCATCTTAACCTCCATACCTCGGGATGTCATAGACACAGTGATGTTAACACCATAGTCTCGGACAATTTTAGCAAGATCGGAAAGCTCAATGTTCTGGTAAGCCCCATTAGATTCTTGTAATGGCTCATCCGCAGGGATATCCATGATAGCTTCCACCTCAGCAGTATCGAAAGGAGTCTCCATCTTCTTACGCACTCTTTTGATGCCTGTCGGCATTACAAACTTACTCGTCTCGTTAATGAATCTATTATCGATTAGATGGTTCTTACGACAGCAAATAGCCACGGAGGTTCTTCCTAGTAAATCAACGGTCTCCTTAACAGTCATCTTGCTAAGAACCGCGTCTCTTAGTAGTTCGTCCTCAGTCAAAGTCCATCGCTTATTAGAGCGGGTATTCTCCAAAGACGCCTTAGATGTTTTAGGCTTAAGTGCAATCATAGATGCTCGACTAATAGAAGAGCTTGGATCAACCACCGATTTATTACCTTTTCTAACGTAAGTGCCTTTCTTACGCACCTTGCCACCTAACCATCTACGAAGACTCTCGCGACTAACCCCATGCTCAATCGCAGCATCTTTTAAATTTTTGCCATCGGTCACATATGCCTTCATAGCAGCCACCTTTACATTTCTTGGAATTTGTTTTGCCATACTTATTTGATTTTAATTGTTTACAAATCTTCAACAAAGAACATAGCCATCGTTATCCTTTTACCATTTGCCCTGGCTATTCCCCGAGCAACCTTCGCCAACTCCTTGGAATTATCCCTAGGACTCATCTCCTTATCAGAGAGAGCCTCAGCAGACACATTAACTTCAATCTTATTACCTTCCTTAGTCTTCATTTTCACCTTCTTCTCCTTCACCGTCTTAACCAATCCCATCGCACTCTTCTGATATTGCACAGCAGCAGGGGTTCGCCCAAGCTCCTCTGCGATATCTTTAAGTGTCTTACCCTCCTTCACCATAGCCTTCAAAGTCTTACGATCTCTCTTAGACCACAGACGAGAATCGTTCGGGGGAGTTTCTTTTTTTCTTTTTATAATCATCGCTTTTTACGTTTTTAGTTTTTTGCAAATTTAGCAGTTCTCCTCGGAAGAAAAAAACGATTCCTTGATTTTCCTTCCTTTCTTATAATATTTCAATTATATAAAAAGTTTATCAAAAAGTAAATCCCCCACCAAATATTTTTGTGACCCCCGGGATCACCCGGATTCGCCCCCGCACTCGCACGCATTCGGGGATTTTCCAAGAATTTCTAAGAATATCCAGGGGAATCCTAGAGAATCCACGGAAGTTTCCCAGAAGGTATCCTAGATATCCAGGAAATTCCCAGATAATCCCAGATAATTGACCGCGTGGGGACCGCGTGGGGACCACGTGGGGACCCCCTGGGGGCCTTCCGAGGTGCACGTAGAAAGTGGGTTTAACCTTGCTCGCTCTGTGGTATATTCTACGGGTCTTTCCACGAGAGGTTAAAGGGGTAGTTATCTGAGAGTATTTTAGCTGCACGGGACGCTGAGAAAAACCCCTTGAGGGTCTTACTTATAAGAACGCGTATACGTGTGAGCAAGGGGTCTACTATACGTCCCCTTTGACATGTAGTAGGGATATGGGTTGTGTATACAGTAGGGGTAGGTGTCTATATAGGTATAGGTATACTATGTACTATAGTAGGAATGGTGATTCTTTTTGTTTTTATTAGTTTAGTTAAGGTATGTGTGTTTATGTGGGTAGGTACTTGTCTAGTGTATATGTGTATGGTGTACTGTATAGGTAGTGGTATATGTATGTGCTTATGTATAGGGGTAGTGATAATATTATTGTCTATAAGAGCGGGGGCGTGTTTGGGGGATTTTTGGTGTTTTGTCCCCCCATTTTTAGGGTAGAAATTTCGGGGGATTTTAATAGAAAAATCGGGGGACTAAACGGGGATTTTTCTATTCCGCGCTTTGTGGAGGTTTAAGCTAAGGTAACGAGACGAAGGCGAGGCGAAATGGAAAAATGAGGCGAAATTGGGTAGTGAAATCGGGGACCCCGGGGAAATCGTGGTCCGGCGGGATAAATAAGATAAAAAGTGTATGGATATAATCAAAGAATGTGTGGATAATCTACTAGCAAAGTTACCAGATTTACATCTTTCGTCGGATGATAAGATTGTGATATTTGGTGGAGATTTATATAAGGAGATTCCTGATGCTGCAGGGTATTGTGTTTCTATTAAAGGTAATGTTTTAGGACCGAGGGGTAATCTAATAAAACTTGAGGATCATTATACTGGCTACTATAAAGTTCATCTAAGAGACACCAAGAGTTTTGTACATAGATTGGTGATGTTAACATTTAAGCCTGTGGAGGGATGTCAGGATCTAGTAGTTAATCATAAGGATCTAGATAAGAAGAATAATCATATAGATAATCTTGAGTGGTCTTCTCATTACGAAAACAGTGAGCACTATCAGAGGTATAGTATCAGGGCTAGAATAACAGAGGAGATTAAGGACAAGATTATGGCTCTTCCTAATGGGTTTTCTAGAGAGGACTTAAATAGGGTACTGTCAGATATATAAGATATATTAGAGTATGACACAAGAAGAGTTTAAGAGAATATTAGACAAGGGAGGGTATTCCTACAGAGACAAGGGAGGGTATTCCTATAGGGAAGAAGCAGATAAGCTAGTTGTTACCCATGTAGGGCATGTCGTTTTGGGCTCATTAGAGGTCCTTCCCCCTGGGGTGGAGTTTTCGAATGAAGGGCATGTCGAATTGGGTTCATTGGGTTCATTAAAGAAGATTCCCCCTGGGGTGGAGTTCAAGAATAAAGGGTATATCGTTTTGGGCTCATTTAAGAAGATTCCCCTGGGCTGGAGTTCAAGAATACAAGGGATGTCGTTTTGGGCTCATTAGTTGAAGGATGGTTTAAAGCCCATGTAGAAGGAATAGGTAGTAAGAGATTATTGAACTTGATGATAAAACAAGGTATATTTATATGACAAGGGAGGAGTTTATAGAACAGTTAGATCAGGATAAGATCGCTTATAATTTATCTGGTGATGTGATTGAGATCACTGGATCAAATGTTCTTGCTTATAAGTGGAACGTGACTATTCAGCATGTCAAGGCATTGCCTTCTGGTGTTATATTTAGTAACAAGGGTTATGTTTTTATTAAAGAGTTAGGTGATATTCCCGAGGGCGTTCAGTTTAATAATGGAGGTAATATTACTTTGGGATTATCTGATCGGGGAATTAAGATACATCCTTCAGTTCAATTTAATAATGGAAAGAGTAAGATTATGCTTGGATATCAAGGGGGTGGAAAATATATGTTTAACACATCAGGAGATTGGGGTCAATCCTGGGTGGGTTCTATAGATGATGTATCAACTAAGAGGTTATTTAAGTTGATGGTTAAACAACGGGTTTTTTTATGAATGTAACAAAGAAATTCTTGGGTAAGATTGAGGAGCTTGGGTATACTATTGAATAACTAATAAATATTGTCCCAGGACAAGGTAGAGAAGATCTACGATTTACAGCTAGCCCCTAGAAATGGGGGCTTTTTTGTTGAAATCTTTACTCTATTTCCCCTATAAAAATAGAAATGAGAGATAACATATCAGAGATTTTAAGACACTGTATCAAGTGGTACGGCTTAGGTATAGAAACAAAAATATGTAAGATAGAAAAAGAGTTAGGAATAAGAAAACTACACAAAAATTCCGTTTATTTTTCTGTTGATACTGCAGAAAATTTCAGAGAAAACTATCGGGGTATAATTTTATGGGATCTGTTTGAAAGATTCTGGGATTATGTGCTTAAATATAGAGGGAACACCACATTCGGTAGAGGAATTTATGAGTATTTTGGAGGAGAAATCTCTAAAAATTGGAGATTATCTAGTGAAAACCACTATGAATGGGGGTCTTCATTTATATTTTGGAGTTCCTAAAGGATGGAAAATTAGAAATATCTATGCTTCTAGACACGGAAATATTAATTTTGATGCGCTTTTTAGTGGAAAATCGTTTAGTTCACCCTCTAAATTCAATGGAAAATCATACAAATTCCTAAAAAAATCAGTTTTTGATCTCAATTCTATTATGGATATTCCAGAATTTCCAGAGGAACTTTATTTTTTAATAGAAAACACGGATAAATAAGAGTATATTATTTCTCATTGAGAAGATATGGGGGCATTCCTAAATACGAGAGAATAAATACGAGAGAATAAAAGCAAGACTAGTTCGTTCTGTTTAATTAAACTACAAATATTATACTCCATTTACCAGAGTGATCCTCAACTAGACATGTCGAATTTTCGCAGAAGTCCCCAGAATTCATATAATCTGTATCAATTTTAGGCTGATGTATATGACCACACACTGCGACATCATATCCTTTTTGTTTTGTTAGCCCCTTTGCATTTGTTTCAAAATCTGATACGAAATTGATAGCTCCTTTTACTGATTGTTTTATTGAATTTGCCAATGAGTGATATGGCAAATTTAATTTTTTTCTAATATAGTTATAAATAGTATTTAGCCTAACGATAAAATCATATGACCATCCTCCTATTAAAGCTAGCCACCTCACCTTCATTATTATAAAATCTAAGACATCCCCATGAAAGCAAAAATACTTCCTACCATCTATTCCGATATGAACATATTTTCTAAGTATCTCTATATTATTCATTTTGAAAGGAACAAAAGGTTTTAAAAAATCGTCATGGTTCCCCCTAATGTATATCACCTTAGTTCCATCTTCGCTTCTTTTCATAAATTTTCTAAAAATCTTAGAACAATCTTTTTTCCATTTACCCCCAGATTTAATTGCCCATCCATCTATAATATCTCCATTAAGTATTAGTATTTCTGATTCATTTTCGTTTAGAAACTTTAATATCTTATCAACTTGGGATTGTCTTGCTCCTAAATGAAGATCACTCATTATTATTGTTTTCCATTTTTTCATATACTAGTTCCAGTAATTATAATCATTTTTATAAAATTTATCATTATTTCTATTAATCCAACATAGAATCATTAATCTAATCATATAAAAGATTGACTTGTTTTTCAATCTCCTATTTGAAGTTTTTATTCTATATGAATAAACTTTAAATTTATTTGGATTAACTTTCATTGACAAGTGATAATCTTCTGCAAATACATCATCAACATTAAATCCCCCTAATCTTTTGAATTCATTATTATTGAAAAGCATAAAACCACCAACAGCAAAAGGTGTTCTTTTAGATATTATCTTCTGAGCTATAGAAAATATAAAATATGGGAATTTATAAAATATTTCATTCACTGTTATTTTGCAAGTTGAAAGAAATATCTGATTATCCTCCATATCCTTAATAAGTTTATCCAGATTTATCGAGGATATATCCATATCTGCATCCATAAACAAAATATACGGGGTTTCGCATTTAATTGCACCTTGATTTCTAGCAAAACCTGGTAATCCCCCATTAACTATTACTATATTCTTGTCAAATTTTTTTAATAGCTCGACAGTTTTATCAGTAGATGAATCTGAAACAATTATATTGTATTTTTTTCGATTATTTATAGATTTTATCGAATTTATAATAATATCTTCCTCGTTCTTACAGGGTATTATTATGGATAGTTTTTTTTTCATATAAATATAATTTATATATGAATATGGTTATAATCTATTTTACGATATAACGTTAACTTTAATTTAAATTACCATAATATGATGTATTTAATAATACATAGATATGTAATCAAAACCATGAAAGCCTTATTAACTATAGAATTCCTGTCATTATTTAGCTGTGATCTTATATCACAGTGTTCCTCATATTACGATAAATAGTTTTTTTAATACTATATCTTTTCCTATATTTACACTATGGATAATTTTGAGAGAATCGAAGGAGTAACTTACGTGGTTCACTTTAAAAAATACAATCACGATGTTTATATAGGTAGGCCTAGTAAATGGTCTAATCCATACACACACAAAGATCTAGAAAAAACTCAAGCTAAGTTTAAGGTAGATTCAAGAAAAGAAGCGATTGAGAGATACGAAAAACACTTAAAAGATAGTGGACTGATAAAAGATATTGGGGAATTAAGAGGTAAAGTGTTGGGGTGTTGGTGTTGTAATAAGCCCTCAGATGGATCAGAAAAGACTTTTTTTTGTCATGGTCAAGTCTTGGCAAAATATCTTAATAGCGAGCTTAAAAACAAACAAAAACAACTGATATAATGAGCAGATACGTTATACAATTAGAGAGAAATAGAGAATTTGTATATGGACACGATCACGTTCTAGGATACTTCTATGAATTGTGGGATAATAATCTAGGTGATGAGGACCATGAATGTATCATTGAGGATAAATCTTATCTTTTTAATAAGTTAGGTAAAGAAGAGATGCTAGAAAAAATGGCAATGTATAATGCTAACAAGGAGCACATATTCTTAATTGCTATGGATTTACCTTTCTAAAAATTCGTACTCGTAATCAAGACCCCCAGATTTTATATAAAGATTGTAGCAAACGGCCTGCCCAAATAAATGTAATACCCTTTTTAAAGATCCATCGTTGTTTTCACCTAGAAACCTTCTAAGATCAAGCTTAAATTGACATCTCATTAAAAAATCATATCGATCCTCTGCATATTTTTTCTTATCAAAATTCTCCCATAACCCACCAAAGATATCACGAAATATCTTATTAATTTCTTCATCTTTAAAATACAAGTGTTCAGTATCCCATCTGCTATTTAATATATTATAAAGTAGGTCGGATCTATTATCCGCTTTTATTACCATCTTTAATACCTCAGGGTCTTTATCAGGATCTGTTGAAAATCGAAATAGATATCTCATGATTTTACTATTTTGTATTTAAACCTGTCCATTCCTGCCGCCTCGTAGCCAAAATATTCCACTAGACAATCACAAAGAGTTTCTAATATAGCTTTTTCTTTTATCTCAGCATTATATTTTGATTTTGATAATACACTTCTTATATTAAGATTGTATTTACAAAGCATTTCTAAATTATAGATGAATTTATTATATCCATCTGAATCTTCATGATGATACGGGACATTCTCACAGATTATATCTAAAAAATTCCATTCTATATCATCCCAATCGTCTTCATCAACTCGGAAATACCCACCTTGATCCCAATTTTGAGTGATAATATTATAGAGTAGTTTAGTTCTGGATCCTCCTTCTATACCAAGAGTAAAAACTAATTCTCCCCCTCTTTTAGTAAAAAAATTTATCTCGTATTCTGTGGTCATTTTTTTATTAGATATCCGGAGATGTTGTTAGCTAGATCTATTATCTCAACTATTAGCTCATCTGTCATTTCAACCTTGTGTTTAACCGTGTGTAGCTGAATAAATCCAATAAGTTGCCCAGAAAGGCTTCTTATAGGGGAACTAAAGATCTGTAGTATGCCTTCCTCTGTTACTCTTCCTCTGATGTAATCTAAAACAGGATCCTCTGCATCAACATAGAAGTACTCTTTCTCGCTAAGATGCTTCATAAGAGATGGGTGTTCAGTTACAAACACGCCCTGATTATGTTCTTTAGACTTAGAAACTCCGTGGGATACTGATTCAAAGGTCTGTGAATATTTTTTCATCGGAATACCATGAAAAAATTTACCTCCATTATGAAATTGGAATATACCTACTCTATCAAACCCCCATTTTTCTCTGAAATCTTCTAGAAATTCCTGAACTTCCAGCATAGAGTCTATGTCTTGCTGTGAGATTCTCTCATAATTTTCTTCGTCAGTAGCTTTTTTTTTAGTATCTAGATAGTGTTTTATCCAAACGGTACCAAAGGCCACTACTACGGAAAAAATTCCAGTTATTATTATCTGTGCTATCTCTATCATTGCTTAGATCCTACTCTTATTCATCTCCATCAAATGCTCCAAACCTCTTCATCATTGCAGCTGCTTTTCCTAAATCATCCTTTTTTAAACTAGAAGGAAGTGAAACTTGTTTGTATATTTTTTCTGATCCAGCAATACTTGTTTCTCTAGGATCTGAAGGCACACCTACATCTTCGAAATGTTTGATTACTGTTGGATCCTCCTGCATTTTTCTTTTTATAAGATCTTTGTAGGATTCATTATTATAGAGTTCAATATCTAAGATAGGAAATCCTTGTTCTCTCATAGCATATTTTATTAAAAAACTCATTTTGTAAAGGTAATCCTCAATAGTCATACAGGATCTTGTTAGATCTGTAGTTAATCTTGGAAATTCAGCACTGTTTTGAAGACCCTCAACAACTCTAACTCCACCGTCGTGTTTTATGTTAAAGTGTGGATATCCCTCTGGTGCATTCGAAGATGCTCTTCTTGTTAATCTTCTACCTTGAAATACTGGATGATAGAATGCGATGTTACCCATTCTATCTTTATGGCTTCTTTCTTCTGCTGTTGCCCACGCTAAAATTCCTTTAGGATTGTCTGCTAGCACCTCAATCCATCCCATTCCGATCATATCTTGATATGTTTCAGATTCTCTAATTGGTTTAAAACTTAATATTGGGCATTTTTTCTCCCTCCTAACTTCTTGGAGTTTTATAAAGTTCTTATAATTTTTAACTTTCATCTATTCAAGTTTTCTATTATATATCTTTTTTCTTGTGGGAGTCCGGGGTTTTTTTGTTTTATTTAAACTTTTCTTTAAATACCGGATAAATAATACATCCAGCAAAAGCTTTAGGGCTTTCTGTTTCTCGATATCTCTCAAAAACCGATTCCCAGGAATCGGTTTTTTTTATTCTCTAATTTTATCTAATTTTATTGTTATGGTAGGAAAGAAATACAGTATAAGAATCCTCAGTAAATACCCATTTGGTATAAAAAGAATTACGATCGGATTATTTGGAGAGCACTAAGACCGAAATATCAAAAGCCATTCTGGCAAAAGGATGATTTGTAACTTATTATGTCTTATTGGATATAATATTATGAATGAGAAGAAGCACTGTTGAGATTTACAAACAGGAATTTGAAGAATATTTCAGGGCCAAATTAATCAGTCCAACTATATCCAAAAGATTTCTAACCTGTTTTTACTCTCACATAAATGAGAACCAAAAACCATTTAAGATTTTTTGGGAATTCATAAAAGAAAACAGGGAAAATCAGTTAAAGGATTCTTTATTAGTTCTAAATAAGTTTCTCTCGGGGGACAAGAAATTAACTAAGACATTTTATTTCGTTTCGGATTGGAGTCATTCATACCTAGGACCGGGCGAAATAATATGTCTTTTACTCTCGGGCAACAGTTACAGTGGAGGTAAAAGAAACCCGGATCTGCTTTTCTTAGATTCCAGCAGAAGGATAGAGATAAAATCTTATGGAGAAAACTTCAGACTCACAGAAGCAACATCTTTTTTTACTGATTTAGGGACAATCATACAAGCTCTAGTACAGGGTGGGTTTATTACGAGCTTAACAGATGTAAATAATAATGATATAAGGAAGGGTTTAAGACATTTCTGCGAGAGTTTTTTGTGTCCTAGGGGTTATATTGAGCTAAACAGCAACATTTGGAAGCTTGAAACAAAGACAGACGACACAATAGTCTTTAAATTAAGCAAGGATTCCCCTCGGGAATACATTAACTACTCAATGGTAAGGAATTCTTTAAGAAATTGGCTAGGGAGGGGACTGCTGAGTGTGAGGTTAGCCGAGATAATTGACCCCAATAGAACATCTAGAATACAAAAAAAAGAGCTAAATGACTATGTAAATAACATATTAGGTATTGGTGACTTAGCCCCTATTCCATTGGAACAGTATTTTATTCTCTGCTCATTGGATTCTATAATCATATATGAATCGAAAAACAAAGAAGAACCCTTTCAGTACATAGTATTTGAAGAGTTAAACAAATTTACTATAGACAGGATAGGACAGGCTAAAGTTTCATATAAGAAGAAAACTGATATCAAAAAAAGGAGAAAAACTAGATCTTGATATATTTTTTTTATGTCCTCAGTTATATTAAATTTCATAGGACCCTCATTGTTATTAAATGATTTATTAACATTCGATTGTATTGGGATAGGCCATGAATACTCTCCCGCTATTGAATTCTTTACTCTAAACTTGTTATTAGAGAGCCAAGCCCAAACTAATCCTAGATCATACATATCACTACTTAATTCTATTACCGGGGGATAAACTTGGAGTTCACTAAATTTATAAAGCCATATATTTTGAGTTATATCAACTTTAAAGTTTATTGAGAGGAGGGTTGTGGTTCGCTTTCGAGGTCAAACTCCCATACTCGCATACTCTCTTCCCTATGTGGTGCATTTTTGTATTTATTAGGTGGTCGAAAAAGCACAGCTGTGAATTCGGCATATCGAGGTTAATACTCGTTTCGTGCTCATAGCCTATAAAGTAAGTAAATTGTTCAAGGTCTCGAGGTAGCATCGAGGCAGGTGAATACACTCGTCCTTTGTTATAGCTGAAATGAAATGGCAATGTTTCGGTTCGTAGTTCGGCTTTGTACATAGCCTCGAATTCGTTGAGTGCTATTATTCAAGCTTTGTGTTGTGGGGTGGTCGGTTCGTAGTTCGTGTTAAGTTAATGTACTCGAGTGCGTGGTTGTAATTTATGCGTCCGTAGGTAAGCATTAGGAGTTCATGTTGAACTTTTCGTCAAGCCTGTCATTTTTAATAAAATTTTCAAATATCTCGGGGTGTTTTATATCATTGTATTTATCTAGGGATTCAAAAAATCCCATATAATTAGATTTAGTGGATATCCTACTAGCTGAGTCCCTAGCAAGAAGCCAGTTTTTAAACGTTTTAATACGTCTTTTTTTCTTTGCCATCCTAATCTATATATCAAACTCCTAAGTGCTTTTAAAACGCGTTAAATGAAACTTTTTGATGATAAATGAGTATAAATTATATAATCATAAAAAACAAAAAATGAGTACAAAAACAAAGAAAACTGTTAAGGCTACGGCTAAGACTGTTAGAGCCGTTTCTAAAACAGCTCCTAAAGCTACTAAGGCAGTAGCTACTAAATCTAAAACTAGTAATAGAAATACTATTGCAGTTATCCAGCTTACTCCAAGAGGGAGAAGAATCAGAAAGTACAACTCAATGTCTGATGCTGAAAGAGCAACAGGAGTTAACACTGGTTCAATCTCTAAAGTGGTTCGGGGAATCATGAAAACTGCTGGTGGATTTGTTTGGGCTAACGCTTAATCAACCCTAACCAAACTACTAAAAGGGCCTGAAAGGGGCCTTTTTTTGTGTGGCTTTATTTTTTTAGAAATCCTTTTTTTTATTATAGGTTATGCTCTACATTTAAGTGGTCTAACAATTAAAAAAATAAAGTTATGAAAAATCTATTTTTAATCTTAGCTGTCAGCCTGGTATCAGTAACAGGATTGAAAGCACAAAAAGCCAACAACTTTAAAGTTGAAAAATTCGAGAGTCTGCTAATCTCTGAAATGTATAAGCAATTTCCAGGTATGACATTGGATACAACATTAAATTTTGCTACAAGAGCTACAAGTCAGGCAGAGGCAGGGTATCCAGATTGCTACGGAACTAAAGAAGGAGGCATGGTAAACACAGCCAACGAGGAAAAGGCAGAAGCCAAAAAATTAGTTGCAGCTTACAAGGAATACCTTAAAAAAGTTTTGTATATGGATGATGCAGCTTTAAAAAGATGTGGATTTACAGAATTCTGTGCAACTGCTACCAAAGAAAACGGGATGGTTCGTTATGGAATTATCATAGACAACAACTTTAGTAGATTTAGTAGAAATTTATCTTCTAGTAACGAATAAATTTCCTTATCGCAAAAAAAGCCTATCTTTCGGATAGGCTTTTTTGTGTTCTTTGATATTAAGATATATTATAACTACAATATAAATATTGTTTTTTAAATGTTACTACCATAGCCATTTTGGAATCAACTTTCTTTATAACAACCGGTGTTGGATCTGGGCTCTCTACCATTTTTTTAATTGTTCCTGAGATTATAAAAGAAACCTGCTGATTCTTAGGATCACTTTCCGAAGGTGCTGCAGCCTGTACTTTTGCTTCGCCTTCAGTAATAGTAGCCTTAGCTAACTGAGTAACCTCATCTTTTTTCATTTGGTTCAAAGCAGCAATTCCAGCAGCCCTTCGATCCTTGGCTAATTTTTCGTTTCCTCCTGGTCTGGAAGTTGGTTTGCTAGATGCTCCTCCATTAACTACGATTTTTGAAATTGTATTAAATTCAGATAGAATAGCTCTAAGAGCTGCCATACCATCCTCACCAATCTTAACCTCATTTTCTTCAAAGAAATCTACTCCCGAGGATTTGTAAGGCTTATTCTCCACAGTCACAACTGTTGCTGTTGGATCTGGGGGAAGCACCACATCGTAAATATCCTTGGATATCTCATTAGTTCCTGTCTCAATTGCAAGACCTCCTTCCGGATCTTCTGCAATTGTATAAACAGGGAATCCAAATCCATATTCTCCAGTTGGAGTTCCTGGGACATCATCCTTAAATTCAATAATTTGTATAACATCTCCTTTCAATGAGTCTTCATCAATAGTATAAAACACGTAACCAGCTTTCCCCTTACCCTTACCTTTTGTTCCAAAATTTGAGTCGGATTTAAGTTCCTTTTTTGGTCGCGATAACAATTTATTAGCTGTATCTAGGTTATGTGCAAACAATTTTTTTAACACTGCTGCTATTGGTGCCACAGCTACAGTAGTGGTATCTGTTCCATTATACCCAGGAGTATCTGCTCCCGGATCAGAAACGTCGGAAGAAATATCATTTTGAACTCTGCATGTACCATTTACTAGCCATCCATATTTGTTTTTAACGGTAGCAGCCTGTGTTATTCCTGCTGATGATATCTTAACCCCTTCTGATGATTGGTTTATCCTCTCCGTTATACCCTCTGCCCTTTCGAGAACCTCTTCAGCTACTGTTTTAGAAGGATTAAGCATATTTAGTCTGTCGATTGTTAACTTAAATCTTTCATTCTCAGTTTTATTAAAACTTAATCCCCCTCCTAGGGTTTTTTTTAGGGGATCAAAAGATCCTACTGTAACTTTGTCTTCCTCATTAATAGTGTTATATGCTTCAAACACGAATTCGACGAACGATAATACCTGTTTTTTCATTTTTTTTGTTTTTCTATTATATATCTCTATTTTAAAATAAATTCAAAGAATCCTTTTTTTTATTATAGGTTATGCTCTACATTTGAGTGGTCTAACAATTAAAAAAAATAAAGTTATGAAAACAATTAATTTTTTGAAAGTCCTAAAATCCTCAGTGATTGCACTTTCTTTCGTACTAATTAGTACAGTGTCTTTAGCAGCGGACCCACCAATCAATAAAAACTTAAATAAAATTATTGATTCGATACAAATCACAATGAAAGAAAAATACGGATATGAATTATCCATAGATGAGTCGCTTAAACAGGGTTGCTTTAACTTTTTTGGCGAATTAAAAGGAGGCGGAGAAAATTATAATTCCGAAGTAGACGCACACATACACAAAGCGGCAATTATTCCGCTAGATTTTTACCAGGATGTACCTTTTGATTTTTTCAACACGCTTCTTGTTAAAACAGTAGAATCAAATCCACTGTACTTCAAAATATATATCCCAAAGAAAATATGGGTGGAAGAGATAGTGGACGGGGACGATTGTTATTTTATAATAGCAATAGATTAAAAAATAAACAAAAAAAAGCCCAGAATATTCTGGGCTTTTTTGTTATGATTAAAAAATATTATTATTCAGATTCTTTCTTTGAAGTTTTGAACCTCTTTCCAGGTTCCGTTGACGCCACAGATCCTCCTCTAACACCAGATTTAGTTTGGGCTGCTCTAACAGCAAATTTCTTGTCCAACTCTACTTTTATACTTATTGTCATTTGATTAAGCACCACTGTATCATATTTGATTTTTTCTATAATTTTGATTGGCCTCTCCTCATCTTTAGGTGTTGGAGCAGGTAAAATTGTAGTACCCGTAATTTTAAGGGATATTTTTCTCCAGGGTTTGTACGCTTCCTCTTTCTGCGTTTGGTTCATTGTTTGATTTATTTCAGATTTTGGCTGAACGTACTTTTTCATTTCTGCAGCAATTGCTTTAGTGTCTGTTGCCGCTGGAACTTCGCCATTTACTACTTTTACTCCGTTAAAATATTCATCTAAAAAATCTTTAGTTGCATCAGCTCTTCCTTTGGAAAGCTTTAAATTGTTAAGATCCGGTCCTTCAGCAGAAGCATAGCCAGTAAGCTCAATAGAACTAACGGTGTTAAAATCAGTCATTATTTCTGTATAAATTTTTTGGCCCCCAGTTGGTGTAAGCTCGGTTGAATTTACTTTAAATACATAGGAGCCTGGATCATTTATAACAAGGGTTTTTGTTATGTTACCTTCGCTTTTACTAGGAACTTTAACCATTCGAATTTCATTTTTATAGAATTCTGTTCCTTTCCCCCTTTTATATCCTTTTACAGGATCCATCGAATATAGAACAAACTGGAATAATGCCATGCCAGCTTTTTTGGTTAATCTTGTTGCTGATAAAGCTCCTTGTAGGGACGCTTTTAAAGGAGCATCGATCGCAGCCTTATTTTTATTGACGCCCTCAGCTTTTCCTACAAGTGGTTTGATCCTACTATTATCTCTCCATTGCTGTATTTCAATGTTATCCGTTGCTTGAGTAATGAAGTAGTTGTTCTGTGCACCAGATCCTTCTATTTTTGTTTTGTCGAATCTTCTATAAAATAATCCTACAAAACCACCAAATTTAGATTTTTGCCCTCTTTCTTCTTTCTCCATGCGGTCAAATTGAGCCTTACCTCTCTTGTTGACTGCTATTACATTTTCATTTCCAAGCTTACCCATGTTAAGGATGTTAACCATATTTAGAAAATCTGTAATTTTCATATATCCATCTTTTTGAGTAAATTTTCCGAATGTTATTTCATTTGAATCTGTGTCTAATATTTTTACATCCTTGCCTATGGGGGTTCCTTCCGTAGTAACTGGAAACATCCTCATTATACACTTATCAAATTCTATTTGTTCTACATCTACGTCAATACTTTCGACATTTAAATATTGTCCGGCTAATTGATCATTGAGGATTGCTCCGAAATAGTTGCTTATTTTTTTTAAGATCGAACCTTTTTCCTCTGATTCACGTGAATCATCATCAAGAATAGTCCGTATATCCGCGAATATTTTTTTTTGATCAGTGTTAAAATATTCACTAAAAAAGGCACTAACTTGAGCCCAGTCCCTAGTTTTTGATGCCTCTTGAATCATCTGATAGGCTTCATTTATAAATTCATTAAATGATAATACTTGTTTTTTCATTTTGTTTTTTATACTTTATATATCTAATTAATAAATTGTTTTCAACCAAAGAAAGAATTTATAGATAGGATATACCTTCTCGATTCGTTATTTTTAAACCCCCCTTTAGGTTCAACTAGGACTATTTTATCTTTCTCAGATTTAAAGTCTCCTTTAGTTCCTTTATTTGGCCCGTCCAGTACAAAGTATCTAGCATTATTAAATAACGTAACATAACCATCAGCAGCTCTTGATTTATAAGTGAAAACTGGAGTCCCTGTTTTACTCTCTCCAAAAGATCCTTTTATTTTAGCAACACCAGGGAATTTTTTTGTAAACCCCTCTTGCTTTTTATCTATCATTTTTAGTAGCTTTTGACTTCCTCCACCAGCTTTAACCATTGTTTTGGTTCCTTTGTCACCTATTTTAGCTATATTCTTTTTATCTGCTGATGTTAACTTGACCTCTTTTTTCGGTATTTCCTTAGGTCCTTGCTTCTTTAATCCAGGTACTGGAGATTTAAGATTAGGATTATCGTTTATTGCTTTGATTATTCCTTTATTTCTTTTCCCCAGGGAAACCATCCAGTTTGCTATAGGTTCTGCAGCTGGTTTCACATACTTATCAATGAATCCTTGTGCACAGTTAGTTAAAGGCTTAACAACATATGAGAGGGCTCCTGCAATTTTTCTAGATATCCATCCATCTGCATTCTTCTGAAATCTTTCTATGGACTTTGATATATTACCAGGCAGATTAAGTAGGCTTTTAATAGCGGATCCAACTGCTGATATACCAGAAACTACAACGTTATAAAGCCAAGAAAAACAAGCGTTACCGATATAGGCTAAGAAATTAATAACTATTTCACCAAATCCCCAAGACCCTGAGGCATCCTCATTTATTCTTTGATCCCATTGATATGAATTGGTTTCACCGCTGTTTGCTAGTACTTCATCTTCTCCGGATTTTTTAGCTGCATCTAAACCTTGAGAAGTATATTTAGCAACCTTAGCACCAGTTCCACCAAGTTTAGCCATAAAAGGTGCTTTTGCGCAAAGTGTTTGGAAGAATTCACCCAGCAAAGCTGAACATCCTAAAGCTTTACCAACTCCAGCCGCTGCAATGCCACCAAATGCTGTTTTTGTAAATTTCTCAGTCCAACCAACTACTGAAGTCTTTAATGCTAATCCGAATCCCCCTGTTCCTGTAGCAGCTTCTCCCGCTGCCATTACAACGTCTCTTATTCCTAGTATTGTACTAGCTGTACCTAATACTATTTTAGCTCCTCCTTTAACAATATTAACAACCTTTTCAGCTTTTCCTACTTCCTTACTAGCTTTAATTATATTGGATCCACCCTCGTAGACAGTAATACCCCCAGCAATCATTAGTAGTACACCGGCTATAGCTTGGCCAGCAACTGGAATAAAGCCAACAACGGTAGCTAATATCTGTAATCCAATACCTATTGCAGTTAGAGGGTTTTCTTTGGCGAAAGCAGCGACAGCTGCATAAATTTTCTTACAGAAATTCCAGACTTTTATTGCTCCATCACTAAGAAACTCCCAAGCTTGCTTTGCCTTATCAGCCACCCAAGAAGCTGCTTTTTTAACTGGTTCAATAACGTATGTTTTTACTGCACTTACAGCCTTTTTTGCTAGATTTTTAGCACCAGCATAAACATTACTGAAGAAATTTCCTACACTACTAAAAAAACCCTCAGTTATAAGCTCTCCCCTCTGCACTGCTTCTAATGATTCTTTCTGTATAAAATGAAGCTGATTGTTTTTGAAGAGTATAACTTTTTGATCGTCCTCCTCTTGATCAACTAGATAATGAATTTTTTCGTTGTCTTGAAACCACTCTTTCTTATTTTCATAAAGAACACCTAGTTCATATGTGTAATATGCTTTTTCTAATAAAAATTCTTTATCCTCAAGGAAAGCACTTTCATTAAGTGTGTTAACCACAGGTGAGAAGAAATCGATAAATTCTTGTACATCCCAAGCGGCAGTACAATCTTCTCTAAGCATTATCATCTGGTTTATCTTTGCCTCTAACAAAGATTCCTGATCGAATGAGTAAGACTCGTCAATTTGGTTAAAATCGTCGAATAGTGACAGGTATCTCATTTTTTATTTTTATTTTAACATTCCTCTCCATCGTAGATCATACCCTCTTCATCATGATGTAATTCCATTGAGGATTTTAAAAATCCATAAACTTCTTCAACATCATCTTTAGAAGTTGCTATATGATCAGTAGCCCATCCGTGTCCGTCACTAAGAAGGGAATCGACTTCTGTGGGATCCATTTGTAATATTTCCTCACACATTCTTTTTATATTAGAAACATTTGCAAAGAACATATAATTATCCATCTCATCGTGATCCTCATTCATACCTCTGAGAGTTTTTGCTAATTGAAGTCTTTTGTAAAGAGTAGCATCTCTTTTACCTAACTGAGCACCTGGCTTTTTCTTGTCCATGTCTTTTCTCATAAGATCCGCTATTTCATCACTTATTTCAGTTTTAGTGATCTTTTCTCCCTCCTTCTTATGAAAATGTCTTCTAAGAGCTCCTGGGTGTTCTATAGCGCTTTTGATCCATTTTTCTTCATTAAGAAACTGATCAAATCTTTTTATTGAGCTCATTTCCATATAATTTTTACATTATATATCACCTTTATTGTTAAATTATCAATTGATACGTATTTTATTTTTTGCTCGGATTAAAATTATAAACTTTTTCAGCATAACCATTGATGCAAGGTCTTCCAGTATTATAACACCCAAAAACTAGCTTCCAATCACCATACTTGTCATGTAGTCTTCTCAAAACCTTCATTGAAGTTTCAACATTAAAATCTATATCAGAAATCAATTGATCCTTCGGTATTTGCTTTCCCCATACAGAATTAGCGGTGCCTGGCATTATTTGCATAGGTCCTAATGCTCCCGCGGAAGATTTTTGCTGAGGATTATAAGACCAATGAAAGGGTCCTTGATATCTTGTTTCTGCATAGGCAATACCCAACGCATACTTTAAAGGTATATCATATTTTTTGGAGTATACCTCGATAGAATTAAACATTTTAACAGCCGTAGGAGCGTTTAAAATAACGCTCCCATGGTTTACATTATAATTTATCCTTTTTATCTCATTAGACTCAAAATATAGCCTTAATGGGACTGTTAAAATGCCTACTAATCCTATCTTTAGCACTAAAGAATAGGTTTTCATGGATTCTGGTATTTAGTTTAAATTACGTTTGCATAAAGATTAAATATACATCGACCTATCGAGTCCTGGTAAATCTCGTAGCTACCATCTGTACGGTCGATAATCATTAGCTCATTTCTTTCGTTTATGGCTACTGATATCTTATCAATCTTTTTGGTTAACTTGGGAATTGAAGACTCCTCTGTTTTTTGCGATTCTGCTTTAATTATCATGTGATAAACATCGGAGCAAACGTATCCTAAAATAAAGATTCCGCCTATTAAGGCAAATTTACCAGCTTTAGTTGCGTAGTTAGTCAAAATGACTTTTATTTCTTTTCTTTCCATTTTTTTTATTTTTAGTTTACCCAAAGGTAAGTAAAAGGATACAAGAAAAAAACGATTCAGTAAAAATGTTTATTTTATGATATTATGTCGGTGTGACATGTTGATTTAAGCTCTTCTGGAATACCCTTAGCAGCATCAAAGAAAAATTTAGGAACTTTACCACATTTCTTACAAGTAATTACCTCGGCAGGCATAAGCTCTTCTTTCCCAGAAGGGCTCATAAGTGGGGACAGTCTTTTAAAAAGCATGGATGATTCCCATAACATATTACCTCCCTCGCATTTAATCCAAGGCGTAGAACTAAGATCTACTTTTAGTGTTTTTTCTTCCATCTTATTTAAAATATTAATGATTTATATTTATCTGCTAGTGTGTCCCATTTAACTATAAACAGATCTCGATAAATTTCAATAGACTCTTTGTGTATTTCTTGATTTCTTTCATCCATTACAACATTTATACACTTTATAAGATCCCTTACAAATTCAATAGACTCCTTTTTAAGACAATCAAAAAGAATGTTTCTGCTGTCGTCACTTTCGTAACAAAAATATGCTTTGAAGAAACCATTAGATTCATTATCCTGAAGTATATGAGCCTCTGGCTTTGATATCCATAAATCAAAACCATTAAAATCGTGGTTTTTAGAGTAATCCATTATTTTGTCCCAATTATAGTACCTTTTGTGAAATGACATAATCTAAAAAATATGTCTTTTATATGGATGTTGGTTGGTTAAGTTTCAATTAGAACAAACCAAAGCGGCTTAACATAGAAGCACCCTTTTTAACCTCAGGATCTAATACATCGTTAGGGTCTGGCATCATGACAACGATCTGGGGATTCGTTGATGCTATCTGTAAGAGTAAATTACTATATGAATCCAGATCGCCAGAAACATAAGATTTACATAGTTTGTTTGCATCTTTTACTGGAACATTGAACTTGTAAACAAGTAAATCCTTCATAAGATAACTTATTAAATAGCTAAGCTTTAGATTTAAATCCTCCTCAGTATACATGGGCTCTGATATCTCCATATTGGAGCTAAGAATAGGTGTTTTATGTCCAAGTTCCCTTCTGATATAACCATTAGGCTGTATTATCAAGCCATAATTAAAATCCTTAATGGAAAATCTTAGAATCCCCTTTTTCCTTCTAGCTTCGCTTGTATCTACATAAGCTCCAAGCTTTTCTAATATTTTAATTAAAGGATTATTATTTAAATCTAAATCGGAGAAGGGGTTTAAAACTGGTATATCTTCCTTTACCACTTTTCTTAAAGAATCGAAAATTATATAGATTATCCATCCTAGATTTTCATCAACACCCCTTGTTGTAAAATGCAATTTTTCCCCACTAGACATTATCCTGTAGTCAACATCCTCGATAGGGGTGTAATTTCCCTCTTCGATTTCTATTCTTTTCTTTATATCTTGGTGATACATTCCAGTTGAATAGTTCAATCCTAAATCCTTATAAAAATTCTCTATTAATGTAAGGTCTTTAAGATTATTAGTATTTGGTACGACTTCTCCACCTATATAATTAACAAACGGAAACAATATCTTTCTACCATTTATAGTAAAATAAATTCTATCTCCTTCAAGGGTTATGGAAAAATTTCTAAGTCCTATAACCTTGGAGAGAATATTCTTTTGAGCACCATTAATAAAGAAGTCCTTAACAGCTTTAGGTAATTCATTAAATTGTGAATAACTCTCATTTATAAACTGATTAAAATTCATTATTTTCATAGTGTACAATGTTTTAACAAAGGTACAAAAATACCACCAATCAAAAAATGTTATTTAAGGGTTAATAGATATTTAAGTTTAGAAACTGCTGCTATTAACTCATCAATAAGATTTTGTAAATCTGATTCTTTTAACATTCCTCTTAAGTTATCTAGACATTCTAGCATAGAATTAAGCCAAGAGTCGCACTCAACGTTTTTAAAACTTATAAACTCACATTCACACCCGAAATCTATTCTTCCGTGATATCCTTGATATGATTCTACTAAAGCATCTAAGCCTTCATCAATACTTACATATGTAGATCCGAAGGCATTATGTTCAGCATATGATTCTGTACCCCAGTGCATTATTTTAAGCTGTGCTTGGAATAAAAGAAGGTTTATGAAATGATCATCAATATCAGATGATGATCCTAAAGATTTGGTTTTTCTTGTAACCATATCTAGGTCCATTTTTAATTCTGTTCCTTTGTCTTTGAATTCGTCGAAAGTCATTTTTTTGTTTTATTTATTTTTAAAATCCTAGATCCCCTAAATCTGCAGCAGTGTCTATATTAGGTAAAAGATCTTTTATTCTGTTATATATCCCCACATTAGATTTTCTAAGTTCGTCTGCAGCTTTAAATGAATCTTCAGATTCTCTGAAGTATAAAACTACATAATTTGCCATTCTCTCAGGGAGTGGAATATTTTTAAAATATTCCATATTATGGATAGAAAATATCTTAATAAAATTAAATATTCTTTTTCCTAGATCAGTAGAGAATTCAATTCCTTTATAAAGATCTGAAGCCATTTTGAAGTTTTTATCCAGCTCATTAATAACAAGATCGTCCACTCCTAATGAATTATAATAATTCTCCTTAGTGTATTTTTTTAAATAGTCTAGATATTTTAATTTTTGAATATTACTAATATTAGAAGGTAAGAATATTTCGTTTATCACATTCTTTATAGATTCATGTACAGCAGAAGCTATAGCTTCTTTAACTTCCATTGTTACTGCAGAATTTACTGGAGGTATTCTTTTTATTTTTTCCTCTAGGAAGTTTTTTATAAACCAAGCTACACTTTTTGTACCTAGACTAGAATCCATGCTTATCTCCTTGTTAAAATTGAATGATGTTAATAATCCATCAGGGAATGGTGTTTTTTTCTCAATGTCAAATGAATCAATTACACTACTAGGAGGATTCATTTCTAATATAGAATTTGTGTATGCTTTATAAGCACACCATCTAACAAAATCTTTATCCTCGTTACACTTAGCTTCACCTCTTAATGAAAACTCAAGATGCTTTTTATAATCTTTTCTTAAAAAAAGATCATTGTAGTCAAATTTACCATTTTCGAATAATTTAAAGCTTACTATTTTTTTCATCTACTTACTTTTATTTTCCACCAGCTATACCTGCTAAAGGAACATATAATACCTTACCAAATGGAGGATTATTGTATAGTTTAGGCGAACAAACAAACCATATTGTCTTCTTAGCATATTTTCTAATGTTATACATGCTAGGATCTGGCATATCTGCATTAGTATCTGTAAAATAAACAAATACAGAAGGAATGATCTTCTCTTTTTGTAACCAAGCAAAAGGAGGTATTAATCCATCAACTATACTTTTTAAAAATTTCCCGGTCCATCCGAAAAATCTTTTTGCATAGTCTTTAATTGCTGAAACGAAACCTTCATTTATACCTGAAGGACTGTATGACTCATTAACAAAATCGGAGAAATTTTTTATTCTTTTAAACATCTTTACTTTTTTATATATCTTATGTATCCAACTAGAAGCATAAAAAAACATTAAAAAAATAATATACAAAGAATTAAAAAAGAGCTCTAACTAGTAAAAGATTAGGAGAAAGTGGGGTATATCCCATAGCTTCAATGAATCTATTTATTGGATCCAGGATAACACGATTAAACTGCTCGTCAAAATCGACCGGGGGAGCAAACTCGTAGGGATAAGAACCATTAAGATATCCGAATACGTTATTCTCCCTTTCTTTGTTAACTTTAACGTAATAGTATTTTATCTTCTCCGAGGATCTTATCAAGCTGTACTTTGCTTTGTGTTTAGAATTATTCAAGATATAGTTATGATACCCAGCAGCTCTAACGTGCATTGGACATCCCTTAGCAACTTCTAATTTACTTGTATCATTTACTATGAAATTTTCTATATTGTTAACTGAAGTACCTATTGATATTTGATCTGGACTTTGTACTTTGAATTCATTCTTGATATCCTTCAGTATCTTTACAAATTCCCTAATATCAAACCCTTTACCCTTTTCAAATATGTGTCTAAGAAGGAAAGTAAGTTTTTCCCTTGCAAAAGGAGCAGTACCTCCTTGAGCTAGTTCTATACCGGTTGATTTAATTTTAGATAGCTTGGGAAATAGATCCTTGTTTGGGTCTTCCCAAGCTATGTGAAGTACGTATTTCTTTTTTCCTAAGAATATACCTGCATAAGATAAACTTTCCAGTTCAAAGTCTTGATAGTTCTCAGTATTCCATTTTTTAGCATAGATGTCATAGCACTTCTTTATATAGTCCTTAAGTCTATAGTCATTTAAATTTTTTACAAAATCAAAAGGATCATAATCAAATTCACAAGAATCCATAACAGCACCAAGATTTATGTAATTGGAATTATGAACTAAAATGTGATTAGCAAAGAAAGTTTGATTGTCATATCCCTCCTCGTCAATCTCTAAATCGTAAACATAATCATTCTCGAACTCACCAATACATTCACACGATTTAATCTTTTCAAATTTTGATTGGTACTCTATTTCTCTATACATTGTTTAATTATTTTCTTGTAAAAATCCTCGTTATCTTTGTTTTTATAATAGTCGGATTCCCAAACTACTATAGTTTTTATTGCTTTATATTTTTCAAGATTTTGAATTCTTTTTTTATCCCTATCCCAAATTTCAGAAACCTTATGAATCCTAGAAAATTTAATTAGTGCCTCAGGATCTTTATATTTTTTTGGATTAGCATGGTAATAATCACTGAAAAATTCTATACAAACATTTAATTCTTTAATAAAAAAATCGAGATAATAAACATTTCCGATTTCTTCTATTACAACTTCAAATTCGAAATTTTTATTAAAATAATAAATTTCAAATCTATCTTCAAGAAGATTTTCAATTCTAGCAAAAAATTCTCCCGCTGGTTTAGAATTTACAACACAGTTAATGCCTTTTAGCTTACCTTGTAGCATTTCTTTAAAAATTCTTCTACCTATCTCCTCCCCGTGTTTTTCTAAGAACCAAGAAATTGATTTTCCGTTGACCTTTTGTTTTTCTAGGTATTCATTAAAAATGCGGACCCCCTTCTCTTCCCCATATTTTTTAATCATATTTTTAAGAGTAACTGCACGTGATTTATTAAAATCGTTGAATTCTTTTTCTCCCCACCCATATTTTTCTTTCTTGTATTCAAAAGTATTTGTTAGAGATTGTAATTTTCTATATCTTTCCCATCTTTTTAATCCCTCTGATTCTCCATATTTATTAGTTAAGTTTTCTAGCGTTACTGCAGTGGTTTTGGTAAATTTTTTAGCCTCATATTCTGGAATATCAAAAGCGTATATAGTAATTTTATTCATCACATTGAAAACTCTGGATCGATTCATTTTAAGATATTCTGGGAACTTCTTACCAATACAATCCCGACAAACATTTAGATAGTAAATACTATCCTCTATTTTTTTATATGTTTTACAAGAGGTCATAGTAGGATCATAATATAAAGAACCTTCCCTAGAAACTCTAATTACCGAATTCTCATAAAATATAGATCCACCACAGTCCTTACAAAAATGCTTATCCTCTATATGAGTTTCTAAAAGATCCCAATTTTCACGGGTTCTTTCTTTATTATACCTTTTAACCAACGACTTCAATATTTGCGTCTCCATATAATATTTTTTATATATTATATATCAGCATCAACTGATAAAATTTTATCAGTTTCTAAATTTATTTCAGAAGGCTTAATATGAATTTTTTTACCGAATCTAAAAACAGTCAAGGAGTGGTCATTAGTTACTATAGCTTCTTTACCAGATTCTGTAGTTATTTTCCATTTAGGCTTTCTTACTTTGTGTCTTATTATTTTTTTTATCGGGGAATATCTTAATTCTTCATCAATTGAATTAAGCGAGAAAAACCCTTTTGTTTCTATAATATGATTACCCTTATCGTCTAATAAAATATCCTCCGATTCAGCTAATTCATTAAAAAATTCCCCAATTTCAATTTCTTTTTTTTCACCCAAGTTATTCATTATCATTATCTTAGATCTGGAAAAAACCGAATCAGTATCCCCGTAGACAACAAAATCTAAATTTAGAGGCCTAACATTAGCGACCCCCATTTTTTCGTGTAATTCACTATCAAGGTGCCACATCTCGGTGAAGTACTTGTTAATTATCTTCTCAGCAAATCTCCATATGTCCTGTCCTTGTAGAGTTACACTTTCTGCTACATCGGGATTGAAAAGTGCAAAGTACTGGTTTCCTGTCGCTCCATATATACTGTTAAGAGTTAATTTAATACCTTGTTCAGTGTTATAAAAGTCGGAGGATTTTTGTTGATATTCCTGCAGTTTTTTATTGAGCTCTTCCAAGCTCATTGACATGTAATCTACTTCTTCCATATTATACCTCTACTAAACCTATTGCTATTATAGAATCTGATTCCGTTGATTTAACTAATATTCTATTGTCATGAAAGTGTATCTCCGAATTTTCCTGATCTATATAAGAGAATTGGTTTTTGTAGATTGTATAAACACTAGAGCTAGAAAATCCATTAGGCTTTTTGCCTTTTATTAAATTGTATTGGAATGAATTTCCTCTGATAGTCACCCCGTTTTCTTCGATATCAAAATTTAGTAGTTCTTCAGAGTTAGATTCTATTCCCGTTAATAAAGATACTTTTTGGAAGTTTTCTTTTGATATTTCAAAATTAACTTGCGATCCTTCAGTTGAATGTATCTGTCTTTGTATATTATCGTCTATATAAGCAAGTAAACTTATATCTGCACACTTAACAAATATGTTTAATGATGAGGAAGAGAATTTTAATCCCGTTGCGATTAGATCTGAATCATAAGACTGGGAATCAACTGTCAAGTTAAGTTCTTCTTCCGGCCCAAAATATTTAAAAACATCGATTAACTTACTTATCTCAAGAATACCTATTTTTAATCTATTTGGAGGAAAGTCTCCCTCCAGTATTTCATTGATATCTACGCTCACATATTTTAAAACAGATTTGTCAGGGGTTCTAACTTTAGCAAATAAATTTCCTCCTTCTATTTCTAAAGGAACGCTTTTGTCTACCAATTTTAATTTTTTAAGGAAAGACATAAAATTGGTAGGATTAGTAATCCTAAAATTCAAAGTTGCTTGTTTCTTACTCATTTTCTATATTTAATTCGTTTTCTTGTTCTACTTCTTCTATTATTTCTTCTTCTGGATCAAATATTCTTATTCCATTATGAAATTCTTCTTTTACTTCTCCTAAGAGTGAAGTTGTTCTTGAAGTCGTTTTCTTTTTTAATAAAGAATTTTCTTTTTCAACAACTTTAACTCTATCCCTTTGTTTCTTTATTTCTTGGTTCTTAATCTTTATATCGGATTTTATGGAATTAATTTCTTCTTTTGTCTTAATTATTTCCTCTTTTGTTAGCTTTATTAAAGATATGGATTCTAGTCTTCTGGATATTTCCTTTTTATAACCACTAAGAAATGCTGAAACCTCATCATCACCTCTCTTCTTTTCCTGCATAAAAATAAGAAATTTAACCTTGGCTTCCAAGAATTCTAATTCATCGTCAAGATAAAGTAGATCCCTCTCATATCTTTTTAAAATAGTTCTTTCCCTGTGTACAATGAAGTCTTCTAAATAATCTTCTATACAATCATATTCCAAGACTGATCCGTCCCGCACGAAAACTATATTTTCAGTAACTATCTGTTTTGTTTCTTTAGCTATTAGATCTGAGACTTCCTTAAATTCCTGATCTGTGCATCTAAACTTTATCGTGATCTTAACTTCATCAGTTGAGAAATTATCCATCTTGTAATTAAGGGATTTTCTTTCCAGAATGTTGTTGAGCCTAATAAAAAAAGATTCATATCTCTGAAGGGGTGATATAGAGTTTATCTTGAATGTTCTAGTTGTAACATCTATTTCAGTGTCCCCTTCTATAAGCCAAGCAGATTTAAGAGAATCCATTTTTGTTACCTTTCCTTTAAATCCTCTAAAATATGGTTTTAATTTCTTAGATTTATTTCCAGTTAAGTATGCAACTATGTCTTCAGGCTTTCGGGGAAGCACATTAGACTTATATCCAACTGCTATCCCAACAATGTGAGTGGAAAGACCCACAGGATAGTCAACATGGATCCAATCAAATCCACCCTCCTCATTGGGAACATTTAGATCCTTATATTTTTCTATTATATCTTTGTATTTACTGGAGATCTTTACCTGAGTATATCTAGGAGCTGAAGGTACAGGATTAACTGGACTTCCAAAAAATCCATCACCCAATAATATCTGTTCAGCACAAGAAAAAGGTCTCGCAAGTTTGGATATTGCTTGAGCCATTGATGAATTATGACAAACTATTTTCGAGTCACCTATGATAAAATTGTGATATTTTTCTACAGTAATATCATAAAAAGCAGAAGGGGATTCTAACTTTATCCTATTAATTTTCTTTATCCTCATTTTTTATAAACTATTTTATCAAATTCATTTATCTCCTTGATTAATTGGTCCATTGTAACCGAGCATTTACTATTTTTTTTACGATTATCCCCGAAATTAATAATCTCAAGATTACATATATGTCCTATTATTTCTGGAGATATACCATCTATAAATCCTTTAGATCTTGAATATCTATGATCAACTGTAAGCCATTCAGATTGTTTAAGATTTTTAGAATCATTTATCTTTTTCCATATATCATTGCCAAATTTAATTGTAGAAAACCTTTTCATTTGACTCCATGTAATATTATAAACGTTCTCGTCATAAATATTTTTTAAATCCATCGTTTCTTTAGGAGCCCAAAATCCATTTTTTTCTGCAGTTGATCTTTTTTTATTTTTTATATAATCAACCTTAGAAAGATTAATATATCCATATTTTTTAACCCATGTTTCCTTAAGCTTATTTAAAACATCATCTCTAGAAAAAACATTATTGACAACATATTTCTCATATAAAGATTTCTCCATATTCTTTCTTGATATTGAATTCCTAGATAAATTATGATTGGATCCAGTAGTTAAAAAAGTAGAATAATTTTTCATTGCTAAAGAACATTCCTTAGAGCAACACATACTAAAATTTTCATATTCTTTCCCGCAGATGAAGCACTTATTCTTATACCTATCTTTATAACTAGAAAGGGAATTATAAAATTCGGGGTATTTCTCGTAATTTTTTTTCCATACATTAAAAGACTTTCCCTCGTTTTGTATTTTGAAGAATTTATCCCGAGATCTACATTTTGTTGTGCAATACTGGTTAAGATTTAGATCTGACTCAAAATCATTCCCGCACGATTTACATTTCTTTATCATCATGGATGTTTATATTTATATATCCAGCGTGATGATAAAAATCTTTTATATCCATTCCCTCCTCAAGATCCTCGGCCTTAATCCAAGTAGAATTTACATAAAAGGGATGATTCCTAGTACATTTAATTATTTCGCAACTCTCTAATTCGAGCTCAATTAATTCGTCATTAATTTGTCCTATCCTAGGTGAATGACCAACTCCAAAAGTCTTTTCACCTGTATCTGTATCTATACAAGAAACTAAAAGATCACAACCCGGATTTTTATCGTACCAGTCTTCTATTCTAATCTGACCCCCATCTGCCAATTCTATTTTTGTATCCCCAGAAACGCAGTCTCCGTGATGATATAGGCCAGTACTAAAAACCCCACCTATAACACCAACAGTTTTTTTAAAAATGCTTGGGGAATTCTGAAGAATTAATCTTTGTACAGGGGTTAGTGCATCGTAGAAATTCGGGATGCCCCTGCTTTGAATAACGTATAATGCGTACTTACGGTAATCCTGATTTATCTGATCTGAAATTGTTATCCTTTTGTCCACCTAAAATATTTTCGCTGATGAAAATTATACTGGAATACCGGATTAAAGTTTCTATTCCTCGCTGAAACCGACCTTTCTTACGTCTTTCCCAGATCTGTTTTGGGCAACAGGTTGTTGTTCTTGTTGAGGACTATATGGTAAACCGATTATTGCAGACTTTAATACTTCCTCTGGTATGTCGTCCAGTTGGATTAATCCATATAGGAATTTTGAGGCATTCATCGATTCCTTTTCAGCTTTAGATATAAATTCTTGCCATTCAGTATAATCAGAAAATACTTGGCATCCTGCTGACCAAGGTCCTATACAAACTCCTACGCCTTTAGTTGATGATCTATGTATTTGCATTCCGCAGCTTTCAGTGTATGTTTCAGCTGGTTTATATGTTTCATATTTAGTAACCCCTATAGGATATCGGCCTACTTTAATTTTTTCGGCCTCCACCATCATCTTATATTTAGTTTTTCCTCCCAATGTACTTTCCTGCAATACATAAAGAGTATCCCCGGGTAGCTTAATACCTACACCTTTAGGATTCATAGGCTTTTTACCATAGTAAGCTAAGCTAGCAACTGTTGTTATTTGATAGGGTTCAATTTTATCCCCCAAGTCTGACGGGGGTGTTGGTCCAGTAGTTCCGGTAGCACCAGATTGTTGTTGTGAGGGAGATTTAGTATTGTCCTCGCTATCCATATCAACTTTCCCAGTTTTAGGTTTATCATCGACCAATCCAAGTTTCCTACCTACCCAGTTAGCTGCTTGTTTTCCTTTATCCCAAGCTCCTTTAAGAAATCCTCCTATTCCTAAGATATCCTCGTATAACTCTAAGAAATCATTCTCTGATATTTCTCCTGACTCTAAAAGATCCCTATTTTTAATTAAAAATTCTCTTTCTTCATTCATCCGAGAAAAATCCTCAAATGTCCAAAGTCCAGATTCAGAAACAGTTTCTAATTCCGTTATTCTTTGTTCTATGTAGTTGTAAAGGGACAGAGATTCATTTTTCTTTTGCTGCATAAAACCAGACGATGCTCCAGTAGCTCCCGTAGCTCCTGTAGCGCCAGCACTTTCGGTTCCATCTTTTGCATTACCTGGTATGAAATATAAGGCATCACAAAATCTATCTTGATTTGAGCTTTCTTTTTTTGTTGCTATTCTATTTCTTATACCAATTATTACCGCTCTCTTCTCATTTAGTTCGTTTATAACTCTCGTATAGTCACCAACTTTTTTCTCTTGTAAATAGTTAAGAAGCAATTTAATAGTCATTACAGAGAGAGGAGTCTTCTCTAATTTATATGGATCAGATACTCCGCATCCTTTGTAAGGTAAAGATTCTTTTACTTCTTTAGTTTGATCGATATAACTATCAACCCCGCCGCTTCCTCCTATACCACCAAAAACAGATTGTACTATATTTTTTGCGATCCTCGACTTTGCTTCCCTTTCAGTTTCTGGTCTACCTAGATTTCCTGAATCCGAAGATCCCGTGGCTCCGGTTATTCCGGTTTCTTCTTCATTTAAAAATTGGCTAAATGATAATACTTTTCTTTCCATAATGTATATATCAAAACCTATCCTTTAGATTTATTTATCAGGATTGACATTATTATAGATATAAATGACACTATACCAGATCCAATAAAAGAAATTAATAAGAAATCGAATCCTATTTTGATTTCATTAAGATAAAAATAAAGGCCACCCACACTTAAATCATTAAACATAAAGTATAAAATCATAGATGACCAAAAGGAAGTGCACTGGTAGCAATTAAGCATATCTCCAAAAAAAGGAGCGTTTATAAGAAGCCAATTTCTAGTGGGTTCCATTATTTTGGATGCTACTAGTATGTGAGTTAGTCCCCAAACTGCAAGTATATAAAAAAAGAAATTCGTCATTAGTTAAATTTATTTAAACATATCATACTCTCTTAACTCCTCCATGAATCTTATCTCTTCCTTATTAAGATCAGAAGGAATCTTTACATTTATTTCCACTAAGAAATCTCCTCTGCCACCGTATCCCATATTAGGTATTCCTTTTTGAGAAAATTTAAGGATAGTACCAGGAATTGTACCAGGAGAAATAATAGCTTTCAATTCTTCCCCGTCCGGCATTTCAACATCTATATTAGTTCCAAGAACAGCGTCTATGAAGGTTATTTGTTTTGCTGATATAAGATCAATCCCCCTTCTCACAAAATTTTCATCTTCGATCTCGCTTATCTTCACATAAAGATCCCCCGGTAATCCGTTTCCTTTACCGTCGTTTCCTTTATTTGCCACTACAAATTGCATTCCATCCGAAGATCCTGCGGGTATGTTTATATCAATTAAATCCTCCTCCGCTATCAATCCTTTTCCTAGACAACTCATACAATATTCTAGTATGGTTTTTCCGTTACCTCTACAAACATTACAAACTGTAACAGAATTGATCTGCACAAATCCATTGGTTTTATTTATTGTAATTTGTCCAGTTCCATTACATGCACCACAGGTTTGAAAAGATCTACTCCCCTCAGCTCCTGTGGCTTCACAACATTTACACTTTCTATCTCTCTTTAATTTGATTCTCCTTTCAACTCCGTTTAACACATCCTCGAGCGTCACTTTTAGTGTGATACTAATGTGTCCTCCTTTAGGATCTTGATGAAATTCGGGATCATAGTGACTTGCAAAAGGGTCTTTTTGATTCCAGCTATTAAAATTTTCAAAGCCGCCAAAGAAATGATCTTTAAAATTTCTTTTATTATCATATTCTCTCCTTTTAGTAGGATCCCCTATGTTTTCATAAGCCTCAGTAATTTTCTTAAACCTTTCTTCCGCTCCTTGATCCCTGTTTCGATCCGGATGGAATTTCTTAGCCATTTGTCGGTAAGCTTTCTTTATAGACTCCTGGCCGGCATTTTCTTGGACGCCTAAAATTTCGTAGTAATTAATCAACTTTAATGTTTTTTAAAAGAATAAAAAATACAAGAAATTATTTTGGAAAACTCTATCAGAAATAAAAGAGCATAGATAAAAAACCCGCTAGCTAAAGCAAGAGCCATAAAAGATATCCTTTTTAATAACAATAACATAAGCATTAATCCGTATATTTTTTATTGAGCTTTTTCATAAATGAAACAATAATTTTAGGATCTGTTAATTCATCTATTGGATAACCAGATTCTTTTAGCTCTTCGTCCAGATCTATCTGGGGGTAATTTTCTTTTATACCTTCCACGACAGACATGAGATAAATCTCATTTTCCGGGCTCCATTTAGATTTAGATAAATCTATTTCTTCTATTCCTTCCATTTCTCCAAATATTTTAGTAAGGCAAGATCTTTCATCTTGACCTCTAATTCTATATCGAAAACTCGATCATAAGTTTCTATTTTACTCCAAATCCAGTCGGAGTGTGCTACCTCTTTAGCACTAGAATCTTCATAAAGTTTTCTAGAATCTGAAAAATGAGTTAAAGCTATTGTATTTTCAGGCCAGGTTGATATACAAAGATCTAAAGCTTCTTCTTCAGATATCTCGTCTGGATTACATTTATGATGTAAAAAATCATATGTTATAGGAATCCCCGACTCTTTATATATCATATTATATAAATCAGTAGGAGTGAATTGGCTTTTCTTATCGTCATTTTCAACAACCAACCTCTTCTTTACACCATCAGGAAGTAATTCGAAAGATTTTAAAAATCTTTTAGCAGCATCTTCCTTGGAAGGCTTAGTTGTGTTTATGTGTATGTTTATTGGATACTGATGACTTCTTTCTAATCCCATTAGATCCATTATCTCTGCATGTTGTCTGAGTTCCTTTATCGATTTTTCAACAACAGCAGGATTTTCTGAAGCAATTACACAATAGGGGGATGGGTGGAAACTTAGTCTCTGGTCCATAGCCCTAGCTATATCTCCAGCTATTTTAAGATTAAGATTTATAATTTCGTAGTCCGGTAGATCAGATATTGCATATTCAGACATCCAAGGGAACATATCAGAACTCATTCTATACATTCCAATTCCACTTTTGGCATTAAAATTTATTACTCTTATAAGATCTTCTGTGTTCTTTACGGCAAGTTCAGAGACGTAAGGAAGTCCTTTTTCTAGAAACGTCTTTTTTACCATTCCTCTGTTTGTTGTGACTTTTTCTTTTTCTAATGAAAGACAAAGACAACAATAACCCATTCTAGTATTATATTTCATACTATAAAGCTAAATTAAAAATTCTTAAGAGATTGGATGATTTTGAATCTTTCCCTGGCATTTAAGTCGTCGATGTTTTCTTTCCCTGTTTCTCTTCTAAGAAGTTTCTTAAATTTAGTAGGATTTGCAGAAGCGCCAGATTGATCTGCAAATTGTCTAACATCCCTCCTGGAAGGAATTAGGTCAACCACCCATGCTTTTATAGGTATATTATATTGGAGAGCCAAGTTAGCGACTCTGTTTCCAGAGAATAGATAATAACTTTCTTCCTCTGATGTTCTAGTTTCTCCGAAGTTTATAAATTTTATTACGATCGGAGCAGGTAAACTTATAGATCCGCTTTTCTTTAATTCTTCGGTTGTTTTTATAAGTACATCGCCATATGCTCTTCCGTATGCTCCGTTTACGATGTTGTCGTATTCATAAACCATAAAGTTCTGTATACTCTTAACATAAAAGCTCCCTTCAGAAACTATTGGAATATCTTCAAAGTGACCGCTCCGAAAAGGCTCTGAAATATACTTATAAAATTTAGTTGCTCTTGGAGATGTTTTACCAATGTCCTTGTTTCCTATAGTTATGTTGTGTTGATAAAACTCTAATTTTGCTTTATCATCATAGTGATTAATCTCCTTAGCTAGGTCTGGCTTAGTCCAATTTATCTTTAGGTTCTTTCTAGAACTAGTAGAAGGAGAGCTTTGAGGAGTTTTAGCTCCTACGTTTTCTTGCTCACTAACAAAATCTTTTAACCTTAAAATCATCTTTGTATATATCTACTTATTGTTAGATAACTCTACTTAACATTTGAAAGCCATTTTTTTCTTAATTCTGAGGAATCGCCAAAAGCCATTTCTAGTTTTTCTTTACTGTCCCCGCTTTCTTCAATTGATATGAGTGTTTTATCGCTCATTACCCATTCCCAATCATCCAATGATAGAGATCCTAGTCCTTTTAGATACCTAATATTTCCACTGGGTTTTGCTTTTTTGAATTCATTCATATCCCAATAGTATTTTCTTTTCTTAGAATCCCCAACAGAAACTAAAGGGATCTTTAAAAAACTAAGTCTCTTTGATCTTATAATCATAGGAAACCATTTGTAGAAAAGATTTATAAGCAGAGATGTGATATGAGATCCGTCAGGATCCGGATCTGTAGCTATAACAATCCTTTTATATCCCACGGCCTCTATGTTTCTAGCAGTAGGGTCAAGACCTAATATTTGCATTAGTTCTAATATCTCCTTATTGTCAGATAAATCTCCTATATTCTTACAGTTCTTTATTTTTCCTTTTAGCGCATATACCCCGTCTTCTTTAGGATTTCTTTTTTGGAGTATAGATCCCATCGCAGATAATCCCTCAACTATAAAAAGATTCTCAGCTAATGATTTCTGCGCTGGAAAATATTTATGTGAATGTTTTAAATTAACCTTCCTTTTTTCTGCTCTTAATTTTTTTACATACCCATCATTCTTTCTCTCTTCCACTTTTTTTAAGATCCTTTCAAAAATTTCGGTTTTGAAAAATTCCTGGAGTTTAGATCCGAATTTGTTCATAAGAAGATTTTCTATCTCTTCTCTTGTTGTTACAAACCTAGTTTTGTTCTGGTCTCCAAATTTAACATACTTAGGGGGAAGATTCAAAACAATCATTGCGTCATAAAAATGATGCCCTAATGTATCTTCCAACCTAGAGTTTATGAAATCATTTACTATCTTCTGGTGTATTCCAGTGCACATAGCGGAATTAACAAAACTAATAGATCCAGATCCCTCATACTTTTCCCAAATGGTTATCTGTCCTATATCAGTGTTAATCTTAAAAGAATCCTCTGGTAAAAAGCTACAATTAAGATCTATTTTTTCACCATCCCACAAAAGCTCTAGATTTAGATTGGAAAGAATATGATCTCTTTTTATAAGATTATATTTTAGTATTAATGAGGATCTTAAAATTTCTAAATCCCATTTATAATTTTTAAATAAACTTCTCAGGGGTTTAAACTCTATAGAAGTACCCATTTTATCTTTTGGAGCTTTTTTTCTAATTATTGGTTCAGTTCTTACAAAATCCTCCCACTTTTGTTCATAATAATGTGTGTCATTTACTGTAACTATAGAAAATTCCTCAGATAAGCAGTTACAGAGTGCAGATCCTAACCCATTGTTTCCTATAAGCGATTCCTCTATATTTTCATTATTAAAATTGGAACCAGATCTTAACATAGATACAGCAGTTTCTATATTAGATCTACTAGAATCCTTATTAATCGATGCACCTTTATAAAATCCATTTCCCGTATCAGTAACCTTTACTTTATTGGATTTGCTATCGACCAATATTTGGATTTTTTCCATTTTCCCCTTCATTCTTTTAGCTTCGTCTAATGAATTATCTATTATTTCATTAAGAATTTTATACATTCCTATAGACATCTCCTTAGGCTCAATGTAAATAGCATTATTTTTAATTATAGGAATCTTCTCTTCGGTTTTAATAACGGACCCCACATATACATGGCTTCTTTGTCTAACATGATCTTTTTCAGAAAGGACTCTAATTTCCTTATTCTTTTCTTCCATCAATTAATATTTATCTATTAGATTTATATGATATATATATCAAAAGTTTCTCTGCTTCTAATGGATATATAAAAATATAATATCCATTAGCAGATATGAATAAATCAAACATAGAATTAGAAAAATTTTTAATAGATCTTCCACCAAAATATAAGGAGGAGTTAAGAATTATAATAGAAAAAGAATCTCCTAAAACCGGCCAATCCATTAATAAGATATTATCAAAATTTAGAATGGACAAAGGATTTATGAAAGTTGGAAAATTTACTATTACATACTGGGAACAAAGAGGATGGAGTAGAGAGGATTCCTTGTTGAAAAGGCAAGAAAATCGTGTAAATAATATACCGAACGGAAGTCCTATGCAAATAGATTACTGGAAAAATAAAATAAATCCTAAGACCGGGATCAATTACACCAAGGAGGAAGCAGAATATAAAATAAAATCACAAAGAAAATTTAATATTGAATATTGGATAGAGAGGGGGCTATCTGAAAAAGAAGCAATTTTAAAAATAAAAGATACACAGAAAGAAAATTCAGCCAAAAGGAAAAAATATCATGGGGTCACTTGGAATCAATATGAATACTGGATGAAAAAAGAAAAAATATCCGAGGAAGATGCAAAGAAAAAAGTTTCAGAATTACAGAAAACTTTCGATCTAGAAAAAATAATTAAGAAATATGGAAAAATAGAGGGCACGATAAGATATGAAAATATGTGTAAAAATCTAAGTAATTCTCAATCTCTTAATGGATTTATAAGCAGATACGGACAAGAAGAGGGAAATAAAAAATACACAGAAACAATAATTAAAAGATGCTCCAATACATACACATCTAAGGAATCCCTAATTCTATTTAAAAAAATATACAAAAAAATTAGAAGGTATTTACAAATAAATGAGATATATTGGGGGATATCAGGATCTAAGGAATATTTTTTATATGATAAGGATTCAAAAAAAATATTTTTTTATGATTTTACTATACCAAAATTAAAAATAATTATAGAATATCACGGAAAAAGATACCATCCCAATCCCAAATGGGAAAAGAATAAATGGGACAAATGGAATTTCATGGGATTAAATGCAGAGGAAAAAAGAGATCTTGATGTTTATAAAAATAAAATAGCGGAAAGATTAGGATTTGATGTAATAGAAATATTTTCTGACGATTCTAATGAAAAAACAATAGAATTAACAATTAATAAAATCATAGAAAAAATTAAAAGTAATCAAGAAATCACATAAGCCTATAAATTAAACCCTCATTGATTCTATTTTTCTTGCATGTACCTCCCATAAGTTCAACTACAGTATCAGCATCCTCGTGTTCGAACCGCTCGCACTCATTAAGCTCGCAAGGATTACAGTTATGATATATTTTTTGTATCTTACCCCCTTTTATGAATATAATATCCAAAGGTATTAGACATCCTTTCATATGAAAAGATCTATGTCCAGGATCATTAAACTTAAAAAGCATCCCCTCATTTTCGAGGAGATGCTCTCTTTCTGAAAGCCCTTTTGGAAAGTCTTTGCAATCTTCTAATATGAAAGTATGGTCTCCGATTTTTGCTATATAAAAATCATCAAAATCCATATGTTAGTAAGTGCTAAATTATTTAACGTAAGCCTCGTCAATCATATCAGGTGTTAATTCTACAGTAACATTCTTTCTTTTTAAAGAATAAGGAACTGCAATAATAACTCCTTTTGTTTGATCAACATCTTTAACAATAAACTCCGAGTCTACAAATATATTTCTATAAGGTTCATCTGCTGTTCTGCTTCTATTTCCCATGTAAACATCAGTCTCAGGGTCATACATATCTTCCTGATTTTCGCTAGGATCATATCCCATTTCAGCATAAATATCTTTTAGATATTGTGGCACATTCTTACCTTGTGTTGGTATTTCAGCTATTACTGTGATTTCGGAAAGTGTACCGTTAGCAACTTGAGTAAGGAAATCCTGAAGCTCCCCAATAAACTTATTTCTTTTTATTGTTCTTTCTGGTTGGAAGCTAGATCCTCTGTAAAGAGGAATTCCTACGTTATAAACAGACTCATTTAAAAAATCCGCAAATCTTAGAATTCTCATTATATAACTTTTTATGTTATATATCTACATTTCCTAAGATTCCTGTAATTCCTCTTTAGGCTCTTCTTCTGTATTTCGGTCTATAGCTTTTTTATAGAAATCCAAATTCTTAAGGATTCTATCTTGCTCACCCTTAGTTATTTTTTGGAATACTGGGGAATTAATTATAATACTTGTAGTCTTACGTGCTTCCTCTGCATTTCCGTTATAGTAAGCAAGTACTGAATATTCATCAGGCATTCTCCATTTCCAAATTTCATCTTCGACGAAAAGGATATCTGAGCATGGTCCAGTTTTCATTCCTATTGAAGATAGAGCAAAAGCTAAAGCATATCTCTTTCTGCTCCCCAGGAATTTAATAAGGTGATATAATGATTCAAGTCTATTTGGTCTGTATTCCCAAGCTTTTAAATAAGCATCAATTATTTCCTCGTCGGGTTTTTGCATTGTCTGCTTTTGTCTAGCAATCCAATATTTGGAAATATAAACTTCTTCGTTCCATCCTCCTAGATCAGCTCTTCTTTGATAAGCTTCGATAGATCTTTCGTGCATTCCAGCATCTCTATAGCTTTGTGCCATATAAAAGACATATCTTCTTTCCAAATCTATAGGAAGTTCTTCTTTTGTGGTAGTTAAAATAGCCTTTTCGAAAATTAAAGCATCATTATAGTATTTGTCTTTACCTTTAATGTCTCTATTGTGTCCCGAAACTGAAGCGTGCATTTCTACCCCTTCTAAAAAGTCCTCCTCGAGATCCATGTCTTCTGGTCCAGAAAGATATTCGTGTAAAACACCAACATATTTCCAATCTTGATCCCCTCTAATTAGTTGGGATCTATAATATGCTAATGAACCTAGTCTTATTTTTATTTTATAGAAATCCTTGGTTACATTTAAGAATGGATTAACTTCAGGATTTTCAACGACAAGTACATCATCCGCATCTATTATTAATCGGTAATCTGCCTTATCCTTGGCATATCGTAGATTTTCAGTTCTATTGTGTCCAAAATCAACCCAAGGTCTTTCGTGTAGTTCCCCGGGAATGTTATACTCAGCCATGATTTCTTTAATGAGATCTTGTGTTCCGTCAGTAGATCCTGTGTCTACAATAACCCAATAGCTGATATAATCTTTTACCGAATCTATACATCTTCTAATTACTTGAGATTCGTTTTTAACTATCATAGTTAAACAGATAGTTGGCTGGGTTGGTTGATTTATTTCCTGATTCTCAACAGGGGATTCTTTTTCGACATTATCCATTTTATTGTTTTTTAATTGTTTTTTAATAGTTATAGACTATTTTATAAATTAAATTTCATTCAATTTCTTAAATATTAAAGAAGAAACCCCCTCAAGATCCTTAGTGGCAGATATCTCTAGGAAGTTTCCTCCATTCCTCATTGATTCTATCATGGGAAGGGTTTGCTCGTTATATTCTTTCATTCTTTTCTCAAAAGCTTTCTCGCTTTTGTCGTCTGATCTTCCCGAAGATTTACCTCGGTTAATAATTCTCTTCTTTAATAAATCTTCAGGTCCGTTTAAAAAGAAAATATATACGAGCTTTAATTTGTTTACCCTACATATTTCTTCAAAAATATCTCTCTGTGCAAGATTTCTTGGATAACCATCAAATATAAATCCCTTAGGATCGTGATGCTTAGAGTAGTCTTTGAGATATGCAATTAGTTCCTTTCCTACTAATTCATCAGGAAGTAACTCTCCGTTCTTCATCATCTTTTTAATATCCCTGTCATCAGAAGCTCTTAATATATCGCCGGTAGAAACGTGTTTCCATCTCATACCCTTAGATATTATCTTTGACTGTGTACCTTTGCCGCATCCAGGAGGACCAGTTAAAATTATACAAGGTATATCTTCTAAATTTTCCTTGCCGTCAATGTCTCCAAATTCTTTTACGAATTCTTTGAAGTTGTTTATTTTCTTAGGATTATTCTTTTTATCCATAATTTTATTTATGATCCACAGGCTTTACAATCTCCAGGATTATCAATACTACAAACTAGATCGCTATAATTGTCTTCCTCCGTTTTTATGTCCTCTGTTTTACTAGTATCTATCCCTAATCCCTTTATAGCTGTTGAAGCAGCTTTAGTTCTGATATAATAGCTTCCGGTTTTTAACCCTTTAGACCACCCATAAAAATGTGCTGAAGATAGTTTAGCAAAATTAGCATCCTGTACAAAAAGATTCATACTCTGACTCTGACAGATGAACGGAGACCTAATAGCAGCGTGATCTATTATAATCTTCTGACTCATTTCCCAAGCAGTTTTGTAGATAGATTTAAGTTCCTCTGGTATTTCTGGTATATCCTGAACTGATCCGTTATTAATAATAATCTTATCCCTTAATGATTCATTCCATAATCCAAGCTTAACTAAATCTTTAACAAGATGTTTATTAACTACTGGAAATTCTCCAGATAGTGTTTTTCTAATATAGATATTAGAAGTGAAAGGTTCAAAACATTCATTGTTACCTAGAATCTGACTAGTCGATGCAGTAGGCATTGGTGCAAGTAATAAAGAGTTTCTAGCACCATGTGTTTTAACTTTTTCTCTTAATTCCTCCCAATCCCACCTTGTACTAGGTTTTTCATCCCATAGATCAAATTGAAATAATCCTTTAGATAGAGGAGATCCTTTAAAAGATTGGTATGCTCCCTCTTTCTCTGCAAGATCGACAGAAGCACACATAGCACCATAATATATTGCTTCAAACATTTCTCTATCTAATTGCTTAGCTTCTTCAGAATCGAAAGGTATTTTTAATATAGCAAAAGTATCTGCTAATCCCTGTACGCCTATACCTATAGGTCTGTGCTTCATATTAGAAGTCTTGGTCTCCTTAGTAGGATAATAATTAACATCTATTACTCTATTAAGATTTATTGTAGCCGTATATGCTATATCTTTGAGTGCATTAAAATCATACTTAGGTTTCTTACCCGGTATAATAAATTTAGGAAGGGCAATGGAAGCAAGGTTACAAACTGCAGTTTCTTTAGCATCTGAGTACTCTATAATTTCCGTACAAAGATTAGATGATTTAATTGTACCTAAATTCTTTTGATTTGACTTACCGTTAGCAGAATCCTTGTAGAGAATATAAGGTGTTCCAGTTTCTATCTGTGCCTCTATAATTTTATACCATAGATCTTGAGCTTTTACAGTTTTTCTACCCTTTCCTTCAGATTCATATTTAGTATAAAGCTTATTGAACTCCTCTCCATAGCAGTCATCTAATCCAGGGGCTTCGTCTGGTGAGAATAACGTCCAATCCCCGTTTTCTCTTACTCTCTCCATAAATAAATCAGGCGTCCATAAAGCCAAGAAAAGATCTCTAGCTCTCATTTCTTCCTTACCGTGATTTTTTCTAAGATTTAAAAAATCTTCAACGTCACAATGCCAAGGCTCTAAATAAACAGCAAAGGATCCTTTTCTTCTTCCTCCCCCCTGGTCAACATATCTTGCAGTCTCATTGAACACCTTAAGCATCGGGATAATACCATTAGATGTTCCGTTAGTGCCTCTAATGTAAGCTCCTGTACCTCTTACGTTGTGTATGTGTAATCCAATACCTCCTGCATTCTTAGAAATATGAGCTACATCCGAAAGAGTTTTATAAATTCCCCGGATCGAATCATCATCCATTGAAACTAAAAAACAAGAAGAAAGCTGTGGTCTTCTAGTACCAGAGTTAAACAATGTAGGTGTTGCGTGAGTAAAATATCCCTGACTCATTAAATCGTATGTCTTATAAGCAGAGGTCAAATCATTTTTATGAATTCCTATCGCTACTCTCATTAACATTTGCTGTGGTCTTTCTGCTGGAAGACCATCTATTTTTAATAGATATGATTTTTCCAGAGTTTTGAACCCAAAATAATCATATTCCAAATCTCTATCAGTTATTATTTGAGAATCTATATCTTTTGAATTATTCATGATGATCTCGTAGACATCATCAGCAATCATAGGTGCTTTCAATCCTGTTCTAGGATCAATGTAATTATAGAGTTGCTCAATAACTAGGGAAAAACTTTTTGGAGTTCTTTTATGTAAGGATGTAACACAAATCCTAGAAGCCAATATAGAGTAGTCTGGATGTGTAGGGGTTAATGCTGCAGCAGTTTCAGCAGCTAATGTATCTAATTCTACGGAAGTAATTCCATCATAAAGTCCATGTATAACCTTTTTTGCTATCTCCATCGTCTCTATATAGTCCATATTTAATCCATAACACTGCTTTTTAACTCGGTTAAGAATCTTATCTAGTTTCACTCTTTCCCTAGAGCCATCTCTTTTTATTACTTCCATTTTACAAGTTTATTTTTTTATTTTTTAGTCGACAGTTAGTTTCGATTCTTTTAATATTTTTTAAGAATTGTGAGCTTTGTGTATCTGTATTTATGATACAAATAAAAATTAAAATCCTGTACCGTTAACCTTCCACCATTGGGAGCCGTCATGAAAATAGAAAGCTCCGGAACCAGCTGCATAATTTCCAGTTGTTCCAGTTGTTGAGGTTGCACCAGGAACTGATGTTAACATCGTGTCACCTGTTGGCCCGGTTGCTCCTTGAACACCATATCCAGTAGGTCCGGTAGGTCCAGAAGGCCCAGTTATCCCAGTAAAAGAACCATCATCGGGCAAGTTCCAATAACTATCTATAAAGTCATGGAAATCCTGTTGATTTAGGATATTTCCTTGGGAAAATATTACTTTAAATTGAGATCTAGTTTTCTGAGCCACAGTTGTTAATTATATGCCTTATATATATTCAATTGGGGATCTGTTACCAAATTAAAAGTCAGCATCCATAGTAAAGGATTTACCAGAATCTTTATTGTCTTTAGTACTGTCCATAACACCGGATTTTTGGTATGAACCCACTCTTCCTTCAAAGAAGTTACCTTTGTTTTCAAGGGCTATGTTAACCATAAAATCAAAAGGACATTTATTATTATAAATCTTATTACACCCTAAAGAAATTAGCAAACGATCAGCAACGAATTCTATATATTGACACATAAGCTCAGAGTTCATTCCAATAAGTCTTACAGGTAATGATGAAGTAACAAACTCTTTTTCGATCTCTACAGCTTCACTAATTATCTTGACAACTGTTTCTTCTGGAAGTTTGTTTTCGATGTGACTAGTGTAAAGTAAACAAGCAAAATCACAATGTAATCCTTCATCTCTAGATATTAGTTCATTAGCAAAACATAGTCCTGGCATTAGTCCTCTTTTCTTTAACCAGAAGATGGAACAAAATGATCCAGAAAAGAAGATTCCTTCCACAGCAGCAAAAGCAATTAATGTTTCTATGAATGACCCTTTCTCTATCCATTTCATAGCCCAATCAGCTTTTCTTTTGACTGAGGGAACAGTATCAATAGCATTAAATAGATGTTCCTTTTCTTCTCCGTCTCTTATATAGGAATCAATAAGAAGAGAATACGTTTCTCCGTGAATGTTCTCTATTGCTAATTGGAATCCATAAAAGCATCTTGCCTCTGGATATTGTACTTGATTAAAAAAGTTTGCAGCTAAATTTTCATTTACAATTCCATCGGAGTTATTAAAGAAAGCAATTACATGCTTAATAAAATATCTCTCGTTATCGTTTAATTTATCTCTCCAGTGTGTTATATCTTGAGCTAGATCTATTTCTTCTACTGTCCAAAAAGATGCTTCAGCTGTTTTATACATTGTCCACATGTCGTGATGTTGAACGGGAAACAACGAGAATCTTTTAGGATTGGGTGTCAATAATTTTTCCATTTTTTTTATTTTATATATTAATATTATTTTATTACTCGTATATAGTATATGTGATATAATTTCCTTTTTCCCATATAAATCCACCATAGTTTCCAGACTTTGGTTTTCTTCCATTAACAAAATGTGTTATACATCCGGAGCTTAGGGCCAATTCTTTAGATGCTTCGGATGCTGATTCCCAAATCTTAATTAAATTACCAAACAAATCATATTGAGTTACCTGCATTTTTCTTATATTAGTATGTGATCTTTCAATCTTAATCTTATTCTTAATTCCATTAGGCCTTCCACATTTTTTACTAACAATGTTATTCGGTTCTTTTGTAAACGACCATCTAAATCCACCTGCACTATTTCTCTTACCTGTTATAGCGGAATGGATATTTCCTTTAGATATTCCAGTTATTTCATGTGCTTCTTCTATACATGAATAAGAATTAATAAATACTCCTTCACTATCAAACTGATTAACTGGTAATGATTTATCCCTTTTTGATTTGGACATTTTACTGTATATCATTTTCCATTTTTCCGGATTATTAATTCTATCTTCATTAGTTTTTTCGACTGTTTTATTAATCATATTTTTTTTATCCTCCTCGCTTAATCCAGAATAAACATCGCCTCCAAAATACCTATTACTTATGTTATAATATAGAGGATCTTTTGAAACCTTATAAAGATCTAAATAATATTCCTATCTTTCTTTTATTCTTTCCTTTACGTATGGACCTTCTATAACCTCCAATATCTCTCTTGAAAAAAATTCAGGATTTTTATTATATGAATTAATAAAATATTTACCAGATCCTATGTATCCATCATCCATATCTCCTATATGAGATTCAACATAAGATTTTTACTATTAGTCCAAAGATATACAAAAGCTTTCATTTTTTATATATCAAAGAAATACGAGAATCTGTATTTTAATATCCTGAATCCTGTCTTCTATGATTTTCTTTATGTTTAGACATATAAAGATTAACAATATCCTTACTTGTCATACCAATAGAAATAGCGAAGTTCATATAAAAATGTAATCCGTCTATCCACTCATAATATAGCTCCAACTTGTCAGCTTCTGAAAGATCTGAGATTTTCATAGTCTCTGTTTTTTTGTTGTCGCCTTTCCAGTATTTCCAACCAGCAGATCCTATACCATCGTTAATTCCTCCCAGTGCATCGAACATTTCATTTAGTTCATCACCAAGTGCGTGCTTATTGACCATCCAAAAATCTGATATCTGTTTGATAGACCAATCTTTGAAATCGAACCCATACCTTTCCTGGAGTTCTTTTTGTTTGTTGTAAACTAATCCTAAAGTGTCTTCAGACCCCGTGTAAAAATCCTCCACCGAAAGATCTGAACATTTGTTATCTGTGTTTGCCATAATTTATGATTTTAATTTTATTTCTTTTTTAATTTTTTCTATTTCCTTTTCACACTCAAAATATTTTTTCTTAGTAGCTTTTCTTTGAGAATAAAGTCCTTTCAATATTTCTCTAAGTATAGGTTCTTGCCCATCTTTATTATAAAAAACTGCTCCCGAGGAGGTCTTTATTGCTCCTTCAGGTATTTCCTTTAGATTTTTTCCTATGTAAGCCTCAGGAGAAATTCCCCATTGCATCATTGTATTAGGATATAGGGAGGCAAAGTCAAAACAAGCAATCCATTCGTATAATCCCTTCTCTGGCTTCTTAACATAAGCTCCCTCAAACTTTACATGAGATTCTCCTTTTCTCTCGTTGACAATAACTCTTTTTCTTTCCAAGAATTTTCTTAGCATCAGTACCTCAGTAGTCCATACCGGGGATAAAGCTCTGTTTATTTCCACTCTACTAACTTCGGCAATTTTAAAGAAAGTTGAAAGGGTGTCCAACCTTTTATCTATATAATGGACTAAAGCACAGTCGACTGCGTTATAAAAGATAAATGTCTCAAAATCTGATTCGTATAAATCTTTTAATGTTCCACTATAAGAAATCTTTTTTATTCCTATAGCTTGATTAGCAACGTAGTCTAATGAGTTAGATTCTCTGATCTTTATGACCCTATCCCATTTCTTATAGATGTCAAGATAGTCAACCATTAAAATGTGCATCGGAATCTGATTCATTCCTAAGAGAATTCCACTAGGTGAAGCTATTTTTGGATCTATTCCTAATCTTTTTGCTCTATTGATAAGATAAGGCCAGTCATATCCAAACCAGTTCCACCCAGTTATCAAAGGCATCTTAGGAACTAGCTTAGAGAAGAAAGTATAAAGCATATCAAACTCAGTCTCAAACTTCCTATAATTAAAAGTCCATTCCCCTGCTTGATCTTTAAAGTGCTCCTTTATCCTTTTCTCTATTTTTAATATTTTATCCTGAAGAATATCTTCAAGTCCAATAACAAGGATCTTTCCCTGTGAAGAAGCCATTCCTATTGAAAGCACCCGGTTCTTAGAGTTTTCATTATCTAAAGAATCTGCACGATTATCCGTGATTTCAACCTCTATATCGACAAAGTATTTTTTTGGAGTTTGGTAATCCCAAAGGGGTTTTGTTATTTCAGGATCTATAGCTTCTAATATTTCTACCACCCTATACTTGTCAAACTTACTAGTGTTAACTTTCTTCACAGGAAAATTGTCCCACGACCTCCATTCCTTATCTTTACTTTTGTCGTTCTCCAATGTTTTTTGCCAAACAAATTGTAGATGCTTTGGTACCTGAATTTTCAATAAATTAACTTCTCCTTCCTCTGTATAATGTGAAACAGATAATCCATTTCCTGTATTCTCAATATCTATGATCATATCTATTTTATAGTGTTGTAGGGAAGAGGTTTCAAAAAGGAATATATAATAGGTGAAAAAAATTCTATCTTTCAAATTATTCGAGGATGTATACCTAAAAGACGTAAATCCTTTTGACGGAGAAAGGAAGTATACCCCAGGCCTTAGATTTGCTAACAGGGATGAAGCAATGAAATCAATTAAAAAGGTTCAGGAAATGCTAGATCGAAAAGAAATAGAATTGAAGGACGCAATTATAGCTTCCTATATAATGTCTAAAAGAGCAGAGCTCCATAAATTTCAAAAAGCAGGAATTAAAGAGGGTGGACTTGTCTGGAAAGACTATCTAGAACAACTCAAAAAGAAAGAATCAATCTAATTATTTGTTTGATTTAAAATAGGAAGCAAATTTGTTTATTATATCCATGAAATTATACTCGTCAGTGGTAACCGGAGGAATTTCTTTAGATTTCTTACTCCACTCGCTTAAATATTTATAGAAAACTTTAAATGAAGGTGCTAGCTGATCTTTTTCCTCACTCCTATTAACCTCTTTGATAGATTTAGTGAATCCCATCATGAATACATCTACCGCATTTTTATCTACTTTCTCGAGATCACTGTAATCAAAGAAAGTCACCAATATATCCCACATATTATCTGGTGTGATATCAGGAAATCCTTTTTTTACTCTGTCAGATCCCGAAGTAGTAGTTATTTTACACTCACAAACTGATTTTTTATCCGTTGAATTTTCTTTACTAGAATAAAATTCTATCCTAGCTTCTTCGTTCTCTTTTTTCTTGTTGTATATAATTGAGAATGTTCCATTTTTACTAAAAACTAAATATCCATTCTCATCTTTCTTTTCAAAAGAAGATTCGTTGCTTACTACTGCCCAGTTAGCTGTTACCATTTGAAGCTTTTCAAAAAGCTGTTGAAACGTAAATAGATGATTCATGTAGTATATATTACTGAATCGATTCTAAATACATTTTAAGCTTCTTATCCTTAGGAATAAATGATGTGTCTTTGGTTACAAAAATCCGCCAGGCTTCCCTTCCATAATCTCCTATACCAGGAAACTTAAAAGGATCTCTTATACCAGAATACCAAGCATGAGAGAAATTTTTTATTCTTTTTGCTTTTATGTTTTGAAATCCTGTGGCCTTTATAAAATCAGAAATGGTCATATCATCCTCATACATTAGAGATTTAGGATTTGACCATCTTTTAAAGAAGCTTTCTATTAAAGGTCTTACCTGTTTATTACTAGTTTGATTAAGTAATATACAGCATACTAAAACTTTCCAAGGATCATTAGCATATTCTTCCTGTATTATCTTAATTCTTTGCACATAGCTAAATTAAGAAAAATAAATATTATTGGTTCGATTTTGATGCTCTTTGGAAAGTTTTAAAATCCATCAACGAGTTACTTATTGGATTAGGTGTTTCTTTAGAAACCTTTTTCTTCTTTTTTTTAGCTGCAGGTGTACCCACAGTTAAACTAGGAAATTGATCCCCAGATCCAGTTCTCCCGGGTCCAGGAGGCACAACGTTACCCATTCCGAGGGTTCCCGCTAAAGAAGCCATAGCGCCCCCGCTTTCTTCAAGTTCGCTAGAGATCTTATCTTTAAACACCCTATACATACCTCTTTCGCCTTCTATAACATATCCTATCACCTCGCCAACACTGTTTCTAATAGAATCATCGATTCTTCCGCTTCTTCCATCTATAAGAGAAACTCTTTTACCAACTAAAGAATCTTGGTCGTATTTAGAAGCTCTATAAGAATCATAGCTTCTGATATTATCTGTGACTCCGCCACATCCGCAATCTTCACTCATATTATTTTTTTATTTTAGTTACAAATTCTCTATAATCAGAAAGATTCTGCATCTTTTTTGCTTTAGACTTCTTAGGCTTATTAGACTCGGGACTAAGATGCGGTATTATAGTAGCAATCCCCTCTTCTACTTCCTCAACTTCCTCTGGAAGGTTAGAGTGTTTAGTGCTAGCGTAATCCTTAAGAGCTTTTTTCTTCATGTTCTTAGCTATCTCCACTATAGTTTCCCTGTATACTGAATCAATCTTTCTTGGGTTCAAACCCTCTTTCCCATTGGTGTCCAAGAATTTTCTGACCCCGTGGGCTTGTCCCATTAATCTCTGTTGTGTTTTAGAAACTGCTGGCATATCACTACGTTTTTTGAAACTTGGGCCTTTTATCCGTGTATTGATTCCAAGTCCAAATAAATCTTCTGTAATTATTTTTAACTATATTAAACCCCTTATCCCCCTTTGGTATTTTTACTGGAGAAACAGGAGGTTCATATGAACTGGTCTCCGCAGATTCTTTTTTATGTTTTCCCATAGTTTAATTCAATTAGGGAATACAAAAATCCCCGATAGATTATATATCCATCGTGGATTATATTTTTTAACCTCTATTCTGTACTATAGACTCGATTTTAGACTGTGCTACTGAAGTAACTTAGAAATCTAAATGAGCAGTTGCATTATCACCAGCTAAGTGCTTGTGAAGGGTTGCTTCAGCATCAGTTACATTCTCCGCCTCTACAAGTATTTCAGATCTAGATGCCTTTGCCTTACTGGTACTTTTAGAAACCTTACCAGTAAAAAAGCTAACTTTACAAATATAGTAACCCATAAAGATTAAGCTTTAGTGTTTTTAGTTTCTTGTACATTAATTCTTAAATCTTGAGCTAGTTTCTTAAGCTCTTGACAAGCAGTTCTTACACGTGTACCAGCAGACTTGTTACCTTTTACGTAAAAAGCTTCCATATCTTTAGACATGCTTTCTACTAATTCCTTGATTTTTTCGTAATTTTCCATTTCTAAATATATTATTCTACCGCAAATCTATTAAAATGTTTAATTTTTTAAAGGATTTAGTAAAAAAATATACGATTTATTCGTTTACGCTAGATGCTTTTAGAATTCTTTTACCCAGAGTTGTTAGTGAAAAATAGTTTGCTTCCTCCTCCTGTACTTTATATTTGATATACTTTTTTTGACCTCTAATCCAATTCATAGAAGGCTTTTTCCCGGAAGCATCTTCTGGTATGCTATCTAGAAATTCCATAAGTTCTCTTTTGGTTACTTTTTCTTTCTCCATTATAAAAGAAAGAACCTTTATTGTTGTAGCTGATGGCTTAGCCCAAGCTATTGGAATCCTAGATTCATTTATAAATTCTTTATATGAAAGAATATTATTAGTCATGATCCCTTCTAGTATAAATTAAAGTTTCATCATCCGGTCCTTCCTGAACGCTCCATTTTTCGTAGCTCCATTCTCCCATTAATGTTTCTACTCTGTCTTTATACTCAGAGAAATCCACACTCAGATTCATTGTAATCTCGTCATAGATTTTAGAGACCTTAGGATTATTTTGTAAATAGTCTTTTATTGCTTCACTTAAGATACTATAAAATCTCATAAACTCTGATTTAGTGAGATTAAAATCGTCATCCTCTCTAGACTTATAATCTGTATCATTTACTAAATAGTCATCAAGTATTCGTATTTTAATTGGCTCTACCGATACAACACAATAACTATTTTCTGCTTCATCTATAGAAGATCCACGTGAAAGTTTACCTATATTGATGATAAATCCTAGATTTTCTTCCTCACCTTCCATTTTAAAATAGTACTTGGAAACTTTTCCGTTCTTTCTTTTAGCAAAAAAGCCTCTACCGAATCCGTCTTCTTCCATTAAAAAATGCTCAAATAATTTTATATGTTTCATAATTAACTATCTCCTTTTCTTGGAAAAACTGCAGAGGTGTTTGGGATATATCTTTTTTTCTTTCTTTTGAATATCTCTCCTCTTACAACGTTTCCGTAGTATTTATCTATAAGGTTCCAGCCTTCTTCTAGTTCTTCTAAATCTACATCCTCTAATTTAGAGAATTCCTCCTTAACTAGATTTATCCTTTCTATAGCCTCTTCTAAAAGTTTTTTACTATTAGAAAGGTCATACTTGTAGGTATGACCCTCTTTTATCTGGCTATATTTTTTCATCCTAGAATTCTATTCCCAATTTAGTTCCCCATTTATCTGCTAAAGGACCTATACAAGAGTACATTTCAGGATTTTTTTTCAATTCTGGGTGAGTATTAAAGAACGTAGTAAGAGCTGCTGATCCTTCCTCTTCAAGATCTGTTCTGTCTAACCATTTAGCAAAGTTACAAACTTCTTTAGTTGTTAATGACATTTCCTTACTCTTTCTAATAACTGCGGAGAATAAAGCATGTGTATAATCCGCTCTGTTTCCTTTGTCTGCAGGTACAGGAGCTTTTTCTGGATCAGTGAAAACTAAGGTGAGCTCCTTTACAGGAATATCCTTAGCAATTTTATAGAAATTCAAGAAAGCTTCAGTAGCGTCATAACCTACGTTTTTAGCAAATTCTTTTCTTATGACTTCTTCTGGTATATTAGTAATCCCTTCCGATTTTAGATTTCTGATTACCCTTCCCAGAGAGTTAGAGGCATCAACCCAAGATCTAGGCGTAGGATATTTAGTTTTCTTAATTGCTGGATCTAAACTATGGAAGAATTCCGGCTGGAATTCTAAGAAATCTAAAAGTTCTGGAAGAACCACGTCTTTATATCTGGTTCTCTCTACATATGATATAAATCCTTTTACAGTAGGGACAAAGTTAACTGCCTGGAATCTGTCTCTAAGTGCAGTTCCTAATTCTTTAACTGATTTATCGTCTTCTTTTCTGTTACCTGCTGCTACTATGTACCATCTCTCAGGGATATTATAGTTGTTACCGATTCTTCTTGATTGTGCAAGTTTCATAAAGATTTTAATAACCTCCTCGGGCATACGATTTAACTCATCAATAAAGATGATCCCTCCTTTACCGTTTCTTCCGTTATCATAGGGTAAAATGTCTGCGTTAACATTTGATCTTGTAACGCCTCTACCTAAAGGATTTTCTTTAGATGGAGCTTCAATGTCTACCACACTAGGTACACCAGCGAAATCAACCGGTTCTGCATTTTCACCATCTATGTTAACTAAAGAAAGTTTATGTCCATATAATTCTTTTCCTAATTCATCACACACTTGGGCTACGATTTGTGTTTTACCAATCCCAGGAGCTCCATAAATAAAGATAGGTTTAACATCAAGAATTCCCCTGTACATATCATCTAATTCGTCTTCAGTTGCTCCAGCTTTTCTAGCAGCATCCATTTCATCAGCAATTCTGAAGATCTCTCTCATGTTTATTTTGATGTCCTCTTTTATTTCTGGCTCTGAATAATTAGGAACATCATCTTTCATTGGATATTCTAAAGGAACAACTTCTTCCCATAAGTAACTTTCTCCGAGGGTCTCGGGTTTTTCAAGATTGAACATGTTATAGTATTCAGTTCCCCTATAGAAATTGTTAACCTGATCTAAAATTGATTCACTCTTTGAATCGTCAAATAGAGCAACTCTTCGTGTTCCTGCTTTAGGACCTGAAGATATTAATCTAATTAAACCTGACTTAATTGCATTGTATAAGCCTTTTGCCCATGATGATATTTTTGATCCCAAATCTGAGAAAAATCCCTCGCTCATATAAGATTCATTTACGAACTCATTGAAATTATAAATTCTTTTGCCCATTTTATTTTTTGTTATTTGCTTTATATATCTACTTCTATATTCTTTTGACATTCTTATTGGCAAGAATAATATCTATTCTTTCTCCAAAAGGCTGTGGATTTGGATATGGTTCATCATTAAATGTGAGGAATACCCAAATACATCTATCGCTATATTCAGAAATATCATAATCCATCTCCGAAGGAAAGTCTGCTTCACCGTCGGTAAAGTATATAAACACCGTGGGTTTTTCTCCCTCTTCATCTATCATATTTTTTTGTACCCATTTGAAAGGGGGCCAAAAATAAGTACCACCACCGCCAGCTATTTTACTAAAATCAGGGGTATCTCCTGGCTCTAATATATCCGGAGGATAAACTTGAGTGTCACAATACAATATAACAGTTTTCTGCGGACTATATTCCTGTGTTATACTCATTACTTCACCCAGAAATTGCTCTATTATTTCCCTGGTAATAGATCCTGAGGTATCTATAGCAATAACCGCACTCTCAAAATCCTCCTTGTATCTCTTGTATCCATACTGAGCTTTTCCTGCTCCTAAAAATCTCCTAGCAGGTAATGTATATTTTGATTTAGATATTGCCTGATCTATGTACTTTGAAAGCTCCTTCTTCCAATCTATAACCGGTCTTTTAACTTTTCTAATTGCTCTTTTTAATTCTCCGGGTATGTTTCCTGCATTACTAGATGCTATTCTAGTAACACTCCCCCATTCTTCAGCTAACGCTTCACCGTTAAGACCACTGTCCCCTCCGAGATCACCTAACTCTCCCGGTCTAAGAACCTCCCCGGGATTATATCCGTCAGGAGCTGATTTTCCACCACCTGGACTATCTGATCTTTTGAACTCGGGATCCTCCTCTTTTATCTTTCCGTCTTTATCTCTTTCCGGGGTATCTCCGTCAGGAATATCGTCTATCCATTCATCAACATTTTCTGGTTTTTGGATTCCGAAGTCATCCCCCATTGTATCATCTCCAGATCCTCCGCTTCCTTTTATTTCCTGAATTCTTACACCTGTTATTTTTGCTTTCATTTCTTAAATTCTTTTTACTGTTATCTTAGCTTTCATAATATATTAAATCAGAAATCTAATTCTTTTTCTATATCATCTCCTAATATATTCTTATCATTAACTTTTCTTTGTAAGTATTCTTTAACCTTATTTTTTGGTATAGGATCATACTCAAGCTCACCCAATGAATTATCTATAGATTTAATTATACCATATGAATCATTATCTTTATCATAGATAATATCACCAACTTCAGGATCCCGTGGTGGAGGTGGTGAAGGTGGATACGGAGGCGGAGTTGTATCATCTCCAGGTTCAGGAACATATCCATTAGCTAGAAGTTTTTCGTAAATCCATTCGGCTCCTCTATTTACAAATTCGTGGTCGTAAGGAACGTGACCACATCCAGGATATAAAGATCCTTCTACCATTTTTCCTATACCGCCTTTAGTAGCTGGCTTAGGTTTAGTTGTGTTTAATGTGCTAGGATCTATTGGAGTTAACAATTGATTAAGTGCATAATCCGCTGCAACGTTCCATACACCTGCTTTTGTTTTATCTTTAGGGCATCTTAAAAAGTGAACTAGGGTATTATGTAAAACCTCATGTGCAATAACCCAAATTATCTCAGCATCACTGTGATTAAGAACAAAATCAGGATCATAGTGTATACTAACACCGTCAGTTGCCATCGTTTTAAATTTAAGATTTCTGTTTTCTCTGATCATCAATCGAGATAGCATCGATGCAAAAAATGGATATGATCCATTTAATAAAAACACACAAGCCCTCATTTTCTTTAGAGCTGCGGGATCGTGTGGTGTTTTGTTTCTTTCGTCTAAATAAATTGCTTCATTTAAATTTCTGTGTTCCAAATAATCAAATCCTTTATACTCAAAAATAGCAAAATCGTTGAAGGATAATATTCTTTTCATTCCCATAATAAGTTGTTTTATATATCTTCCTCAGATCCATTTATTTGTTTAGTAAATTCATTGAAAAGCACTGCTATCGATTTTGGAACTTTATCTTTAAATTGCTGGAAATCACCATCTTTTATGTAAGTTCTAATATCATTATTATTTGACCATTGCGGGGTTTTGTATATTTCTATATCTCCCCCCTCTAAATCATATTTATTCCTTACCCATTCTCTTTGAAGAATCATATTTTCAAAATCTCTCTCACCTATACATATAGAAGCAGGATTAGCATGTTTTACTACTGCATTTAGAGCATCCTCCAAAAGGTTGGACGGGATCATTTCATATCCTGCAAAAAGTTTGTTGTTCTCTGATGTTAAAGATCCTATGGATTTTTTTATTAAATCATCGGAGAATGGATATTTAGATCCTGGCTCACTCCGGGGATGAACTACACACAGAAATACTGGTAAATTATTTTCCTTCTTTAATCTTGTACACATTTTTAAATGTCCGTTATTAAAGGGCTGAAATTTACCTATTACTATATTTACTTTCTGATTGTTCTCGTTTAATATCTTTATCTTCTTTTTTTCTTTGTGAGTAGCTACTACTTTTTTAAAATCTTTAAAGGAGAAAAATTCTGAAGCGTCTTCTTCCTTCTGCTCATCTTCGGTTATAACCTCAGGAGTTTCAGATTCATTAAGAGGTGTAATCTCTCCAGAAGAAGAGCCTTCTATTATTTCTTTTAGCTCGTCTATTTCATACTCATCACTTATTATTGGATTAAATTTACTAACGGCTTTTTTAAACCAAACAAAGCTGGGAACCCCTAAAGACTCTTCAACTAAATCTTTCTTTTTGGCGTTTATATAGCTAGCAATATCTTCAATTAGTATATTAAATTGCTGGATTAGTCCCTCTGTAAAAAATCCATGCGGTTTTCTTTTAAGCTTTCTAAAAGAGTTAAGGATCATTTGTAAAATGTCTATATAAACTTCGTCGTCTTCTATAGACTTTAAAATTTCTTCGTCAGTTATTAAATCCTTATTTATTTCAAATCCTTCGGTTTTTAAGTATTCTGGTTTTTGAAAATCCGCACCTACATATTTATCACCCTCCTCGTATACAAACTTCTTAAATACATCAAAAACAAAACTGATGTATCTTTCCTCTGGGTCATTACCTTTAGCCATAAAGTTTTCTACCCCCTCCTCTAGTATAAAATTCATTACATCTATAAGACACAAAGAATAAACATCACTAGGAAAATAAGATGTTTGAGTAACTTTTCTGCTTCTGTTTATCTCATGAAAAATAGGATCAACCATTTTTGCTAAAACAGTTTCCTCCTTTCCGTCTTCATCCTCGAATCTAAAAACCAGAGAATCTATCTCCCCCTGTAAATCCTTACCGAGTGTTGTTCTTTCTACATTTTTATTTAAGATTGAAATTAGATAGTTACTAAAACTAGAGGTCTGAAATTTATTCTTAAGATCTGCCAATGGAGTAGAAAGGAAATCCATTATAGCTATTTTTTGGTCCCTGTCAAGTTTACCTTGAAATATGATGGGCGATCTTTCAACCCCTAACTTGTCTGCCCATTCATCGAGCTCGTCTCTGTCCTGTAAATTTTTAATAATATCTCCGAATTCATCCCTAACAACAACATGTGTTAAAACAAGATGATTCTTTGGTATCCTATCGTACTCAATTCTGACTGGCTTTTTGTTAGGAAAGTAAACCATTCCGAATCTCCATCCCTTAGGAAGCTGATCTGTGATTTCAAGAGATAGAGATTCTATATAGCTTATAGGCTTTTCGTAATATCTCATTAATATCCTATCCACCTTGGTTATAGGATTATCTTGATCCTTTTTATAGAAAGATATGTTATCGCCAGTAAAATCCCTTTCAAAAGAAAAAGAAGGACCGTCTAGATTTTCTGTTACAGTTAAATTTTTATTGAAAAGGCTTTCAATAAAGGACTTTCCTTTTTTTTCGTATATGTCCGTTAAATATTTTATTCCAGCCATTAGTTTAAACAATTAATAATTTTTTTACCTTTTAAATTACAAATTAAAAGAGGTCCTATCCTTAAATTTTTATTTGGGACAAAACCAGAACTTATTACATATTCCTCTAAAAATTTCATGATATTTACTACCAAAATCCTGGATCTATAGCTTACGTCTGGATTGTTATTTAAATCATTTAATATGTCCATATAGTCTTCTAAAGAGCTTTTTTTATCTGGCTTAATCAATACCTTAAAGATATCCCTTTCGATCGTGTATACAAGCTCTTTTCCTATAGTAATGTTCCAGTTCCCAGTATTATTTTCAGTAAGTATTCCTCTTTCTCCTAGAAATGTTCTAAATGAAAAATCATCACCGTCGGGTGAGATTGAATGTATCTTACATCCTGTATAGTGATGTAAAACCGTATAAAGTGCGGTACTTTGTATAGGTCCAAACATTTTTATTATTCCTCGTCGTATTCGTCCTCGTCTTCGTCGTCTTCAATTTCATCTTCGACCTCATCGTCATCTCCTTGAGGGATAGTAGCAGCGTACTCATCATCTTCATCCTCATCTTCATCATCGTAGCGGTCTTCTGTTTCCTCTGGATGACCATTGTGCTCCCTCCCGTAAGTATACCCAGAATTTGGATCTTCGTGTTCTTCCTCGTCCTCCATTTCTTCTTCCTCTATCTCGTTCCAAACTGGCTGCATCTTACAAGTTAAATATTTAAAGTAGACGTCTCCATTTTTTCTGTCTTCGATTGTTACCATTCTAGGACCATTGATCTCGTCTAATTCTATACTTGCTGCAAACATTTTAGACTCATTTAAATTAGCAAAAGGTCCAAAAGTGTAAGCTCCTAAATCTGGAGTGGTTTTCACTTTAAGTGGAGCAGACATCATGTCTTTACTGTATCTGATCATTTCTCCATCTTTTTCAAAATAAAAGTCATCACACATTGTTACGAAATGATAATTAGGATCCCCTCCGTCACCTATCATGCTCTTAGCCATTTTTAGAGATTTAGATTCATTTACTTTCTTTTTAGCAAAATCGAATTTCGATCCAGTAGATTTAGGTTTTATACCTTTCTCTTTTTTATAATCACTCCAAGCTTTAGATAGGCCTTCCATGTATTCTTCCTGAGCTTTTTTATCTCCCTGGAATTTTTTATCGAAAGGTCCAGAAACACCATGTTTTTTGTGATATTTTTTAGAGAATTCAAGGTACATGTTTCTTTCATTAACTACCTGACTTTCTTTTAGTTCTTGCTTCTTTTTTTCTACTGCTGAAGAGAATTTTTTCATTTTTTATACATTATTTGTTTGGAATATAGGCTGAGCTGGGTTTGCCTGATGTTGATAATAGAGATTTACCCTATTTCTAGCTATATCATCTAATACAGGAACTTGTCCTATTACTACGTCGCCTCTATTATAAAGATCTCCTATATGATCTGCTAATTGATCTTCCGTTTTTATAGCGGGAAGTTCATTTTGTGCAAAGTCTTCATTTGTGTGTCTCATGAATTCTATATCCACTTTCTCATCGCTAGGGGATTTTTTAGTGAATTCATATTTAGTAGGACCAAATACTCTTTTTAACACATTGGGTACAACTGATAAAGCTCCAAAAAGCATCTCGAATCCTGTGTCTGGACCCCCATGAGTTCTTGTTGCTCTGTTTTGTCTTACCTGTTGCTTTCCTATTTCTGCCGCTCTGTTTATTCTATTTTCCATTTTTTGGAAAAAGTCTCGAGTTTTCTGTAGGACAGTGGGATTACTGCCTAAATCATAATGGTTCTTAGCTCTATCATCATAAGTAGAGGCATTTCCACCCAAATGTCTTCTGAAGAAAAGCTCCTCATTAGACTCATTAATTTGGCAAAAATCCTTGAAGTTTTTAATTTTATACATCAAATTTCTTTATTTCTACTTTATATATCCTATTTCCTAAATTTTGACATTATAAATTTTATAATCGAAATGTTCCCTTTTATAAATTTCTATTCTTTCCTTCGAATGCTTTAGCAAATAGTTCTCTTTTCCGCCCCAAGCAAAATCATCTACGAAATCTATTATGTTAACTTTTTCCTTACCCTCGAACAATCTCATGCCCCTTCCTAAACTCTGTTTTATAAGTACCTCCGACTTATATGATTCGGTTAAGAATATATTATGAATATTTTTTACAGATATACCAGTGGACATAGTACCAAAAGAAGCAACCATTATTTTGTTAACCCCTTCTTCCATCCTCTTAGTAAATATGTCTCTCTTGTCAGGATCTGTATCTCCATCAATATAGTAGACTTCTCTATCATTAGTTCTTTCTCTTATTCCATCATAAATTTTCTTACCGTAACCTTCTCCAACAGATTGGAAAAGTATTAATGAGTTCTTTGATGTTTTGAGAACAAAATCTATTATATAATTAAGTCTTTTATCTGAGCCAACAACTAATTTTCTTTCCAAATTAAAAATCTCGTTACCTTCCATTTCAGTCTTGTTCTCTTTAAGGGATGATAGCTTTTCCTTTATCTCGTCATCCATCCAGTCCATTTTTACAATCTTAATTGAAACCGGAGTAGCATATTTGTTATCAAATAAAAACTTGGGAGATATCTCCATTATTAGAGGACCTAAAAACTGTTGGATTGTTAGATATTCAGCGGTGTTTTTGTTTGCTAGAGTTCCAGATAATCCAAATCTCCATTTAGAATCTTTACATACTGCAACAACCTTCTTTATAGATGCACTCTGAGCTTGGTGACAATTGCTTACAAGGATTCCATTAGCTATATAATTATGATTATTTCCATCATCAGATTTTATTCTCAAATTATAAACATCCTCAGCGTTGTTAATCTTTCTTATAGATTTAATTTTCATATTTTATCATTTTTTCAATAAGCATCGATATTCTTTCACCCTCCGGTTGATTCTCTAATAATTTCTTATTATATCTCTCTATTATCCAATCTTGTGTTATTATCACATAAGAATAGAAATTTAGAGAACACCATTCTTTAGCGCTCTCTATTTTTTCAGGATTATCTTTAATTTTTGTCTTAGGTTTTATCTCGTATATTATCTTATTAGTAAAATCACAAAAATCCGTTATATAATTCCTAGGTTTTTTTGTTTTTTTGTCTAAATAAGGAATCCTTATTAATTTATAACTAAGTTCTGGGTTTAATATATAAAAATATGCTTCCCAAGATGATCTTACAAATTTTAATTTGCCATTAATATTAACAGATATCTTGCTATTTAACCAAGAATTAGTTATATTCGGTGTGAATTCACCTTTTAGTATTTTCTTATTAATTTTTTCGGATATTTTTTCGCCCATACTTTTCCTAGATTCCTCTGATATCTTATGAAAAGAATTTCCTAATCCAGATTGTTTCAATGCAAAATCTCTATCTGCACACTTTCTACTACAAAACTTTCTTAGCACCCATCTACCAGAATCCCTTGACTTTTCGTTAATACATCCATCCATCTCACATATACCATTATTATCATCGATTAAACATAAAAGCGATTTAACAGTGCCCACTGTATCTGGAATATCTATACCGGAAAAAAGTCTAATATTAGATAAGGCTCTTTTTTCCTTATCTAATATTTCCCTCATTCTATATTGGGTTATAAATTTTTTGTTCTTGATTATATATTCATTAATTTGTTTTTTGATTTGATTGCTACACATGGCTCTTTTAATATTATATATCCCAAAGCTCATCAGAATCTTTCAAATCTTCCACTCCTTTCCATTCACCATTAGAAAGTCTCAATTTATGATTACCCGTGACCTTTAATATCTTACCGCATTCAGTCTCTATCTCATACATTTGATTATCTTTAGACATATTATGATAAACAAAATCAACCGGCTTAGATTCCATATCCCCTGTTTTATTATTTACAGTTAAAACCATTTCACCTATTTTAACATCGCTTATTTTTTTTAGAGATCCATCATATATAGTTATTAAAGAATCTGGATGCAAACACTCATCAACAAACACAGCTTCAACATCTTCAAAAAATTCAGGATCCATCTTTACAAGGGATTGATATGTCCCTATCATTAATCCCCCAGATATTTTTTTCTTATTTGCTCCATGTATCTGTTGAATTTCACAGTCCTCTAATTTTTGAAGTCCATATTCTTCAAAATCTTCAGATCCTTGTATAACAAGATTCGTATTAGGAACAATCATTAAGAATTTCTTAACTTTCATTACCTCTTTTAGGTAAGCCATTACCATAAAAGCAATTAATGTTTTACCTGAGCTTGTTGCAACTTCTGAAACTGAAAGTTTAAATTTTATTATCTTCCAAGCTGTTTCTATTTGGTAATCTCTAGGCATTTTATTAGGATCTCCACCGACACCATCTTTAAAGAACTCGTTACACCAATCAGTATAAGATTCTAGAGTGAAACCTGAATCTATTAATCTCTCTAATCCCTCAATGTTTAATTCTATCTTATATTTTTCACATATCTGATATACCTCAGACCAAAGACCTATAGGAACTCTCCATACCGGTAATTTTTTATCAACAAAACATATTGAACCATCCCAATGTTTTTTCTTAACAAGTGGATGAAAGAAATGGTTGTGTATTTTTTTAGTTAAAGATATCTCTATCTGCTTTCTCTCAAAATCTTCAGAATAATCTACTAAACTTAACCAATTAATATCCTCACTTACTACAAATGTTAACATTACTAATAATTATTTTCATACTTCCAGAAGAATCCCCCTGCAGTATTACCCTCCCCCTTTAATACTTTCTTAATCGACACGCCAATATATTTTTCTGCATCTTTTATAGATTGAAATTCGTTTAATATTTCATTATTATTTCCTATCTGCAAAACCGGCTTATAATGAGACTCTGCCAATTTTTCTTACTTTCTTCAGAAAACTTAAATCCGGGAGTTCTTTTATTACCTTTCATTTTTTCGTGTATAGATTTTAAATGATCTCTTTGTTTATCCGATACTTTTCCTTTTCTAGATAAACTCAAGTTAATTCAATGCTCATCTGTAAACTTTCTATCTCCGTTCCCCTCTCCTCCGTTACTGAAATTTCTTAAAGGTCCATTGTTTAGATCTTTCCTCCCTATTTTTTTGATCATATCTTTTTCAATATCAAAGGCATTTTTCTCTAAAAGTCCTTCCTTATATTTAATTAATATAGGATCTAATCCATCATCTAATATTTTTTTTATAACATGATATTTAGGAAGATTCTTATAATTACCCCTTTTGACTTTGAGTAAATGTATTCTCAATCTGTGATTTCTACCCTTTCCTATATAAAATGGATCAAAATCAAAATCAAACCCATCATAAGAATATTTACCTCCCTTTCTTGGATCTAAATAGACATAGATATAATAATCATTGTGTTCCATATGAATTATGTATCTTCTATATGGAATAAAATATAGGCTAATCCCTTCTTATTGCACCGCTTCTTAAATATTCCTCCAACATTATTCTGTGGCGTATACCATAAAGCATGTGATCCACCGTTTTCATAGTCTCATTGAAAAAAGAGATCTGTCCATCTACAAGATCCATTCTTTCTTTTAGCTCAGAGAGATCTCCCTCTATCAAAGGAGTTTTCTCATTCGCTCCATATTTAACCTGAACAGATTCTGAATAGTATCTTAATCTCTCAGCTTTGTCCTTTCTGTACTTAGAATTTAACTTAACCATTACCTGACCAAGTTTAGAATACATTTCAAGAAGAATTTGTCTGCTTGAGTATAGCTCAACCTGAACCTCAGCTAATTCTTTTATGTTTTTCATCCTCACAGAAATTATCCTTATTTTTTCAGTCCACTCTTCTCTTTCTAATCGGAACTCTCTTGCGAAATCTTTTTTCTCTACATTAGACTGTTGCTCTGACATTTTTTCTTCTTGTTATTTTTAACTTCTTTTACTTCTGAACTTATCTTCTTTTTTATATTAACAACAGAAAAGTTTTCAGAAACATATAACTCGGGAAATTCTATATCTCCCTTAATATCTATTGGGTATTTTATCTTGTTGTTGTTCTTTTTCATATATCTATAATATCCCACTTATCAGAGGAAAAGAAATTGTCTAGCCTCTTTATTTTTTTACCAGTTAATCTTACATAGTTAACAACATCATTAAGATCCCATTTTTCCCTTTCTGGTAGATCACATTCTTTTATAAATTTACCCCAAAGAAAAACTTGCTCTCCTTTTTCTATGAATTCTCTTGCCTTTTGTCTCCCAACTTCATCTCCATCAAGCATCCATCTTTTATTAGTTACATCGAAAGGAAAAGGGTTGTTAATGGAACAAAGTGCTATCGCATTGGGACAAAGCCAAGCATCTAAAGGTCCTTCAAAAGTTGTTATCATCGAATCTAGATCCACGGTAGAAAATCCAAATACACTTGATATTGGATCAACCTCTTCAGCTTTTAATATTATCTCAGGCTCTGTTTCTTTAAAAAGATTTTTGTAAATCCCACTTAACTTGTAAGTGTAATATTTACTTTCTCCATTCTTTTTAGCTACTGGCCTTATTTGTAATCCAATTATCTTAGTCTCGTCCCCCGAAAGATTTAATAAATACAGATTTCTTCTGTTTGGATCCCATAAGAACTTCGCATCTGGAACATGATTTCTTTTTAGAAGCCAAACCTCTCCATAAGTGCCTTGAACTTCAATGAGACCTAATCTTTCTTTAAATTCTTCACGATCAACAAGTATATCTTTGTAATTTTCAGCAAAGAAATAATCCAGAGAGTTTCTTATCTTTTTCCTTATAGTGGAATTTCTAGAGATTTCTGCTATCTCTGATATTTCATCCGAAGAAAGCATTGATTGTATTTCAAAATCCCTTGTGAATTGGTTGAGATTTTTAAAAATACCACAACCCCCATTATAACATTTGTAAGTTAAAGTGTCTAGATATAGATTACCTCTTTTCTTTTTAGCATCCTTAGAGTCTCCACAATAAGGGCAACAGAAGTTTAATCTGTTGCCCCCTTGATAGATTTTTAATCTCTGAGAATCCTTTCCAAAGAACTTAAGTAGAACGGAAGATACTATTCCTTTTATTCTATCTACTGATAGACCACTTATAGTCTTTGATTCCATAACAATCTATTATTTTAATTATAGATCGTTATAAAGATCGTCAAGAGACGGTGCTGATTTTTTAGGTGAGGACTTAGTAGGTTTTGCATGTGCTTCCTCAACATCATCATCATCAGTTGTTGACGTGGTTGATCTTGAATTAGCTTGCTCATAGAAATCATCTGCAGAAACCGTTGGTGCTGAAGATGTTTTAGAATCAGAGCTAGATCCAATAATCTCAGAAACCATTCTTCCATCAGGAATAGTATTTCTAACAATTCTCATGATCTTTTCAGATTCTTCATCTGACCAATCGCTATAGTCGTATTTTTCTAGATCCAAAGGACCTGTCTTAAGATATTTAGTTACAATATCTCTTCCTTTCTCTGTTTTATCTACTGCTTCTCCATCAATCATAATTGGCATTTTATCTCCAACAAATTGACAAAGATCGTAGTTGTTCCACTCTCCTACTTTTCTTACCTGAATACCAAAGTTCTTACCCTCAAACAAATCATAAGGATTTGAAGGATTACCGAATTCTGGTTTAATTTGCTGTTCGATAAGATCGTTAACTTTTCTACCGAATTTGAAGATCATGATCTTACCTTCAAGGTCTGGACGGTTTGCGTCTCTAACTACTTGAATTAAAGAATAAAAATCTTCTTTTCTAGAGAAAGATTTAGAAATCTCTTGATCTTTAGCAGAAGGGGAATTTTTAAGCTTCCAAAAGAGGTCTTTAAGAATTGATTTTTTTCCCACTGTCGACGGACAAATAGCTTTGTGATTTGTTCCATCTACTGGGTCTTTCAACCAAACGTAGTATTGGTGAATTTTCGATTTTTTTGGATTTTTAATGTTTGGTAAAAATCTAACCAAAGATTTGTAAACCCCATCTTTACCTAATTCGGGGTAAGGTTTATAGATGGATTCATCCTCGTCCTTTTTAACTTCTTGTTTAAAAAATGCCTCATTGTCCAGATTAAAAATGTCAAAATTTTCTTCCATGATACTTAAATTATTTAAATTATTACTTATTATTTAATACTTATATCTTCTTACCAGATAAAAGTTTCTCTAAATTTTTCTCAACGAATAAAGATATCCATGTTGCATCCACTAAATCGGAACAAGGACCTTCCACTTTATTAGTTCCTTTTACCCACAAATCCCTATATTCTTTTAAAATACTCAAAAATGGCTTAAGTCTATCGTCATCAATTCTTTTCTCTACTAATGTATTATATAATTCATCCTTCTTTGAGTTTCCCCTTAAAGCATATTTTTTAATTGCCGTGGGTGATAGGATAAAAAAATTATTAGGATCTATCTTTTTTATTATACCAGATCTAACCAAAGCAGTAGTCATAGAAATATCAATAAGAGAATTACCGGAAGATCCAAACGAAAGTCCCTCCATACCAACTATAGTTTTTTCATTTAAATACGGATCAATTAAATCTATTAGTTTTTCAGAAAAATAAACTGCATTTACTATTTTGTCCCTTTCTATTATGTGATATTCCCCCTTAAATTCTTTTTTCTCGATTATATTTATATCTATTGATTTACTATCATTCAACACATGAAAAGGAGATCCCTCCTTTTTCAGCATCTTATCTATAATGTTTTTTGTTCGGTGAAGACTAATCCACTTACAAGATGTTTCTTCCAATATACAAATACCAGGAGAATTCAATGAGAAATCTATACCTATTATTCTATCCGATTTCAAGATTAAGATTAACGTAGTTGCATTTAAAGCCTATACTAAAAGTGGAAAATTGAGGGGTAGTGCTAGCATAGTTTAATTGTATCTCAGACAGTGAGGTGTATATTGGCTGCTGTAAAAGTACACTAGCCATAACAACTCCATCATTATCGAGAAGTAACAATCTGAAGTCGGGAAGATACTCGTTAGGATTTTGGAAATCTAAAAACTTTATGATGTTCTCGTAAAGGACCCAATAGTTTATAAATCCCTCGCCCAATTTAAAAGTTACTGTGAAATCCCTCTGAATTAAATTCTGGAGAGTTGTCGCGCTTTTATATGTCTGTTTAAATCCACCGGGTCTAACTTGTTCTACTGAATCTATAGTTCTTAGAGTTGGGAAGTTAACCTGCTGTATCGTAGAGTTTATAAAGTTATCTACGGTATCATAAGGAATAGGCATCCTATTGATATACTTTTCATACTTTTGAAGGACTTCAGGTAAAATAAATCCCTTTGGAAAATTGAATATGAAGCCATTTTGCCTGACATTTAAAATCATTTATTAGGGTTATTTTTAGCAGAATTGGGATCGTCAGTAACTGGAAATCCTAAAGCGTTACAGTATTGTATATATTTTTTGTCGAATGCTCCATTTTCTAGTTTTGGGTGAACTTGGAGAGCTGCTGTTAAGAACTGAGCTGCTTTAAGTCCTTTAAATAAATTAGCACCTGGCGCTCCTGGAGTAAAATAATAATTAACAACCTTCTGCACACTTAAGCCCTGAGATTCTCTTCCTGATATAGAATCTGCCAAAGCATCAATGTTTATATTGTTAGCCTGTATGCTACTCTTTAAAGGCGTAGTAGTTTCTCCCTTTCCTGTTTTTACGAAACCCCCAGTTGTGTTTAAAAGAGATGCAGGTTTAACACTAAGGATAGAGCTACTTCCTAGACGATAAGGTTTTTTAATTTTAAGAGATTTTGTTACAGGAACTTTAGAAGTTATTTGATTTCCTTCAGATGTACTAGCTCCAGTTGTTCCGGTCGATCCAGTAACTGCCACGTCTGTAGTAGTAACAACGCTAGCTCCAGTAACTCCTCCCGTAGCTGGTGTAACTTCTCCAGTAGTAACACTTGTTCTTGCTATAAATTCTGCCTGGGTTTCCCAAGATCCGGAATATAGCTTAGTTTCAGTTCCATCTGGTGTTTTTGTTATAATATAAAAATCCCTTGATGTAAACCCTAATACTTTTTTAGAATTAGTATCTACAACTTTAAATGCTATCTGTCCAGCAGAAGGATTAGAAACAGTCGATTTATTTTTTATATTCTCAACTCTTACACTTTGTCCGCTGCTATCAAGAAAAACTATATAGTAACTTAGGGATGTTCCAAGATCAATTATTTCAGGAGATGTTCCTTCCTTGTAATTATAGACTGTAAACTTGTAGAAGTTATCAAAAGGATCAACAACTATTTTTCCTTTGCCTTGTCCAAATATTTGGGTTGCACCAGGAACTGATGTTTCTGATATCAAATCACCATTCCTATCTATTACCAATGTTTCTTTCGTTATTGATATGCTGTTATCCTTATAAAAAACTGGAATTCTTTTTTCTATAGGAGCAGCAGGATTTGGTATAATTCCACCAGATACAACGTTTGGTGCTTGAACTATTTTATTATAAACCTTCTGTGAATAAGCTCCAGTAGTAAGGGAGATCACATTGTTTTCTTTCCCGTATTTGTTTACATCGAAAGAACTAATAGACGATCTTCTGATTATTTGATTCTGATTTCCCTTATTAACTAATCTCATAGTGTAGTTAACTAAGAAAGAAGTGGTTAATGGATTTATAAGAATCGGCCTAAATATACTAGGAGCATTAAAATCTTGCGCCTGTGTGTTACTGAAGTTATAAGTTGTAATATATGTTAGTCCAACTTGTTCTTTAACTTCTATTTCATTTATCACATAATAAATGTTTCCAACTTTACCTTCAGCGTTTAGAAAATCCTCTAAAAAATTTCCATCCCAGGTTGGATAAAATTCTAGATAGTTGTAAAATTGATTTTGTTGAATAACAGCAGCTAAGGAAGAAAAATTATCCTTAGGTATTACGGACAGAGAGCTTCTTAACTGTGCTATATAATTTTCATATCCATTCTTAAGAACAGTCTGGGTTACCTCATACAAGGACACGTTTATCGGAGCGTCCTTTAAAAATCCATTTCCATCTGAAGATATCTTAGCTGCTAAAGTGTTTGCCTGTGCGGGAGTATTTGCTAATATATCAAACTCATAAACCATGTTAGCATAAGCAGGAATCTTTACCTCTATGTAATGATCATAAAGAGCACCACCTAAATAGATAGGGTTAGGATTAAGCACCACAGAAGAAGTGTCAGATTTAGTTATTAATCTTTGAAATATAGTTGCTTTCTTTCCTGTTCTTTCTTGGAATTCTCCTTTTATTATTATACCATCTATGTTTTCGAAATTGTATCCTGCTACTATATGGAATTTTATAGTGTCATAATAAACTCCTATGTTAGAAGGAAATACGACAGGTAAATTGTTTACCGGGGTTAATTTAGGATCGGTATCTAGATAGGGAACTAAATAATCCTGATCTAGGGTTACAAATCTATTTTTGTCAGTTTGTACAACACTAAGATCCCTTACGTTTCCCGTCGTGAATTCAGATGCTGGGTTATTTAATATCTGAACAGCATTATTGAAATATCCATTAACAATTTTCTCATATCCTATAGCAGGATTACCAGTGTTAACATAATAAATTTCAGGAGTCGGTGCAGTAGTGTAGTCATACTCCATTAATAGGTAACTACCAAACTTTATAAATCTTTCCGTTGAGGTATAAGCCATGATTTATATATCCTTAAAATTTAATGATAGAAAATTGTATACCCACTCCGACGTTAAACATTGCACCTATTATTGGTTTCCCGTTTATACCATAGCCACCCCCAAGTCCAACCCCAACATAAGGACCTACAGAGAATTTCTTAGTCGGAAACATATTCTTTAAAACAGTAGATTTATAGGGATCAATAATAGCACCCTCAATATCAGTTATCTTCATTCCTGGATATTTAGGGGTTACAAAAATCTCTAGGGATTTATCCTTCTCCCTTAGTCCAGTTACAAAAGAAAATCCCATTTCGTCCTTATTTATTCTGGTAACACCGGGGGTCACTTTATTGGTAACTGAATCTATTTTAAAGAAGCTATTACCTGAAAATTTCCTGTAATTGTTAGCTGAAAATATTGTATCAAATTTCCAATCCAAACTATAACTTCCATCCTTGTAAATTGTAAGATAGTTATTAACGTATTGGGTGTCAGTCTCAACAACTGTTTCTACATCATGTATAACAATAACCTGTCCTTTAACTTTCTTAAGCTCGTCAGAAAGATTCTTATTTAGATCCTCCAAATTCTTTTTAGAAGCAAAAAGGGTTTTTCTAACATACATGTCTTCCCCTGCTCTATTTTTTTGGACTCTTACAGAGTCTTTCAGAGCAGCTAAATTGTGATTTTGTACAAACATCTGGGACCTAAGATCCGCGTTGCTTCTACACTGTCTAAATAGCAATAAGAGTAATATTGCAATAACTGCAACAAGCACTATATCTTTTCTTTTAAGAATTTTGGTAATTAAAAATTCTTCTTTCATCTTTTCTTGTTTTATTTAATAGATCTATGGTCTCAATTGTTTTTCTTTTTAGATCTTCCAATTTTTGATCATTTTCTAATAGATCTTTTTTATTTTTTAAATGCTCTTCTATCTCTCTTTCAAGTTTATTCAGATCATTATGTATATCTGAATATCTTTGTATGAACCAATTTTTATCCATGATTAACCTATTTCCTGTATTATAAAGCTAACTGTAAGTGTTCCGGTCGCCGCACCTAATATTATAAAATCAGTGAATGTTGTTGTGGAATTAAAGTGAACCACATCTATAGTTGGAATACCTGAACTGGCGCTAGTATACGTCGGGATTGCAATAACATTACTGGTAGAAAAAGGATTACTATAAGTTACTCTTAATTTTGCGGTGTTAAGTCCAGAAGCAACCATTCCGACGGTAAATCCTGTTCCGTAAACTATAGTCGCTGTTGACCCGTTTATATGAGCAATAGCTTTACCCGATATCATATTGTATATCGGGGTTCTTGCATTTAAAGTTATTGATCCTCCTTGAAAAAGCCCGTCACCAACGTTTAATGAATTAGTTATATTTCCACCAGAAGCATTAACGTTGCCCCCAAAAGTACCGGTAGCACTTATATTAAGATTCCCTATTCCGCTAATATTTCCTTTAGCACTTATTGCTGCATCATTTCCTGCCCCAGATACACCAATAGCAGCATTGTAATCTATGGACTGTCCTACTGATATGTTTGTACCCAAATTAGAAACGAAGAATCCAGTAGCGCTTGCTGCAGTTACCGGGGATGCCCCCGTTGATGCACCTACTGCAATAGCAACAGAATCATTAGCGCTAGGTCCAGTAGATGGATTTAGAGGAACAATAGAGGTTATTTCTATTCCATTTGGATAATTGTTCACTGAAAACCCAGTAGCAAAAGTCCCCTTTCCAAGTGTAGAAGTTGTAGAATATAAATTTCTATGTACTTTTAGTAAAGAGTTACCACCAACTGGTTTATTAGTACCTGTTGCAGCTAAATTAAATAGAGAACGTGGATCGTCTGTACCTATTGTTTGAACTCCAGTAACATATAAACTGTGATTAGCTCTATTATTTGCTCGAAATGTTGCACCTGTTAGTGAGGCTAATTCTGGAGAGATATTAGAATTAACTCCAATAGAAACCCCTCCGGATGTACTCCCAGAAGCACCGTAAATTGATAATAAAGAACTATTTATTGTTCCCATAGTAATGGTGTTTCCTCCACCAGTACCATTGGCCATAATTTCTAATCTCTTATTAGAATTTTTAGTTTCTATAAGAGTTCTGTATGCTGAATTAACATAATTATAAACACCGCCATTTACAAATGTTGTAACCGAAAAAACAGGACCAGAAGATCCTGAGTTAGATACATTTGATATCTTCTGAGTGTAATTTATTAAGGGTTGATTAAAACCACCTAAGTTATACCCAGTCCCTGCAAAAAATTCTTGAACTATACTAGGACCTGTCCCAGATCCGTCAAAGATGCCGTCACCTATTATTGTTCTAGGAGAATAATTAGCTCCTTTAGTTTTTATTTGTATACCCGGACCGAAGTTAGGAGATGTAACAAACAGTTGAGGATATCTTCCAGCTAGCTCCGAAGGTCCAGTTGTTTGTAATCCTCCAGAGTTATCTCCGGTCGGATCAGTGTACCCAAACATAGCATGTCCCTCTGTGAATAAAACCCCTTTATTATAATTAGGCGTTCCCGATTGTCCAACAAATAAGGAAGATGTATGAGGCGCAGATCCTGTTCCTATACTTACGTTACCATTAACTGCTAATCTTCGGTTATCAACAGAAACACCGACATGTTTAAACTGTCCGGTCCCTAATCCTAATCCTACTCCGGTAGAGTTAGCAAAAATGGGTGCATCGGCTTGATTAGAAGGCGTAGATGTATTATTAGAAAGTTCTAAAAATCCTCCATTAGAACTAGCATCTATAAAAGTCCCTTTATTAATCGAAGACGTCTTAAGTAAGATATTATCGCTAGATGAAGTTGCGGTTATCTCACTGCTGCTCAGCATATTTATACCAGACTCAGCAGTTGCTCCATTAGATACTATTCCTATTGATCCCTTAGGATTTACAAAGCTAAGATTATAAAATCCTAAACCCACACCAGTAGATCCGGAAGGGTTAACAGAAAGGTCCCAAGAAAAATATGGATTGTAAAAGCTCCCGGTTGAACCAGATCCGCTCGAACTTATATCAAAAGTGGATCTAGCAAAACTTATTAATTTTGTTCTATCGTCCTTTGTAGCAATCTTTAGCTTTGCGTTTTCAAAGTTTAAATTGTCTATGGAAATACCTCCTGGTGTGTATTCATTAACAGTGGAATCGGATAATACCAATCCCTTATCTCCTGCGGTTGCACCAGCCATTAATATAGCCTGAGCAGTTGCACCGCCAATTATATTAACAGGGGTTACCTTCTGAAATAAATCCCCAGCACTTAATCCATATCCCGTGTTAACCCATCCAGTGGCAGTGAACACATAAATATCCTGATTTGCTGAGTCCGGATCTAGCCAATAATCACCCAAAGTTGGAAAATTAAAAGGATTTGATCCAGTAATTCCACCTGAAGCAGGCGATGTATCCTGTACAAACCATTTAGTTCCGGAAGGTCCTTGTACTCCCTGAACCCCTTGTGGTCCTTGAGGTCCAATCGGTCCCGTAGGACCTATCAATCCTTGAGCTCCCTGTGGTCCTCCACCTGCACTAAGTATTTGATCGAAATTATAATTTAATTTATCAACTATGGTAGACTGGTTGTCTCCTTGTAAAATATTTAGTATATTAATCTGTGGCATCTCTTTTTATAGTTACATTATATATCAAAAATCCATCCCTCTATTAAATTTTTCCTATATCTATAGAGAAACAGACAGAATAGTTAAAAGAAGGATCTTTAGGGATTCTAAATTCATATCTTAGATCATTCACTTTAGTGTATCTCACCTCTCCTGAATTGAAATATCCATTAATCAATTTCTGATAGTCCGCTAAATTTCCTATTACGGGAACTAGAGTCTCGGTTGCTGTGATGGGTATTTTTTTAAGATATCCTCTGTTTAGTTTGGATTGAAATATAGGAATTATATTCTGATTCATATATTCTTTAAAATCATCATCAATATCAGATGTGCTACCAAATCCAAATTCTGGAATTATAAATTTGTTAAACGATTCTTTTCCTCCATTTTCTAGGAAATATCTATTTAACATTCTATCCATTAAAATAACACCTTTTAATTCAGTTGGGTTATTTTCCCATAGTATTTCATAGTTGGGGTAGTTATTATAGTTCAAATCAAGAACATCCTTTAATGATTGTGGATATACTAATTGTTTTTGAGAATTTATTAGATCCGGGGTCTGCATAAATTTGCTACCAAAGAAAGATTTTTGTTCTTTCATTACTCTTGTGCCAGGTAGGTTTACATATCCGGTAGGGCCTGTATATTCTCTATAAAATCCAGGATCCCAAGAACTTTCGAAAATAGAAAGATTCCTTCTATCTACTGGGGTTTCTCCTATGATGTTATAAACCGGATTATAAGGAGAATTTTGTCCTATCCTAAATATCCACTGAGGTGAATATTTGTAATAATTAACATTTCTAGATACCCCGAAATTATCTTTATATGGTCCGAAAGAACAGTAAGAATACTCTATCGAGTCTATCGCTTTTATATTTCCTCCCATGAATTTTCCGCCCTCTGCTACATAATAGATAGGGGAAGGCAAATCATAAGGTACATCCATTTCTATATAAGCTCCAGTAGTTCCTGGTGTACCGACTAGTGTATATCCCTGCGTTATTGAATCATTGGAGAAGTTGTTACCAATTTGTTCTTCTGAAAAATATATCTGATATCCAGTATTACTAGGATCACTAAGATCAAAATAATAAGTTATTCCTTTAATTAAATTTATTTCTCCCTGTGGTACACCATCTATTTCTAAACAACTAGTAGAACCAATATCATATAATAATGATTTTTCTGGTTTTTCAACTATCTTTACTATAAATGTACTATAGTTTGGTATTGCCCATTCAGGAGCATCATATTTTACATTCTCAAAATTTAAAACTTCTCTAAAGCTAGGAACATATTCTCCCCCATATCTATAAAGCTCACTCTCTCCTTCAACATCTTCAGTTTCATAGCCAACATTAAATACGCTTAATTCTTGGGGTTTATCCGTTATTTCTACCGCAACAATAACTGTTTCCTGTTCAAAGAATGAAGGCTTTATGAACTCTAAAACAAATTGATTCTCTAATACCTTTGTGGTACCAGATGTTTCGTCCCACTCATAAGTTAAATAATCTATGTAAGGATATCCAGTATTTACCCATAAGGAAAGATTAGCAAAAGATATTTTTTCTAATATATTTTCCCAATAGCCAACTCCACCTTGCCTTTGATAAATAGGAATATTAGAAAGTGAGGAGTAATTTGCTATAGTTGGTATATTAACAGGTCCAGGAATACCAATATCGCTAAAATTAAATTCGTATCCCGGCTGTGTGTTAGTAAAATTTATAACCTCCTGTCCAACACCAGTAGGAAAAGGAAGAGTATACCCGTTGTAAGGCGAAGGTCCAGCAATTCCATAGAAAGATCCAGGGCTGGTAGAATTAGGTCCAGAAATAGAATCCGGTTGAACAGAAGGAAGATAGGTAAAGTTTACTTCGTCCCTTAAGTCAGTTTCGTAATCAGGATTAGGAATAATATAAATTTCACCCTCATTTCCCACTGTACCTGGATTAACCGATGAAAATAGTCCTTGTATATTAGGTGCTGATGATATATTAAGAGCTGAAGATAATTTTATATCCCCAACAGTTGGTAATTCTACTAATCCGGAAGGAAGAGAAGAACTAACAACCGTAGAAAAATAAGAACTGTCTAGCTTGTCTTTTAAAGAGTATAATAAGAAATAATCTAGATCTAGATATTGGTTTTCCGGGCTTATATCTTCGAAATTTAAAACCCTAGCATCCTCAATTAAAACCTCAACGATAAAAGTTATATTCTTAAATGTTCTATTCTCTATTACTTTTACTTTAACTGGTGTTTGTATCTCGTCCAGTATATTTCTTATTGGCACTACGACACAAGAAAACTTATAGTCGTCATAAAAACGATCATCCTCTATATATTTAGTAGATTCTCCCTGAGCATAGTCAGTAAAGGTTCTTTTAATTCTTACTTTAGCTCCTCTAAATAATGTTTCAGAAAATTTACTACCAGTATTGAAATCGAACACTGAATATCTTTCAGTTAGTCCTATTTTGTTTATTGTTGTGCTCCCTGGATAATATTGTGCTAAGTCGTCACCCTCTATTGAAAAATAATCCAGGAAATAATCTCTTAAAGCTGGATTTGCATTAGTCAAGAATGACTGATCGATCTCTCTAGCCAAATAGTTCTTATCTAAATGTACGCTTTCTTCTGGAAAGGAATAAGGGGGTTTTTGTAACTGATACCATTCGTGTGTAAAGTACTGTGGATCTTGAGATCTTCTAAAAAAGCTAGGAGAAAAATTTAAAGGACTAAAAGCTATGTTAGCATTTAATCTGTATCCATTTCCTCTGACATCTGTTCCTCCTCTATAAACCCATTTAGTTATATAAGGACTAACTCTACTGTTTGTAGCAAACACTGGATTATAGTTGTCCTGCGTGTAGTCATATTCAGAATTTAGCTTACCAAAATTTAATTGCTTGTATTTTGTATCTAATCCTATAGCATTGTCGATAAACTGAAGGGATTGTATTCCATAAAATCCAGGGAAGGCATCTAAATCCGGATAAAAAGAATAGTCGAAATTACTAGGAGTAACACCAACTGTAATGTTACCTCTAGATGATAGCGTAGGGAAAACATTAGACTCTGCCCCAGTCGATCCTGTAGCTAATGTGTACTGATCCTCACCTACTACCCCTTCAAAGAAATTTGGACCAGTTATCGTGTTTCCACCATAATCTACAAATGCTCCATTAGAAACAAAATAAGTTTTCCTCGGAACTATTTTAGTTATCCCAGAGGGTTGCACATCTAAATGTTTATAATATTCCGGGGTTGGTGTATATCCGTACTGGCTATACCAGAAATCCATATCAATTTCCCTTAATCCATAGAAAGAAAAAATACCCAGTGAAACATTATAAGTATTAAAAGCAGAAATAGATCCAGATGTACCAAAAGCTATAGATTCAGTAAAATTAGCTATTTCAAGAGTAGCGTGGGTTTCAAAATCTTTAAGTCCTACTATTTCTCCTTTTTCATCTCTAGCATACTGATCAACAAATCTATATTTTCCTATAACGACGGAAGCTCCTTTATTGGAGTATTCTGGTATATTATTAAATGAATCAGTAACTGTACTTTTTATAGTTTCAATAAAGGTTTTACCTACCTCTATCTTATTTGCATCCTCTATTTTAACTTTAACTCTTGTATTAGAATAATTAGATCCACCCAGAAAGGATTGTCTTTGATTTATGTCACAGACATCTTTTTCGTTTATAAAGACTATACCTCTTTTGGAGTCGGGCATTCTTTGGAGGGTTGTAAAGTTTTGGAAAAAGTCTAAATAATATTTAGTGTTCTCCTGCGCACCTACTGCGTTTGTTCTTATTACAACTTCATCCCCGGAATTAAATGCTTCAAAGGAGTTGTAATTAAAGCTGTTAAAAATTCCAGTTAAAGCCTCAGCAATTTTTTCATTTGTTCCGAAGGGATGGTAGTAATAAACTTCATCCTGAGCATAGAAACTTCCTGGGCCCCACTCGTCAATAGTGGAGGAAAGATCAGATGCCCTTATTATGTCATATTTAGCTCCAGGTAATCCGTGATATCCTAAAGGGTTATAAAATATAAATGAATTCTCATTATAATTATTTAGCTCCCCCGCTATTCTAATAACACTGTATCCTCTCCCTTTTTGTCCTGTAGTTACCGCTGGATATTGCTTTCTAGTGTCTATGTCTTTTCCTGATAATAATGATAAATCTAGGGAAGTATCCTGTATTACTAATTGGTTCTCATATCCGCTTATCCCGTAAACTGAATATAGAGGATCAGGGGAAGAATTTCCATAATCCTCGTATCTTTTTAATGAATGAAAGTTATCGTTCTTATCTTTTATCCAAAAAATTTTTGTCTCCTCTAATATATTTACATCGTCTGAGTTTGGTATAATACCAGATATCTCATTAGGATCTAAGTATAATCTTACTCCGTTATCATTATATTGATAATAGGAAGTTTCTTGAAAGTAGTATCCTTTATTATTTTTTTCGGGTACGGGGATATTACCAGACGATCCTTGACTCTTATAAAAAGCATCCCCGTCTATCTTAAATTTAGCTATCTCTGGTGCATTAACATATAACCCAAAATATCTATTTATAGTGTAGTTTGGAGAATCGTTATCATTAAACAAGAACTCCAGATTTAAAAGCTTATAGCTTAATATACCATTATTTCTAAATCCATTAGTTATAAAATCTTCGAATCCTATTTGTGTTTCTGGATTTTTATAATAGTCTATTAAGTAATCCCCTTTCTTATCAAATATACCAACCTGGTAATTAACACCGTTAAAGGTGGTTAACTGATTTTCTTCGAATCTAACATCAATTAAACTGTCTGTGTATCCAGGGGTTGTTTTTATTTTTCTTAGATACTTACCTATTTTAGTATTCTCAGTTAAATCAAAACTTGCTACAACAGTAGATTTAGGAAGTATCTTATCATAAAAATGATCCTCTGTGTTCTCTACATTAGCCATGTTATATAGAGGATCTAAAAGTATTACAGACCCTTGTCCCTGTAGAACATTAAAAGTGAAAGAGGTAGCTGTAAAAACGTTACCGTCAGTATAAGTTTGGCTTCCAGAGGATATTTGAAATGGAAGATATCCAGGACTTTGAGGATCTACGGAAGTGTCCTGTAATACTTTATAAGTAGTTCCAATAACAAGAGAAGTTACTGGAACCTTATATGAGTAATCTATAGGATCATTTAATTTAAAAATAACAAAATGATCTGGTATATCTTCACCCAGCCAAAAAGGAGCTAGGTAAGAAAAATCTTCATCATATTTATCGGAAATCAAAGGGGAAACACCGGAGCTATAAAAAAAGCTGTAACTATCAGATAGGTCTTTTATCTGGTTTTGAACAGGATCCCCCTCTCCAATCATTCCAAAAATAAACTGAGATGGTGTTTTACCCTCTCTGAAAAATCTATAAAGATCCTTATCATAAGAAGTTTCCGGAGATATTCTAAAGCCTTTGTAATAGCTATTAGACATCTCAGAATTAGAATCTATAGAATTAAGCCATATATCACTCTTAGAGTCAACGGTAATTTTTACGTTTCCAGATATCCTTGGATTGGCTCTGAGAACTCCGAAAGACGAATTTTGTTTAATTATTTTCCTTGCCACTTACTAGATAGTTGTTTTCTTACTTTGAGAATAAGCTGGTGAAACTAATGAAGTCTTAGTATAACTTCCAGATACTAAAACATCGAAAGAAAAAAGATCCTCATTTTTCACCTGTATATCTATTCCTATTTTCTTATTATAAGTAATATTCTTAAGGTTACCTGCGGATCTCCATCCTCCAACATATCCTAGTTTATCTTGAGCTCTCATTTGAAAAACAAGTGGTACTGTTATAGCATTCTCCTGTCCAAAATCTAAAGTCTTTTTAGCTAATTGGGTAGAACCCTCGATTTGAACTGCTGTGTGATTAGTAGGAGCCATAAATAAATAAGCTCCACAGGAGAACTTACCACATAAGAATTCATCGCTTTCTACAAACCCTAATTTATTAGGGTAAGAGTTATCATCAGTGCCGAAATTAGATCCTGAGTTAGCTGGATAATATTCTAACTGTTGGTAAGAAGAAGATTGAAATCCAGGTACTGAAGATGATATATTAGTGTCGGTCTCAAACCCTAAGGCATGTCTAAAAGAAGGATAATTCATAGGCCCAGTAGGTAAAACCGATGGTCTTATCAAAGATTCAAAAATTGTTGAGTTTCCATCATTTATGTCAGGATGTGAAATATGGATACAAAACTCATTAAGATCTCCGTTAATATCAGGTGCTCCTGCTGTGTATGTTCCTCCCCATATGTTAGCATTAGCACCAGCATTTACCACACCTGTTGTAGATGGTTTAAATGGTATTATTATCCCGTCGTTATTTATTGGTAACTGGCTACCTCCTACAGATGAGCCATTATCTATGTTCCACGATAGTGATGTAGGTGGAATAAAATATAATTCTTCGTCAAGCCCTACGCTCTTATATCTATTGTAAACAAACTGGGAAAAAGCATTACCACTTTGATATCCAGAAGCTTGCACGAATGATCCTGGCGAAGTTGTATTAACATTAGCATCGACAATACCAGAAAGCTGAATAGGGGTTTCTCCGTATTTTCTATTGTTGTTGTAATCTGTCTGTCCGGTAATAGAATTTGGTGCTTTGACATTTTGTCCTCCAGGAATCAAGGAAGAAAGCTCTAGAGGAGTTGCTGCTTCGTTTCTTAGTTCTAAATAATAGACTACATTTGCTATCTTACCTTTATTACTAGGATTTGAAAGATCTATAAGTTGATCATAATATCCTCCAAATAAGTTTATAGTACTTCCTGGGTTGATCTTGTTAGATGTGTTTCCGCTTCTTATATAAACACCAAGCGTCCCCTTAGCTCTAGCTATTAAGGCCCTTAGAGACTGTAGCTCATTATCAATTTGAGTTAATTTCTGAAAAAGATCTAATGCTTTCCCTGTTGCATCAAAAAATCCAGATGCAATAACGGAAGAATTGTGAGCATAGAATTTATCCCCTGATGTAAATTGTGTAGATAAATGTTGATCTAGACCTTTTGCTTGTAAATCGCTCTGCACTTTAGAAACCGCTGTGTCAGTATTATTTTGTACTACAAAAGATGAATTGTCGACCTCAACTACAAGATCAGGTGGAAAATCAACTATTGCAGAAGTCGACCAATCTGAAGTTAGAGGATTAGTTGGCCACCCAGCCTCAGATATGGACTGTATTTGTATTTCCACCTTTTCCCCTTTTGTTATAGGAATGTCTAGCTGATTTATATTAACAGTATTAGCGTCGCTAACGTCCTCGATTTGCCATACATATGTTCCAGTATTAGTGTCATATACTTTTTTCCTTACATCGCTTTTAAATTGTTCCCAGTTAGTAAACTGCCCGGTTTTTGCTACTCCATTATTATCAATATAATCTATCTGATCTACACCATTTGGATTGCCAGTCAACGAAAGATATCTATATCTTACATTAAATTGAACTATATTTTGTTCTCCAGTCTTAGGATCCACTATAGGTTCAGGTATAGGCCAAAATCCCCTTACTCTGTATTTAGGTGCCTCTGTTAATTCAGGCACCGCTATAATTAAATTATTTAATTCTGTTATATTAGTAGATACTAATTCGGTTTTAACCCCCTTGTCTTTTGAAAGAGCACTAATTTTATCATTGAGTTTCTTAAATTCTGCAGTTGGGGTTTTACCAACTGAGGTTGTTGTTAATTCCGATAATTGTTTTCTAGTTTGATCTATTGCCCTATCTATTGAATCTATTTCATTCTTTAGTGTGTTTTTTGTTTTAACCTTATCTTTAAAAGCATCACTTTCTTTAGAGTTTGTTATTTGTGAGTTTACTCTTACCACTTTAAAGTTACCAGGAGAAACTACAGGAGATGATGGAGTTTGCCCATATATAGCAGGGATTGTATTATCTTTCGCTGATGCTATAAATATTTTACCGAAGTCAGAAACCTGTGAGTTATAAAAAGCCTCTAGTGTTTTTACACCGTCGGTAGTTGTTATCTGGAGCTCACTAGAAAAAAAACAAATACCTGGACTATATTTACTAGATGCGACATTAAAGTCCCCGTCAATAGATTTAATAAATACCCCTTGTCTTTCGTCAAATCCAACGTTTACTTCTACCTGTCTATTAGACAATACATTAGAATATATTGTTAGCACCGAATCTCCGAGTTGGATAGCTTCAAACCCAAATAATCTTTTAAATACTACTGTTTGATTAGTTGAATCAATTGATGTTATCTCGTATTTAGTTCCCCCCGCAGTTATTAGTATTTCTCCTTTAGTTAGTGTTCTGGAGTTTTCTGTGTCTGCTAAAACGTCGTTGTACCTTAGTGTGTTAAGTTTATATTTTCTAACCGTATTAGTGGTTGTTGTTCCGTTTACAGTTACTTGTACTTCCTCGTCAAATATCCTTAATACCCCAAAAGAACCTGTATATCTTATTGTTCTTAAATCTAGATCATTTATCTGTTCATCAATAAAATATTGAATTCCTTGGCTTTCTAAAGAAGCTATAAAATCACTATCACTTAAATCATTTCTGCCCTTAATATTATTATCAAAATATTGCTTCTGTACATCGGACTGTGTGTTTGCAATTATTCTTTTTACATAAACACTTTCTGAATTTTCTGGGATTTGATTTTCAACATCAATTTCTATATAAAGAAGAGGATTTAAGAAAGATTCAAAAAACCAGTTATTTCTAGCTTGGAAGGTAGAAGGAACCTGTAAGCTAGCAGGAGATGATGGGTCCTTTAATGTTTTAGCTTGATATATCTTAGCAACTGTGCCGTCCGGATTTCTAACGTTTGCTCTATTGTCTTCTAATCCAGATAAAGCTTTTATGTTTTGATCTAGTCTGTTTATCTCAGTTTTTAAATATCCGAAAGATGGTATTTGTATATTTTCAGAAGTGTTATCATCCATCAAGAATTCCACTTCAACAGAATCCTTGGAAGATGTTGTCACATCATTAAGCTTATTTATAATCTCCAGAGAGTTTTTCTGTAGCCTAAGAAACTGTGCTATTAATGATGAAAATGAATTTTTAGTATTCGACATTTTTTTTATTTTATTTGATCAACTTCAAATATTAAGTTCTTATCGTCTATACAAACAATATCAAAAATTGGTTTATAATTAGATCCAGAAAACTGTGTATTAAGAAATCCTGCAACTACAGATGAATATGGTACTCCTGAAGGTGCTGATTTAGGATATTCACCTAATGCGTCAGTTAGAATAACAAGTGAATAATTTCCTAGATCTATATCGTCTCCTATAACAAGTCTTAAAACCTGTCCTTTTTTCCATTTGTTTATACTGTCATCTATTCTTATAACGATATCATTATTAGCTGTTATTGAAACTCCGTTATTTTTATGTTTTAAATAGTTAGTATAAATTGAAAGAGGAACAGTGTTTCCTGCTACAGGATTTATAGTAAATAAAGAATTATTAGAAATGTTGTAATCCTGTTGAGTAACATTAACCTTCAATATATTAGGAGTGCTCCTATCTACAGATGTCCCGTCCCCGTCTTTTAATAGATCAAGATTATAAGACATATTAATAGAAGTCTGATTTTGTAATATGTTGTTAATAGTATCAGTGTTGTTTTCTATAAGGCTTATAATATCCTGGGTGTTATCAAAAAGTGCTTGGTTTGCTTGTAAAGAAGCTTCGACCACGTCCAATCTTGCTTTTATCTCCGCGCTGTCGTCAGTGTTTATTATTAGATCTTTAAGATTATTAATATCATTCTGCATACCAGCTATCTGTAATGTTCTATCATTAAGATTTTTAGCAGCATCCTGTAAAACTGTAGCAGCATCCATAAAGATAGAAAGAGAGAAAGAAGAGTAGTCGTTAATAGCCTGCTCAACTCCTGTGCTTTCTACATCGGTATCAAACTTTAGATTTATTTTAAATCCGTATGAATTACCATTAAGTTTAGTAATCAGATCGGGTTTAAACTTCTTAAATGAAGGGAGCTTACCTGCGTTTAGGGAAACAGGCTCAGGATCGTTCAGGAAAAGAATCCCATAGAGATTAGTTTCTGAATCTGTAGGGTTATTAGGATCGTAAACATCATAATAAACCAAAACTGCGTTAAACTCGAAAGAAGTTGTAATAGGCGTTCCATTCCATTCTTCGATAGTTGAAATACCTACATAGTTTTGAATAGCTCTATATGAAGCTGGATCAAAATCTATTTGAACCCCGTCTAGATTATTTCTCTTATATGTTACCGAGTAACCTCCAGGTCCTGAAGCAGCTACATATTTTTCAATCTCGTAATTACTATTATCAAAAAAAGTAGGATCACTAAAATACGAGTTTGCCTCGTCTCTTGGGGAATACCAGTTATTTGTAAAAGATCCTGTTGCTGATGTTCCACTAACTCCAGGTTCTCCTAAAACATCCTGATCAAATATTGCTAATTTTGGTAATCCATTAGGTCCGTATAGTCCTGAAGCAGAATCTCTTCCTTGTAAATACTCCGTATCTGTTGGATCCGGAGGTAAGTGTGTCCAGGTTCTATCTGGATAATAATTTTCGTCCGCTATAGTTTTAAATAAAACGTATGGAGTACCTCCGTCTCCGGTAGGAACATGGATATAGACTTCAGAGTATGCGTTCTCTGAATTCTGTACTGAATTTACAACGTCTATATCACCTATGTACTGAACTATCCTTTCATATCTAGAATTAGGCGTACCGTTTCCTGTTAGTAAAGTGTCTTCTTCTACCCATCTTTTATCTGAATATGGATAACCGTCTTTTGTGGTTATTAGTGTTTGGTTTAAAGAAGCTACTACTTCATTTGTGTTTGCTGTCCTGTATCTAACACCTCCTAGTTCTTTAACCCATTTCCAAAAAACTCTTTCAGATACATTTCTTTTTAAATCCTGGTTATAATTAGGATCAGAAATAATAGTTGATTCTAAGTTTAAGCAGTAGTTTTGAAATGATATTTCAGGGGAAGGACTTAGGTTATTTGGATTTGTTAATATAAAGTCTCCAGCGGCAGCATCTAAAAAAGTTGTATCGATAGCATTAAACTGAAAGGTGTTCTCCCCGTATGTAGGAGTTCCAAATTCCGGAAGTTTTAATAAAGCATATTTAGAAAAAGTAAATTTCTTTAATGAATTATTAAAGGTTAAAGATAAATCCTCCGCAGAAGAAGAAAATGTATAAAATGTGCCTCCTTGAACTGCTATAGGTCTTATAAAAGGTGTCTTTGCCATCGATTATTTTTCTTTATTAGAATGTAAAGCCTTGTGTGGAATTAACAATCACCCAAGATCCTTTTTGTGTTGCTGCTCCTTGATCTATTCTTGGCTCCCACATAAGTGTGATTGATGACTTGTATTGGTTACCTGGTGTTTGTATAATAGGATCTGAATAAGATCCGTCCCCTGTGGAAAATCCTGTGTAATAGTAAGGTGAAGGCCCGGTAACTCCCGTTGATATTATTCCGGCAGTCGTGGCAGCATCTACTAGAGTTACTGTGTAACCAGCAGGGATATCAGAAGCAGTTGCTCCATTGCCTGTTGCTGCATAAAAGAAAAATCCTGTAGAGTTTGCAACATCAGCAGTCGCGCCTGAAACAAAGTCTGATTGTATATAGATAACATTTTCAGTTAAATTTAATTGATAAGGACTGGAATATGTTCCAGTAACACCTGCACCTGGTGCAGAAGGAAAAGCTGTGGTTGATCCAACGGTAGCTTTTCTGTTTGTATTTACAAAATTACCAGAAGCTCCTATAGTCATTCTTCCATCTACATTAAGCACACTTTGGAAAGTTGCGGTTGCCCCGAATGTTGCTGCTCCTGAAGCAGAAAGATTATTAACCTGGAGAACGTTCGAAAAAATACCAGTAGCTCCTGCCACTGTGTTTGTGAACACAATAGAACCTCCGCTTGCTCCTGTACCATATATTTCAATGGTAGGTGATCCAGAGGCTGGCATCGCCAAGCTGTTAGTTAGAAGTGATTTAGATTTTATTTGCCCGCTAGATGCGCTAGAAACGTCTAATGATCCAGTTAACACATTGATATTAAAAGTGTTTTCTAAATCGTTGTAAGCGTTCTCTAGAAGCAAAAAGTTAGCATTAATGGTTAATCTTGATCCTGAAATAGAATCCGTTCCAAGGATTTCGGTAATTGTTATTGCCATTTGAATTTTCTTTTTTTGATATATATCCTGTATTTAATACTTTAAGAAAAGACAGGGTTAATTATTAAACAGAGAAACATTGGATATGTTTCTCAAAATAAAAAAAATCTTATGGATACAGGAAGCAACTGGACACAAAAAAGGAAACCTAAAAACCCCATTAAATTTAAAATCAATCTAAACGAAGAACAAAAAGATGCAAAAGCTACTATTTTAGAAAATCCAGTCAACGTTCTTAAAGGAGCTGCTGGATCTGGAAAAACATTGCTAGCAGTACAAATATCTTTGGATATGCTATTTAATAGGGAAATCGAAAAACTAGTTATTACTAGACCCACAGTGGCAAAGGAAGATATAGGATTTCTCCCTGGGGATTTAAAAGAAAAGATGGATCCGTGGTTGGCACCAATTTACTCAAACCTTGAAATGGTTTACGAGAAAGATAAAGTTGAAAAATTGTTTAGCGATGGGATCATAGAGATTTTACCCTTTCCTTTCATGAGGGGTAGAACTCTTGTTAATTCTTGCGTGATTGTAGATGAAGCACAGAACGTAACTATGAATCAAATGGAAATGGTATTGGGAAGACTTGGGATTGGTTCTAAGATCATCATATGTGGGGATACATCGCAGATTGACCTAAAAAACAAGAAAGAATCAGGCTTGGATTTTATGAACACTATTTCTGCAAGGGTTAATGGAGTTAAGGTTATCACCCTTAAGAAAAATCATAGACACCCTATAGTACCAGATATATTAAACGTTTATAGGGAATATACGACCTGAATTAAATTCCCTCTAGACTAAATCTCAAATTTATAATAAGGAGGGAATCCTAATTCTTTTCTATCATAATAGATGGATCTTAGTAAGTAGTCTTCCGGATTTACAACTTCCGGTTTTAAATCCCCGGCGAAAGCTTCTTTGTGATCTATTACTCTTATCTTTCCTTCGTGTTCAGTCTGGTAGATATTTCCGTTTGCATCTTGAAGTTCACAGTAGATAGTATAGAAACCAGGTTTTAAGAAAGTCCATATAAAGTATGGTGTTCTTCTTAGCTTCACTATTGTTTCTTCAGTCTCCGTGTCAATAAGAGTCCAGATATGATTCTTTTTACCGGGGATTAATGAATCGATAGGATTTATAAATATAGTAGTGGCAAGTGGAATTTCAAACTCCCTATCATATAATTTTTCCTCCTTCCAAGACCAAGAATGCGATCCTAGCCAAGATTGAACGCTCCCTATCTTTAACCCACTCTGGAATCTTTGTTTAGGTATTTTACCTAGGAAAGAATCTAAAGAACCCCCCGGAGGTGAAAGAACAACATAAGGTGAAAATTCGGATTCACCCTCAAAGTATCCAGTTATATAAATGTTTTCTTCCGCGTCTAACACAAGATCCGCTCCAGAATCGTTATTGATTCCACCGGCAGTAACTATGTCTACTAGCAGACCTTCTTTATTAAACTTTGTGAGGTATATGTCCGTACCCCCTCTTGATTCTATTTCTTCCGGTGAAAAATATGCGGGGGAAGTATATGATCCTGTTATATAAACGTTTTCCTCGGAGTCACTTTCTATATCGTAAGCAGTGTCTCCTCCTTGACCTCCACACATTTTTAACCAAATTAATTTTCCAGTGGAAAGAAGTTTAAGTACAAAGATATCAGTTGTTCCTGGGAATGATGATATCTTCTGGTTTTCTATTTCTATAGTTCCCTCATAAGATCCGGTAACTAATACATGACCTTTAGGATCTATACATATAGAGGTGTTCCCAAATGATGTGCTAGCATCATAAGCAAAGCTATCCCCCCATAAGCATGTTCCGTCCCCTGTATAAAATTTAGCGACAAACATATCATGATTCCCTATACCGTTTAGCGTTATAGGACCAAGATTAATTTGTGTGTCAAAAACTCCGGTTAGATATAGATATTCCTCCTTAAGAACTGCTAGCTCATAAGCTTTAGAATATGTTGTAGTGGTGAGTTGTTTAGCCCACACAAATGTTAAGGAAGGATCTATTTTTGCAACGAAAGCAGATTCTTGTCCGGTAGAAGTAAGTGTGTATGTACCTAATGTAAGTGTTCCCTCAAATGCTCCACAGATATAAATATTTTCATACTTGTCTACTTTTATATCACCTAGGAATTGATCTGGAGTAACAGTGACAGTAATTGTATTTAATAAAATACCATCGGAATCATATTTATTTATTTCAATAAATCCTGTAAGATTATTGTCACAAGCAACGTAGATATTACCATTAGAATCAGTTATAACGGATCTGGCATAAATAGGACCTTGTGGAGATGTCGAAGATATAGATGTTGCCCATTGAATAACCCCTCCTTTATTATATTTAGCGATGTACACTCCTTGATCTAGACTGTTTAAATAAATGTCTTGTGTACCAATATTATTAACCTCACCCATGAATATAGTACCAGTAAAATCGCCGATTGCTATAATATCTCCCTCGTTGTCAACTGTGACTTTTACACCCTGATCTGGACTGCTGTTTCCTAGAGTTATAACCCATTCAAAGTTTTCAAAAAGATCCCTTGATTTCTTCTGTGCTATTCTTTCAATCTGTGAGTTTCTCCAATAGGGTTCTTTGTTTGCTTTTTCGTTTAGAATATCTCGTAGAGGAGCGTATAAAAAGACATCGTCGATATTTAAAGATGGAAACTGATCTTTAAGACGATCGATGCTATAACGCTGCCAAATAGGCTTATACCAAGAGTATCTGTCAACATTAGGCATGTCAGGTCTAGTGTAATCTGAGTTCAGTGTGATATTGTCATTAAAAGGGCCAACTATAAAGCTAAATCCTAATTGGGATGTTCCAATTCCACTGTTATTAATGTATTCTACTGAAGGTAATGGAGTTGATGTGTCATGGTAAACAAAATCCCATCCATTAGTCCCTACGGATTTAGATGTTGCATGGATATGTGGTATAATATAATCAAGCTTTCCTATCTCTCCATTGTCAGTAACGAAGAGAAGATTTTTTGGATATGTTGTTTCTCCATTCTTAATAGTTTTCCATGGAGCTGAGAGTAGTGTTTTTCCATGAGAAACATTACAAGGATTTATTAAAGACACTCCATCATTTCTATATAAAACCTTAGTAAAGAAATATCCATCGAAGAAGTATAATTCAGTCCCTCCTGGAGATGCTGTTTGGTCTATAGTAAACCATATATTAGCATTGCCTGTCTCAACTATATTTCCAAACTTACCAGCGGATAATTCGGGATTTGTAGAAGGATTCCATACTGCCCATCTAATATGATCCCAGTAAGCTAGGGCTGATCCAGTGCCGATCCACTTGTGATCCAATTTATCTAGTTCTATCGAATAAACATCGTTATCGGGTAATCCAGAATTAGTGCTTGTATAATTTTTAAAATCTATTCCGTTAAATCTAGATAATCCAGCATCTGTTGCTATCCACAGGTACCATTTATTCATTCCGTAGTATTCTAATCTAAGATCCCTAATATTATCTGAAGGAATATCTGAATTAGATGTTGTGTAAAGAGACCATGATTTAGCATGAGAATCATAGAATAAAAGTCCATCGAAAGAAGGAGATGAGTTACAAGTAAATGCTGCAAATATATCTCCGCTTTGTGGGTTTATTTCTATTGCATTTATACTAGAAGCTGTTATAGGACTAACAGGGTTTCCTCCATTATCAACGAAGTCACTAACAGAGTAAGCAAAGCTATCTGTCGGATCTTTCTCGTTTATTTTAACTAGTGGTGTTAAGCTATTTTCTATTCCTATCCACTTAACATCATTCCTGTCCATCTCTATACAATTAGTAAGAATAGAAACTCCGGGCATAACGCTATTGGAAGAATCATAAGTTGTATAGTTGGCACCGTCGAATTTAATAACATCCTCACCAGTAACCCATATATCTCCATCAGCGTCCCAAGCTATTCCGGTAGGTTGAAAAAGAATAGGAGAATATGTAGGAACTTTGTAGAATTTAGATGTTATGTTTTTAGGACCTGGATTGGTACTAAGATCTGGAGAAATAGGAGTATTGTTTTGGTAAAAATTATTAGGAAGTTCAGAAAATCCTCTAACTGTGTAGTCGAACCTTTTTATGTTATCATCTACTGAATTTTTTAATTGACTAGCAGCTTCACTTAAGTCCAAATAGTTATTGCCAGGTGAATCGGTTTCACCAAATACTATTCCCAATGAATCTTTAGTTACCCTAACCCTGTCTCCATATTGTAAAGAATATAAACTAAATCCACCTAACCAGTCATTGTGGTAATCGTACATATCCCATGTATGGGCATAAGCTTTATCGAACTGAAAATCTTCGAAAGTATCCCACGAAAGACTCTTAGTTCCCCAGAATCTTATATTTTTATTAGGAAGATTTGTAAAATTATATTCTAAGTATTCTTCAGTCTCGTTAGAACCTCCAGAAAAAGCACCAGATGTTAATGACGTAAGTATTGATCCAGTAACTTGTACATTTAAAATTTTACCGTTCCATAAATTCCCGCTGTTATTAGGGGCCTGAAGAGTGAATTTTTTATATCCTGGTGTTGTTGAATCTATTAGATTTATAACCTTGTATTTAGGATTCAGCGGAGAAGAATTTATCGTACTATAAATTAAACTCGTAGTAGCATTAAGATCCCCCTGAAAATTACAATCCGCTATTAATATTGAGTCGGAGGTAATTTTAATATTACCAGATCCATAAACATATCCACCAGTTATAGCAGTGATAACTATCTCTGGTATCTCAAATGTAGTAGTACCAGTTACTGTTATTGGATATTGTCCATAAGGTGCTCCAGTAGAATCATATATCCACACAGTGTCGCCAGAGGAATATCCGTGAGGAATATTTGTTGTTACTATAGCTAAAGAATATCCAGATCCATTATAAGTGCTAAGAATATTATTAATATCGATCAGGGAAACTCCTATTTCGAATTCTATTGTTGCTTTTACTTCTGGGATTTTGCTTAGAACTTCACACTGTTGGCCCTCATTAAAATTATTAGAGTATTCTGGATAGTTTTCTATTACATCTGAAATATCCAGGATCTTATTCGTATTCTCTACTGGAAAAATCCATTGTGAGGGATAGCTTTCCCATTTTAAAGGAGAATTATCCCAGTTGTATATTTCAGATTCTCTAAATCTAGTGATGGTGTTTAGCTCTATTGATCTTCGATCCACTTTCAGTATAGATCTTTTTATTCCTAAAGAAATAGAATTTAAAGTGTCCCAAACTCTGCACTTAACATTGTAATTCCCAACATAAGGTACAAAATGAACTATGGTTTCTAATTCAGGAAGACCCCCTCTTATCTGGAAAAAATATGGGCTTGAATCGCCGTCTTTGTATATAGTCCACTCAATTTCATAGAAATCTAGATAAGGTATTCTATTCCAAGAATAAAATCCATTTGAATGTATAAAATTTTCATAATAATCAAAAGTGTATGTGCTAAATCCCACATTAGTAGGAGTAACTTTCCAGTTTGAATATTCACCAGAACCCCTAGTGTACATCATTTGAATATAAAGGTCCCCTGTCAGTGTGTTATAATCTCCTGCACTACAATATCCAAGTACCAGATTACCAGGAGAACTTACAGATTCCACTCTAACAAACAAAACTTGTGGAGACGCGGTATCAAACCAGTCATTTCCTGCTCCTATATTAATTGTTACGCTGGAAGGAAAAGTTGTTGGTAAAGTAAAAGTGGTAGTACTGTTAACAGTCTGTAAAGGAGTACCGGGATTATTAGAAGTAGTGCTAGTGTAACTAGCTATCTGTAAAGATGTGCTAGTTATTGTTGTATCAAAAGAATTCCAACTTCCACTCACATCGTCCCAAGGTAGAACAAAAGTATTATTTTTAATTATTAGAGGACATCCAGCAGGAAACACATGTTCTGAGCCATTTGAAAATAACTTATACCCCGGATAATCATAGTCACCATCCCCTAAAAATTTAGGCATTGTTCCGTTTTTTACATCATCGTAAAAAGATTGTACTGCACTTTCTAAAGCAGGAATTGCAGATAGAGAATATTCTTGAAAATTAGAATACGGGTCTACCGTATTTCCATAATAACTTATACCCTCCTCTGTTCCGTTTACTGCTGGGTACAAAAGGCCTGATTGATTAGGTTTAATATAAAAAGGTCTAAGATCTTCAATGTATCCATCTTGAGGGAACACACTGAAGTCTACTTTTATACCGCCCTTTATCTCACTTATGTCTAATTGATCTGTCCATCCTCTAGTTTTGTAGATATTAAAGTATACGCCCTCTCCAGTTATATCAATTATCCTAGCGTTAAGTGGTAGATAATCTCTCTTCAATCTTTCTTTTAATCCAAATAGCTTTATAAGTACTTCCTCCGGACTAAAAGCAAACGCATCTTCTACTATAGGATATCCGTACTGATCTTCATCCTGGTCTTCTACTACTCTATTTATATCGTAAAAAAGTCCAAATAGTGAAGTCTTCTTAAAAGATTTAGACGGAAATAATTGTTCAAATTGTTTTTTTAATCCAAAAGTTCCATCCTTTCTTTTACCGTATATTTCTATTTGTTTAAATTTTCCCTCGTTTTCATCCTTAATCAAACTACTTATAAGTTCCAATCTACTTTGTCCCTCTATATTAGGGATACTTAATTCATTTAATATTTTTTGGTTTTGTTGAAGAGGAGTTAGTGTGTCTGCTTCATCTTTCTTTATATTAAGCCAGTACTCCTTGATTCTTAAATCATAATATCCAAAAAACTTTATAGCGTTAAATAGAGATTTGTATGATCCGAGATAAGGGAATATACTTTCACCCGTTAATAGTAACTCCTTTCTTTTATTATTAATTATTTCGTAATCAGGAAACTGCTCTTTGATGTCCCCCTCTCTTACTATTAAAGCATCCGATTGATTAAACTCCCTGCCGAAGTTTCTTAGCAGGACTGCAAGTCTACTATCTTCTCCCTCAACCTCACCGTGAAATCCCAACTTTAAAATGGTAACTGGATTATTAGGATCAGTATAATCTTCCAGAATAAAAGTTCGATCATATATTCCTTCCGTATCCGAATTTAAAGCTATATTAATTTGCATCGATGACTCATTAATATCGCTAGTAACAACTATACCACTTGGGGAATCTACCGTGTCCCCTGGTACTACTTCAGGATAAAATTCTACACTATTTGTCTTAACTAGCACTGGTGCATCTAGTTCACCATCAACTCCTAATTCATAAGTGTATATGATATTAGATACATCAGTTTTTCCATCATAATTAGATTCCCATCTTGTTCTCCATACGGGTGTTCCCGGACTAGTCCCATGAGAGTGTGGAAATCCATATTTTATTTCTGCTGAAAGATCTAAAAATTTTTCTATTATAAAGATGTGCTGTACCTCAAACAGTTTCTCGGAAACTATAGGAAAAAGAACTGATCCTTCCCAATTGGTACTGTTCCATTTAAAAATGTATTGGTCGCCTTTTTTATCGAAGAATAAAAGATTTTGAAGAGTCATCCTATCTTACGTATTTATTATTTTTAGAAACTGTATAATTAACATGGTTCTTTATATACTTAGCAGTTTCAAACCAGTAGTAAACTGTCCTTTCAATACTAGCTAGTATATCCATTCTATTTGCGTCCCCCTGTAATATAGGATTAGATAAAGTATTTTCGAATATCTTACCCTCATAATCAAAACCAACATTAGACCTTTGGTCGTTTTGTGTTTTTATAAATTCGTACCAGCTTTGTTTTTCCATTTTTAGTTTCCTGTTTTTAAAGAACTCTTAAGTAATCCATTTACTCTTGAATTATATGTATAAGGAACAATCGCTCTTATGTCTATATTTATAGATGAGAGAGTTTCCATACCTGCTCCAAGATCGTAGAATATACCATTTCTGTCGTCCCATCCTCCAGATATAACAACTATTTCGTCCTTGCCTATTATTATGTCTCCAAATTCGTCAAATCCTATCTCTGGTGCATTAGGATTCTGTGCCTTAGCAGCTTCGTTTTCTTCGCCAACAAAGTAAAGAAAAACCGAATCAACTCCTTCTATTTCTTCAACAGCGGCAATTAAATCGGACTTAGGTATTTTATCTCTCCTTCTGATATTAAGGAAATAGTCGCTGAGGGTGTTTGTTATAGTTGTTTTTAATGTGTCAGGATCATTACCTTCAAACATTGTTAATGCTATATTTACGACGTACCTTTTTATAACGGGGTCTAATATTTTAACCTCGGTGGTAACTATCTTTTGTCCGCTTTCATCAAGAAGCTGGTATATCCTATCTCTTTGTGGCTGTGTTAATTTAAATCTAGAAACAGGGATATCAAAATAAGTCTCGTTACTTTTTAGTGTTAGCTGGATATCTGGAACCAGTATTAAGTATATGACATTATCATCATCGATATACTGGTCATCAAATGTTGTGAAAGCCTCTATTATTGAAAACTGTCCAAATTTTTCAAAAAATGTTATGTAGTTAGTTGGGTTGGCTAAAACAAAACTTCTAGATGTCTTAGGAGCTATTAATCTTGTTAAATCTACAGACTCTTGGTTTGCCCCCATCTGTGGTGCAATAGTACATGTAACTTGTAGAACTTCAGATAGGCTAATAGTGTTTCCAAATAAATCAGTACCTTCTGAATCGAAATTAAATATAACTTGAGAAGAATTTTCAACATTTATATTACCATTAGCTCCAGCAGATTCAAGATAAGTAACCTCTATCACAGTTCCTGCAGCAGGGGGTAATCCAAAATCTCTATTACCAAAGAAAATATCAATACCTGATATAATTGAACTTTTTACTAGGTACCCTAATCCGTTTCTTGGTATATCATATAAGGAATCGTATCTTTTCCATTCTACCCCATTAACTTTAACATAAACCTCAAAGTTTTCTATACCGGAAGTACCTCTAGATGAGATATTAAAACTTTGAAGGAGTCCTCCTCCTCCAGTATATCGATTAACTGCAAGCGTGCCCTCCATTATTGAACAGGATAACTGTGAAGTGCTGTCCAGGTTTAATCTTGTATATTCTTGTGGAAATTTAAGTAGATAAATTTTACCATTATTCACACATTTTATTTGAGCGTTACTAGGTATAAGAACTGCACTCCCCCCTATATCTTCTATATTTTTACCATTCCATTTTATACTAACTTCTCCTTTAGCAGATATGTTCCTGGTGGGATTGTGTCCAGCTAAAGTTGCCAGTCCATATATTGATGATTCCCTTGTAGCCGTGTTTATATTTAACTCCGTTATCGAATCCTCTATAAAGAATAAGACAAATTGGGAAAGGTTGTCTAATACAAATATTATCTGTCCCCACACAGAAGCGACTGTGAACAACTGATTAGACATTCCATACCTTGCTTGAATTAGCTCAAATGTTTGAGATAATAAATCCGATATCTTTGCTCTGTTTTTTGATAATAAATCCATCTTTATAATATTTTAATTCCTAATATAGGATTTCCTTTTATTGCGAAATCTATAACACAAGCGTCCCTAGTTTCTCCTTTAATAAAACCCACCTGAAATTCAACATTAAAAAGGGAATAAGCTAAGGGTACGTATGTAAGTAAGTGTAGATCTACTGCTCTAGTTAGTGTGTTCTGATCCACTTCTAGATCAAAAATAAGACCTTCTAAGTCTATCCCAAAATAAGGATCTCCAAGAACTTCACCAGGCCTAGTTAACATACAGTTTTTTATCATACCTATGAGAATCTCTACCTCATCGTCAGTATGTAAAAGCCCCTCTTTGTAATTTGGGTCGTCAGGATTTCTTGGATAAATTTCGGAATATCTTGCCATCTTGATCTATATATTCCAAGGATTAATAACATAATAAATTAATTCCACTGCAAGAAGTATGAAGGAGTATTCTCGTCTTTTATCATTTGGATAATTTCCTGTTTTTCAGTTGTACCTAGAGTTTGTATATTATTATAGTTAACTCTAACCCCTCCTGGGAGATTATATTCAAATGTTCCCAACAATCTACCAATGTTAATCTTAGCTTCTGCAAGACAGTATCTAACAAATAACTCATCATCATATAGACTTTCTTCTGAAATATCTATGTAAGCTCTTACGCCCACATCAGTACCCGTAAATTGCGTTGTGGAAGTTCCTCCATCTGTTTGATATATTCTATTAGGATCTCTACCAAGAATAGTAAGCCTCTTTGTGTTCTTGTTGTAGTTAAAAGCATATGTTTCTAACAAATATGCCTTAGCAAGATCAAAGAAAGAATAAAGTACTGTTCTATAAACCAAGTTGTCTCCTGCAAACGGAGATAACATAAGTTCCGATCCTAATAATTTAGAATCCCCAAAATCTTTATCGGGTGTACCAATTAAACCGGATCCGTTTACCTCCCTAACCTCGTAAATAGATCTAACGCATGATGGCATTTGTATTTGTCTAGTAGCTCTAAAAGATTGGGTAGAAAATAATTCTTTTCCCAAAACAAATATTCTATCCTCTACTGCATATTGATAGTTATCATAAAAATAAGATCTCGCCCTTTTTATAATTCTTTTTATCTCCTGCTCGTTTAGGTTATATGGTAAGGCACAGGAATGAGAGATGTCATCTCTTATTTCCTGGATTAAATCTGCTTCGGTCATGGCTATTTAATTATTTGATTTGGAATTTATTCCAGGTATACCAGAAGGCTTAGAATTATTATCAGAGAATCTAGCAGGCTGTGCTGGGCTATCTCCTTCGTTCCTATTAGGGAATTGTTTCTTTTTCAAACTTCCTTTCAACTTCTTATCATCTTCTGTGTCATTAACAACTTCGGTTTCTGGTGATATACTAGCCAATTTTCCAATAAATCCGGATCTTATTATTCCCCCAAATACCTCACAATTTATTTCCTTATCTTTATTGTCAATATAACTATCATGCACTTTATTAGTGAAATAAAGATCTGAAATCATTATCTTAGATCGATTTATTTCGTTGTTTGTTATTAGATCACATTCTTCTATTGTACAGTCGTTTAATTTGCAAGTAAACATCCTACAATTTAATATATTACCAGCTATTTCACCCTCAAGAATATCATAATCCTTAAGAAGATACGCCCTAGTTGTTTTTATATCCTTAAGCTGAAATTTACCTAATGAACTATCATAATTTATAAGTCCTTCCTTTATATTATTTTCCACTATCAAATCATAAAGAACCTCTCTTATTGTAATAAAAAAGGACCTTAATATTTGAGGGTCAGATCGAAGATCTACCATGATATTCATATGTGGATAATTTTTCTGGAACGTGTCCGGATCTATAAAGGTTGATGAGTTCTTATAAATTTCATTTAAGAACATTCTTAACACTTTTAAGTCGTTTTCTGTGAATCCAGTATTAAATCTTAAAACGTCTACAGTATAAGTGATTATATAGTCTATTACTTCTTTTAGTGCTGTGTATCTTTTCTGGTAGTCTTTTCCACCTAGGTATCTAACCTCAAAATATCCCTCTGGAAGTTTTAAGAAATTGATACCCATATTTTTTTCCAAGGGTACCTCAAATAAATTCCTGTCTATAAAAGACACATTAGTAGGGTCAACAAATTTGTTAACAGGAACTATTCTTTTAATTGATTTAGCATACAAAGATCCAGATCTTTCCGGAAATCTTTTGTATATAAAGTTTTCATCGAATCCTAAAATATACTTAAGAATATTAAGCTGATTCATCGGAGGCACATCCGGATATATGGATGCGTCGACGCTTAATCCAAATTGAAAAGCACATTTCTTATCTGTGTAGCCATTCTCATCTATCCATTTTAAGGTTTTAATCAGAATTACTATAGCCTCAAAATAAGGAAGAGGGCCCGTGATGAATTCAACCATCTTGGATCCTCCTGAGTAATCCGGTTCTAACTTAAAAATGTCCTTAGTAGGTTTTAAGCTAGAATGGTATTTTTTAAAGAGAAGTACTTTTTTTCCTAATACCTTTCCTAATTGGTTTGCTATCTCATTTCTATTTAAGTTGCTGTAAAACTCAAATTCAAATCCTAGCTTAGTAGAGTAGAAAAAATCATTAGTAAGTAAATTAGCCAACTTTTATTTCTCAATTAATTGTATTTTAAGAGTAGAACTATCTACACTTAAGATCGAGAAATCCACCGATTGCCCAACCTCGTATTCTTTAATAGAGCTTACTAATTTCTCCTTTTCGATAAGGCCGATTAATCCGTTTTCCATTTTTACAAAAACCCCGAAAGTTTTAATTTTAGTAACCTCTCCTTTATATATTTTCAAATCGGTATTTTCTCCTAAAACTTCGGAGGAAGTATCCTTTATTTCTTGGATATTCTTCATTCTTTCATTTGGCTGTATGGCAGATAAGTTTATTCTTTGTGGATTTTTAATATCAATCACATAGAATTCTATATTGTCCCCAGATTGATATTTTTCTAGATGCTCCCTGTTAGAATCATCAATTGGAATTATACCAGTGTAGATCTCGCCCCATTCAACAAATACTCCATTGTTGGATAGTCCGATAACAACTCCTTGATATTTAGTGGAGAATGAAAGATTCTGTACCTCCTTATCTATAATTTTTCTAAGATATTTTTTAAACGATACAACAAAGATATCTCTTTTTTGATCATATATCTCAACCATTATCATGAGTTCTTTACCAATATAGCCAGCAAAATTCATAATTCTGTTTGCTGCAGCTAGACTTCCTGGAAGGAAACACTCTATTCCAGATAGATCAACCATGAATCCACCGTTACAAACATTTTTAACTCTAACTTTAAATGCGCAATCTTCTTCTTTGACCGATCTGTGCAATTCTCTTTTAAGTGCTTTTTCGTATCCAGCAGAAATAGATCCGTTAAATGCTCCGGATGAATCTTTGTGTATTACAACATCTATAGACTGTCCAGGATTTATTTCCATGACGGGATATCCTAGCTTTCTCATCTTTTTTTTTTCCTTCTTGGTGTCGATTATAATAGTCTGACCAAAGGGGGTTTCTCCTAAGGAAACACCCCTTTCGTTATCAACAGATGTTATGGTTATCTGCTCAGAAGAATTGTTCTGTATGTCCTTTCCTGTTATTTTTTTATTTTCCTCCGGAAAGGTTCCGTTATACATAGCTTCTAATCTTTCTCTTTCAGGTGTGTCATAATCGAAGGAACTAAAATTTTTGTTTTTCATGTTATTTTGGTTTATCGTTGTTTGTAGTGTAAAATTGCCTTAAAATTTCCAAGAAGTTAATATTTTTTTATGTTAAAAGCTTTATTGAGTTCTTCAGGGAGTTCTGGCACAGGATATACTGGATCTGCAGCTCCAAAGAAAAATTTAAATAATCCAGATACATCAGCTGCGCTTCTTAAAAATTCATCTATATAAATAACATAGTATGTATTCTTAAGGCTCATTCTTCTCCAAACTGGATGGTCATCACTCATTGCTATAGGATTTATTATGTTTAGAACATTCCTACCAATAAGTACAGCAAGGGCCCAAGGTATTTTAGAAATTAACTCAGATGAAGCAGTAACAACTGGTAAAACTATTTTATCAGATAAAGGAGTTTTAGGAAGACTTTTAAAATAAGCCCAAAATAAGCTATAAACTATTCTAGCTGGAGGAGGTGCACCTAATCCTATTAAAGCCTGCTCAATCATATCTGTTGGTCTAGCAGGTGGAAAAACTGGAACATTTAATACATTTAAAAAAGGAGGAACGTCAGGGGAATCCGGATTTATCAGATTTGTAACTAGATTCTTACTTAACTTCTGTATGTCGCTAGGTTCAAGATTTAAAAATTTAGGAGAATTAGCATCGTTTATTTCTGGTAATAGTTTCTCTAATGCTCCAGCATCCAATGCTTTTGTAAGGCCTTCAATAAGAAAAGATTTTATCTCAGATCCTGGAATAGTAATCTGTATAGTCCCGCCAAGTCCAGAAATTTGTGTTAATTGATCTTGCTTTGGAGGAAACACTGTTGGGAGTTCAAAAGCAGCCACAGCATTACCAAATCCGCCATTAAGTGAACCGAGACAAGATAAGGGACCTTTTGGATAAGGAAATCTTGATATAAGCGGTTCTTCTTCGTCTAAGGGTCTAACTGGATCAAAAGGTCCTATCCTGCTCAGTCCTAGTTTTTTAGAAACTAATTTTTTAAGATCTTTCACTCTAATTATTAAAATGGGATCTTCACCTTCATATCTAACATATCTAGAAAAATCTTCTGTAGTGTAATCTATCTTAGATAAGCCATCCATTATTCTTATCTTCATGGCCTCTATAATAGGATTTTTCTTTCTTAAAAATTTAAGAGCTCCAGGAGCAGAATTAGTTATTTTAATTTCTGGGAACTTAAATACACCTTCAAATTCTCCACTTTCGACTACAGAAAAAGCACCATCTCTAACTTTTTTAATTACTGAGAATTTATTACCCCTAAGAATAACACTAGTTATTAATAATGATGCCCCCCTTATTTCTTTTACTAAATTACTAAACTCTTCATCGGACATAATTCTAGGATCCTTATCCTTCCTCATGAATATCTTACTAGAATTAGCAACTTCGAAATTTTGTATTATGTACTTAGGAGGGCAAACTACTCTCATTAGCTTTAACACCTCTCTCATCTCGTCCTTAAAGTTTATGTAATCAGGGCAATCAACTGGGACTAAACTAGCTCTCATTTCCTTTAATATTCTAAGGGATTTTATTATACCAGGAATGTCTATCTTTAGCTTGTCTTTATCCTTAGGAAAATATATTGATTTAGGATCAGGGATACTTCTGTTTAGATAATCATTTATTACCGATTTTAGGGCATGTTTCCTCTGTCTTACTATTGCTTTTAGTTCTTCTGTCTCTGCAGAAATGTCAGGTGGAGGTAAATCTATAAGAGCAGATTTATTTTTATATTCTCTCTCTTTTTCTCTTAGCCTTGTTTTTAGTGCTCTTTCTTTTTCTTGTAGATCTCGTATTTTTTGGACGTTACCAGGAGGAGGAACACTATCAAATATTTTAGAAATATTAGATTTTATATCACCCAAAACTCTAGCGGTTGAATCTAAATTATCTAGCCCGAAGCCTGGTAAAGGAATCAATTTATCGGGTATTCCAAAAGATAATACTTGTTTTATTTTCTCTAATGGATCTTTTATTTTAGGATCAGATTTTCTTGGTATAAATCTAGGTCCTCTGATACCGGTTAAGAAAAGTGAACTACCTGTTATAAACTCCTTGATATAAACTAAAGGGGTAGGCATAAATCCCCCGATGAAAGGTATAAAAATTACAAGTATTCCCAAATTAAAAGGAAGAGGTATAAGTATCGGGGGAACTATAGTCCAAATCATAGGTAAAGGAATCCTAATATATGGATTACCGTCTATTGGATTAGGAATAGGAATAGGAAGAAACGCAGGAGGTAGGTACCCAACCGGCCAATATTTAAATCCTAACCTAATAGTGGGCCCTTGTGCTAGAAAATATTTAGGATCCTCTATTGGAGGAAGCCCGTTAGGATAAGGAAGTATACCAACTTTAGTAACATCCTTACAGAACTGTTTCCACCAACATCTCTGAAACATTGTCGGGCAATCTGAGCTTGGCGGAGATGATAGTAAATAGTTGTCAGTTTTAAAATCAGATCCGGGTTCTCCACAACAAACAGGAGGACAGTTCTCCCTATCGTCTTCAGCAGGAGGGGTGTTAGCTCCTGCACATTTTATATCAGAAAATCTTTTACCTACGTTCTCCGGACTAATCGTCTCGTTTATCTCGTGTATTTTCTGTGCAGAAATAAGCATAATTTCTTTTATCTGCTCATATTTTCTCTTTACATCTAAATAGTTTTCTAAAATTCTAATACCTATAACGTCAGAAGCAGGTAAAGTCTTTGCTAATCCTTCACCTGCTCTGATAGCTTGTGTTCTGAGATTTTGTAAAGCGGGATTTATATAGAGATTTTTATTCTCCAGATATTTAGCATTCCATTTAGTTTTAAAATTACTATAGAAATCTGTGAATACCGGAGTTGGCTCTCCTTCTGCACTAAAACTAGCAGGTCTCGTTTTAGAAGGATCCCTAGCATCATTATCTCCCCTTTCTTCTGCTGTAAAGAATAGCCAATTAAAAGATGACTTCTCTATAAGATTTCCATAAAGTATTCCTCTGTCTTCAACTATTTTTTCAATTATGCTTTCTTTAGAATCATTCTTTTTTATTATCTTTTCTATAAAGTCATAGAATTTAGCTACGTCGGGAAATCCATTCCTTATATTGTTAATCTTTAAGAACTGATAAGATTTTAAATATTCGGGAGAATAATCACTAAGCAGTCCACCGTTTTCTGCGTGCTCGTTTCCTATTTTTATTTTTTCTTCATCCGGTTCTGTTACTTCAGATAGGGGCTGCGAAGAAGCTCCTTTAAAACTTATCTTAGCGGGTTTTTTTGTTTTTTTATAAGGTAAAGGAAACCCATAATCGGTAATGAAAGATAACTCAAATTGTAATTCCCCCCTAGATTTAACAAAGTTTGTTTTATATCTTACTGAAAATTCTTTTAGTGCTTCTAAGAAATCATATCCATAAGAATCATAAGCATATGACTCGGTTGTTAAACTTAGTTGTAAAGGACTTTTAAAAACTCTCTCGTTTATGTTTAGAGCAGAATTCCCCTGTCCATAAACATCTGAGGTAGCAGTATTCGGAGGAAGAAAAGATTTCTCTACATCTTCTACCGAAACAGGAGCATTTTTTCTTTGTGCTAGTGTTGATATCGCTGCGTCTAGTAGATCCTGTGTTTCTTGTATTTTATTTTCTATAACAGATATAAAGTTGCCTTCTATCATGATAGATCTTATATCCTCTACGTTTTCTTTAAATCTAAGAACCGCTTCAGTAACAGGCCAAGATTGTGTGGAATCATTATATGTAACAGGAGATAGTCCTGCATCTATCTGATCATTAAAAAGTTGTTCTGTATCACTATCACTTAGCTCTGTAGCATAAACATCTAAAAGGAATAGCTCTTCAGTGAATATGTTATTATTCTCAAGAAATATAGTCTTATCGTCGTTGTATTTCTGTATCTGATCTATTAACTCTTTCTGGTATATAGAAATCTGATCCCTATAGGTCAATATAGAAATTCCAATTTGAAGATCTGTAGGATCTCCTCCCTCGTTTTTTGGTACTCTTGAAAGCCAATTATCATATAATGATTTTTGATATTCGTATATAGCTTCATAGTGATAAAGTATCTCCTCTAGATTTCTCTCTATCATTTGCCATCTAGCTAAAAGCTTTACATCCTCTTCTAATTTTTTACCTGCATCCAAAGCTGAAGAAACACAGGCATCTATAGCATCAACATCCACGCTAGGAGGTTCGGGGTCATTAACTTCCTCTCTCCTAAATTCGTAGACTGGAGGATCACAAAAATCTTCCAATGTTTCATCAAAACTAGATTTTGTTAGAATAGGATCGCCAGTTATAGGATCTTCAGGTATACCTGGTAAACAGTCATCATCTATTATTGGGTCGTCTCCGTCGGGATAAAAGTTAGCATCAAAAGCATCTATTCTTTCAGAGGATGTATTTTCGTCTACGTCTTTGAAATCACAGGGATTAGTATTACTATTCTGTGTTTTTAGAATGCTGTTTATTTTTTCTAATGCACCGTCTAAGTTTATTTCTCCATCACCAATTTTAACGTGAACTATTTGAGTTCCGTTCATTATAAATTGTAAAGGAATTTCAAATCCCAATACATTCATTTTTCTTTTCTTTCTAGATCCAGAATTAGAAGGTTTACCCAATAACAAAGGATCCAGATTATCAAATATTTTTTCGTTTGTTTTTTCTAAAAATTCAGGATTTTTGCTTCTAAGATATTTTGTAATTCCTTCTGAAGGTATTTTTTTAGAAAATCCAAGGTCCCTGTTGCCTGCTATTTTTACCCCTAGATCTCTTTCCGAAACAGGTAGATTACCTTTGTATTCATCAGACTCCAAAAGTTCATTATACACCTTAATATCTTCCCTTTTGAGCGTTTCTAAAATTATCCTGCTATATAAATCATCGCCTTCATAATTACAGGAAAGATCTTCTATATCTTTTATAGGAATAGGCGGCTTTTGGGGATTTAAACTTTCTATAATAGAGTTAACCTCTTTTTGGCTTTTATCTAACTCTTTTTCAAATCCCTCTTTAGATTGTAGATCTTCATAAGGAATATTAAAATCACTTCCACCAGATATTATATTTAATATCTCCTCGGTAGTCATCTCGGAAAAATCCTTGCCTAATAAATCATCTATTCTAGATTCTATACTTCCTGCCATATCATACTCCAGTTATTCCGCTAGTTCCTGACGTTCCACTGGTGCCTGATGTTCCTGATGTTCCCGTATTAGGTATACCAACAGGAGAGTTAGCATCAGCAGGTACAGTCGGAAAGTCTGGAGCATTTTCTCTAGTAACCCTCACGGTCTGACTTGTTGCTAATTGTTCGAAGCTAGATGCTAAAGTTGAGTTAACCCCTGGTGTAGCTGGCATTTTACTATCGACTGATATAGCTAATTTTTTTAAGAAATCCCACAAAGGTTCCGCACAAACTGCTGAGAACAAAGGTGAGTGCCCCAGATTGGTAGTTTTTCCATCCATCCAAACCTCTTCGGAGCTGTGCTTAATTCTAGTTACCGCAGTGTTTTCTATTTCTTGGTCAGCATACTTAGTTATCTTACCTCCTTTAAGTTCAATCGATGCAGTGTCATCAGCATGGGTAATTAGTATAGAATTATCATTTCTTATTATTATCTTAGACTCCTTTAAATCTATTACTAATCCCTTCTCCACAGTATAGTACATCTTTAGCCTTTCTATACCATCATAGATTAAAGAATGAGCTCCGTCGTAACTAGCTCTAATTTCGTCTATTAAATCAGGAGATAGTTCCTGTACTGCTTTATATTCCGGACTGTAATAGTTTCCGTTGTTAAATTGAACATGCACTACCGATCCTAATTTAGGCACGGATATTCTTCCCGATCCTCCGCCCAGACCGTAGCTTTGTTCAAATCTCTGATGTGACCAAGGAAGATCAGCATTAGCTAGCTCATCGAAAATACCAAATACACGAACTTTAGCCCTTCCTTTAAATTCCGGATCTTTATTATCCACAACTACACCAAGATAATGCGATATCTCCGTATTAGGTTTCTCTAGTTTATTTCTGTCTACTAATCCCATTTTTAATTATACCTAAATATTACTAATTGTTTTCATTTCCTGTAGTAGGATATACTCTTCCTATATTAGATATATTGATAGGTCCATTTGATCTTCTATATAGAGATTCATTTATAGATTTGTAATTTCTTCCAGGAGTTCCTAGATCACTCCCGGGTACACTTTTATAGACATCCTCATTTAATATGTTATTGACATTAGATGGGAGATCATATGAAATATCATTAACACTAGGATATTCATTTTTAGTATCCTTATATACCTCGCCTAAGTTTTCTTCTCTTGGAGCTGGATTTACATAAACCTTCTCGTTTAATCCTGGATAATTATTTTCTGTATTCTCGTAAACATCCCCTATGTTTTCCGTAGAAGAAGATCCAGGCTCTGTATATTCTTTATCGTTTAAATTACCATAGCTATTAACTGTTTCTGGATACACATCACCTATATTTCCCGGAATAATGTTTTGTGGTTCGTCATATTCCTTGTCGCTTAAATTTCCATAAGTGTTATTAGTATCAGGGTAAACACTTCCAATATTACTAGTATCCACCACGGAAGGATCGGAATAAACATCATCATTTGCTTGAGGATATTGACGCTCGGGAAGACCTAGATCAGAGCCAGGGTTGTTCTCGTAAGCATCATCGTTTGGCTCTGGATAGATTCTACCAGGTACACCCAAACTACTCCCGGGTACATCATTATACTCATCACTTTGGGATGTTGGATATTGTCTATCTGGTAATCCTGCATCTGCTCCAGGATTAGTAGTGTAGATATCTTGTTCTATCGTAGGATAGACTCTTCCGGGTACACCCGAGTCAGAACCAGGTACGTTCTTATATTCATCACCACCAGGAACAGGATATTGTCTATCCGGTAATCCTAAATCTGATCCCGGATTATTAGAATACACATCACCACTAGCAGTTCCGGGTGTTCCTGTTTGGCTATTATACGCAGTTCCTAGATTTTGTTGATTAGGGTTAGGAACTCCAAGATAAACATCTTCCTTAATAGTTGGGTATTGTCTCTGATCTGGTCCACCTAGGCCCTGTGCCTGTGGTGTGTTATCAGCAAAGGGGTTTGGTATTCCTTCTTTTAATGTGTTAACTAGGGATTGAACATTTCTTGTTGCAGCCCCAACGTTAATACCACCTAACCCATAAATGTTGCCCAATAAAGCTCCTTGTAATAATTGTACACCTTGGTCTTTTAAATCAGCCACACTGTTAGTTATAAAATTAGAAGCTAAGCTAGCAAAATATTCAGCAGGATTAGCCTTATCATCAAAAGTAACTGGATTTAATCCTTCAGTTCCTGTATAGTCGTAGTTGGTATATCCACTTGTTTTAGATCCCCATACATCGGAAAGAACCATGGATTTTATGTTGTCTTCTTTCTTGATAATATCGGATAAAGCATTGAATTGTATTTTGTAATCTTTAACCCTTCCTACGTGTATTTTAAATTTATTAGTAACAGCAGATCCCCCTTTATTATCTATTAAACTGAAAGATGGATATGAATCATCAAAATCAAATTCACATTGATCAAACTGGTAAATAAAAGCATATGGTCCTAGAGTGTATGATCCAAATTTGTCTTGCGGTTCTTCTTGCGTTATACCTAAAGCATTTGTTGATTTTTGTAGTAGTCCTCCCGTATTATCTAAAAATCCGGTTTGACTATTAAAACTGTCTACAAAATTTGCTGCTTGTGCAACCGATGGAATAGAAAAAGGGTTCAAGATATCATTTATTCCGTAACTCATTTGTATATTTCTTATCTCCGAAACAACAAGCCACATTCTAAATTTCCTAAGATTTTCCGGTAACATTACCCGATGATATGTGTAGTCATATATTGCTTTTCTGTAAAGTTCAGATAATGAAAATATCCTCATATCAATAGATTCTAAACAATCTATTGCTAACGTGCCCATTCTTTGTGGCTTACCTGCAGGTTTATGTAGATTTTTTATATCAACCTTTAATAGCTGTTCCAATCCGCTAATTGATTGAAAGTAATAGGGGCATTTTTCGTTTATGAATCTTAAACCTTTTTTAAATGCTTCAAGCATTTGCTGTCTCTTGACAGATCTCTGTGCAAGAAATCTCTGAGCACCCATGTATCCTACACCTCCCCCGTTTATATTAAAAGCCCCCTGCTGTGCTCTAGATTTTACTTCAAATTTACTTCCGTAGAAAAAATCAGTGCCACTATAAAAATTTCCATTCCCAGATTTTGCTTCGTTCTCTGTTAGAGCTCTAATATAATTAGGTATGTCCTGTTCTGCAACTCCATTAGCTCTTGCAAAACTGATTATTTCGTCCTGATTAGCTGTGCGATCAGTTGGTCTAAATAATGGAGATGGCGCAAGGAAAGTTTCCGGATCCATTATAGAGGTTTCTCCGAAATCAAAGATAAATCTAAAATGTAAATAAGTGGGATCCTCTTTTTTACCATGCTTAGTAGTTGATACACCCTTTAAGAAAGTTTCCCTTTGCCCGTCTACTTTTCTTTTAAGAGCGTCACCGTCAGGAATTAGCTTACTTCCCAAAGGGCCGCTTTTAAGATCCGATAAAAAATTTGCCATATCCTTTTAATTATTATATATGTCGCCTTTCAGCTTTTGTGTATTTTCTTGAACAGTAAAGGAAACACTCTTAGCCAAATCATTGAAATCAGCATCGAATATCTTAGGATCTAAAGGAATAGGTTCTGAAGCCAATCCAGGATTTAGTGCCCATTGTTTCTTTCCTAGTAACATCGTTTGGTATATTCCTTCCTCGTCATATTCTATAGTAAATCCAAGAACAACATAATTACCAGAAAGAAAAGCATTTATAGTTCTTTTATCTGGATCATTGGCAAGGGATTTTTTTTGATCCCCTACTGGGCTGTAACTAGAGGATGCACTTACCTCTGGATTGCCCTCAGAAAAAATCGCTACAGGAAATGTTTGCCCCCTATATAAAAAAGGAGTCCATGACCTATTTTTAACTCTAAGTATTATCTTATAAGAATCGTTTCTGTTTAGGATATTTTGGATTGAAGCTTGTTGAAAGTTTTCATGTACGTTTTCAAAATACATAGTTCCAACATAGGTCTTTTTTATTTCCTCTTTATAAGTGTTCTCTCCTAATCTTCCTTTATTTAAAGTGTCCCTTGATCCTAAATTTTTATTCGTAATAGACTCTATGTCATACTCAACAAATTTATTCTTTGGCTTATCCGAAACAAGTTTGCTATCGTAGAACTGTATCTTCTGGAAGTATCCTAGGTCTTTGTTTATACTACCAGCATTTTGTTCTAAAGAAAGGTCGCTAATAAAAAGAGGGGACTTACTAAACTGAGTAGAGTTTGTAAGTAAAAGGGGAAATTCTACCTCGTGTGTCTCTGGTGCTCCGCCGCCAGAAAAAACATCCCCAAAGGAGTCCGCTCCGTAAGCCATTCTCATGTTTTCTAGATTAGGATTTATATCATCAAATTGTTTTTTTAGATTTATTAAATTTATATTGTAATATTGATCTATCCAACAATCAAAATAGTCCTCTTCGCTTAACCAAGCATTGTTTACTATATCTTTTATTAGAGTTTGATAGTCAAGATTAGGAGATACCCAATTCATAGAATCGTTAGTTTTTGCTTCGTTTGAAGCATACCCCAATCCTAGATCCTCTGATATTTTTAAAAGTGCATCCGAACTATTCCCGTTAAAACTTTTACATATATGCTTATAAAGCTTAGGTATCCTAACTTCAGCCATTATGGTGTATGTCTGATATTTACCAGTAGATGGAGTATAATCAGTGTAAGGACCTCCGTTAAAAGGTGCTATAACTTCATTTATTATAAAGTCTATCCTTATTGGTTTAAACATTTCACCATAGGGTCTTATGTATATGGAAACTAGGTCTCCATCTTTAGGATAGGATGTAAATATAAATTTCTGATCTATCGTTTCAAATCTAAAAAGAAGGGTAGGTTTAAATCCTGTAAGATCTAATTTAAAGTACTTTATACCACTTATTATTTCCGTGTTTATCCTAACCAAAGGAGTGGTTGATCCAAAATACTTCTTCTGTACGTTTCCATTCTTTTGGTCGTTTAATTGGGAGTCTCCGTCTTGATTAGATGTGTCAATTACACTAAGCTCATCCAGAAATATATCAGGATTTCTGTACTGTAATATAGCCTTCCTTATGTTTATTTCTGCAGGCATATTTTATCTTCTAAAAATGTTCTTTTGTGCTAATTTTGTTTTTATGTCTGTAACGGAAACGTTTTTCTTTGCTTTACTTCTACATTGTCCTATATCAGGACCAAATATCAGTCTTCCCTCAGTAACAAGTATTTGTTGCTGTCCCTCTTGTAGTAAATTAGGGGGAAGGGGAACTTCTGCTAGATTGGACACGTTTTTAGCGTTAAGATATTCTAAACGATCTTTGCTAACCTGAGATATTTTATCTTGTAGTTCTTTTCTAAAAGATCTTGCTTTTTGCTTTTGTGAAGAAACTGCCTTACCGCTTTGAAATAGATCAGTGACCATCTGATCGCCCGGTACTAATAGTATCTCCCCTGAATTAACACTTAATGGGTTGGATATATTATTAAGCTTTAACAGAGTTCCTAATCTAGATGTGTCACCTAGATATTGCATAGAAACTAAATCAGGTCTCATTTTTGTTTCGTCCGTAACAAAGGCTATTGCTTTTATAGAGTATCTTACCGCTCTAGCAACCCATGATGGTGTCAATAAGTCTACATACCTATCCTGCGTGTTAGGATTGGTAAAGAAGGGCTTATCATTTATAATATCTATTGTTAGCATCTTTTATAATTTATGTCTATCCTCCTGGACCTTGTGCATTAGTTTCTGTTCCTGTAAGAGGGTTTATATTTTCCTCCACTATATTGTAAATGTTTTGCCCTGCAGTATTATTAACGAAGTTACCTTGCGTATTAACAAAGGCATTAGTCGTTTCTTTGCTGCTAACTAACTGACCAAGATACAATCTTCCGTTACCTCTATTAAACATAGATTCCCAGTCACCTCTATGTCTTTGTCTTCCTGGCAAAAGCTGTAACGAAACAGTCATTTCAGTTGGAAAATCATCAGGTCCTAAATCATCGTTAAAGTTTATTTTAACATTGTTACAAACTAAATTTCCCATCATGGCTATAGGATTCAAAGGATTACCTATTGTTAAATGCCATTCTCCAGTTGGATATCCACTTAACATGATTGGACTATAGTATATCTTTTTAAGGAATGCCTCAGAAAGCATAACGGCAATCGATTTAGAAAGCTGTGTTCCCTCAAACTTAAATGTGTCAGAGTTACTTATAAATTTCTGAACGTCAGCATAAACAGCAGAAACCCCCTTGTTTACCTCCTCCTCTTGTGCCTTGGCTTTGTTAACCTCGCCGGCGGATAGCATTTTTCCTACCACGTCCCTTATATAATTAATAGGATCTGTTATGGATTTTGCATATCCAGCAGGACCTCCAGGGAATCCCATACCTACTGCAGTTTGTTGTATTCTTATCTCAGGAGTTAAAAACTGCCCATAGTCAGTACCAACAGATAATACATTAGCCATTAAATCAAGGAATAATAATTTAGAATTAACCTCACCCGCAGAACTAAGAGTGTAATGAAAATTCAGGGTGAAACTACTAGTTCCACCATTAAATCCCTGTTGTCTAATTGCAACTTTATTTACTGTGTTTAGGTTGACAAATATTTTTTTAGAAAGCGGCCCGTCAGCAGTTACTGCCTCGTCTAAAAGAGCTCTCTGTAATCTGTTTATGTTTTTTTCGGGAGCAACTATGGTACCTATTAATTTATCAATGGATTCTATATCCTCCGCTCCTATGCTATTAGTTCCGCTAGTTACTGCCGCTTTTATTAAATCTCCGTAAGGAGTGTTCATTAAACCAGGATCTCCCGTCTGCTCGTTCTTCATTGGCTCCTGCGTTTCTTGAGAGAAATTTAACCCTGTGTCTATTCCTAATATAGTAGCAAGAATATTACCCGTATCTGCTCCAAAAAAGGTGACCAACTGTGCAACAGGAAGAGAAGTGTTGAAGGTAGCATCAGTATCTTGTAATATACCTAGATCTTTTATTGGCTCATTTGGTATATCGTACTGAGGTATCAATGATCCAGAAGCGCCACTGACTGCGCTAAAATCACCAACCATAGGATTAGCTATAACTCTTAAAGAATCTAATGTTGGATGCGCAAACCTCCGTAGAGTTAACATTCGGTTGTTTGGAATAATACCGTAATATTTACAGAAAATAAAATCCTTCACGTTGTATATTTGTCCTCTATAAGGGCTAGTAGGATTTAAATAGTTTGGCGTCTTTCCCCCTCCTGTAACTGTTTTTATTATTTGGCTAGCAGTGGGATTTCTTGACCCGATAGGAGTTATCTTAGATAAACCACCATTCTCAGTGTTTAGCTCCGAAGCATGATATTTAACTCTATCTTTAGAACCTCCCAAAACATAATAAGCAAAAAGTCCCCTATATACCCCATCCGAAGTGGCTGCATCATAGAATAAACTTTTAGGAAGATATCTTAATTCGGAAAGCTCATAAGTAGCAAAAGCTTTATCACTAGGAAAAGCATATATAATCTTGCTATTATAATACTGGACATCACTTACTACCTCACCAGCGTCCTGGAGGTTTTTTATATCATTTAAAGCTACACCTTTTTGTAATATATGCTTGGGTTCTTCTGCCATATAGTATATACCCGAGCTTTTATTCGTCCATTAAAATAATATCACAAAAATCGTAATCTAAAATTTCTAAGATTTTATGTTTTAAAAGATCCATAAAATGATCCGTAGGACTATCATAAATTATAACAAGTTTTGATCCAGTAGAGATCTTAGGTTTGGAACTAGTTATTTTCTTGTGTAACCATTCTTCAAAAATGTACTGTCTTATTTCATTCATAGATGAAGGGGTAAGATTGTTATTCTTGAACCACAGATTAACATCTATCACGTGGAAATTTTCACAAGAATCCTGATTGAAGGACTTTAACTTGTCTGCTTTAGGAATTATAAAAGATTTATTGGACACTATAAATCAGTTATTTTTTTTCTATTTCTTTGCTCGGTCAAATTTCTGAGTCTAATTAGATTACCCATCACTTTAGCTCTTTCTTTAGCATCCTCACTAACTTCTTTTTTCTTGCCCAGAAGTCCCATCTCTTTTGCTGCTTTCCTTCTCTCTTTTCTATTTGGTAGATTCATCTTTTTCCTCTTTAGTGCTAAAAATATCTTTGAATGTTTTTATGAATAGTGTACTAACTAAAGAATCCCCTAAATTTAGAGCCTCATCTATAGATACAAGTTCAAACTTAGTGTCTTTCTCCGCTTTAGAGCCATCTGTCTTTTTTTCTCCTGAAACTAATCCGGTAATATTCACAGCAAAACATGGATTAGAATTAATTACCATTTTTGATGTATATAAACTCCCTAAGAACTGCCATCTTTTAAGATCCTCGACTAGGAATCCCGATTCCTCCTCCATTTCTCTAACAGCTGTTTGGTATATGTTAGAATCCTTATCATCTTGTGAACCGGTTATTAGAGTTTTTGCCATTCCTCCGGGACGTTGATCCAATACTTCAGATATGATTCCTATTTTAGATGGAAATCCCTCCTCATTTAAAGTGTAGGGCATTATAATAACCCCGGGATTTATCTGTCTAATAAATACATGGCCATCTATTTCTACGACCTCTCTATTCCTCGTTTTTTGTATTACTAATTGTTCCGCTTTTTCGTAAAGTTCCATTTGATTTATATATATCCTTTATATTTATCCTCAGGCTCTCTTTTATTATTTCAATATCTAAATCCCTAACAACAAATTCTATAATTTCCTCTTCTGCATCATCGAAAGATGATGTTAGAACATTATAGAGATTTTTTGTAGGAAGATTTAACTTAAGATTAATCCCAACCCCTACCCAGTTGGGTTTTTGCTTTTGTAAAAGAGAAACTATAGGATTTTCTAAATCTGAAACTTTAGCCTTAGCTTCTGAAAGCATCACGTTTTTAACAGGAAGATTACTATTTTGTACTAATGGCTCATTATGAACTATAGAAGAAGAATCTATCTGCATCATATATTCATTTATCAGTGCATAATTTATTCTTGTGCCTCCCTTAAAGTTTATCCATATTATTCCCGTTGTTGTATCTTTAAATATTCTCTCGTATTCACAAACAGTACCGGAATTATCTCCTTTAGTCCATTTATAAAGAAAAGGTTTAAGCTCTCTGTCAAGAAACTCAACATCTATCTCTTCTATGTTTTCCATATTATTATTTTTTCTTTTTAGTACTTTTTTTAGGAGATTCCACATCTTCTATATTTTTTATCTTTGTAAATCCCTCCCTTGCTAAAGCAGAAATCCAGACATCTAAATCTTTTTCTATTATCCAAGTCCCTTCATATCTTTTACTACCAAAGCTATTTATTATAAGTATATTTCTCATATAGGAATCCTTGTGTCTAGTTATTTCTATATAAGATTTACCTTTCTCTCTAGAAATAACTATCTTAAAACCATCCTCTAGATTCATACTACATTTTATACGATTTATTTCATAAATAATTTCCAACTATTCTGTTTCATCAACGGGATAATTTTCTTCAAATTCCTCAGGAGATATTAAATCTAATACGATATGTCTGTTTCGTGTAAAAAAATCCCAGGTTGTAGCCTCGCTAGGAAATACATCAAGTGTTTCACTAGCGTCTCTAGTTAATATTCCTACTCCCCAGTCAGTGTCAACAGTTACCAATTTTAGATCGTTCCTGTAAAGTCTCAATTTTACTAAAGAAAGATATACCGTTCCGTTCCAATTCCCATTTGCAGGCGCAGTAAAAACTGGTCCCTCTTCCGCATGAGATTTAGTTGGTGGATTACAGTCATGTAAAACAATAGTTCCCCCTTCAGATAGATAATTTAAAGAGTTTTCAATGTCCCTATCTACCTGATATTCCAAATGTAAACCATCAATAAAGATAATATCAAATTTTTGATCCGGCTCTAGAGAATTGAAAAAAGAATCTGATGTCATTATGTGGGTAGTGTCTGTGGAAATTGGAGCAGGATCTACTCCCGTTTTATTTTCACAGCAAATCTCCTTAAAGCATGCACCATCTTTCACACCAATCTCAAGATAATTTTTATATCCTCTGTTTTTAATAATCCTGTTTATTATGTCATATCTAGTCATATCTATATTTTTATAAGTTCCATTTTTCCTTAAATACAGGGTAAGATCCGCTAGTCATTTTATACATTAAATCGTAATCCCTTACAACTCTTTCTGTTGTCTTACCTATGTTTTTATCGTGATGCACAACAACTGAATTTGTTACTAGTAGGTGTCTAATCCTATTTTTCATTAATTCCATTGAGTAATCATTATCGCAGAACCAATGGTGAAATCTTTCATCAAGATCTCCTATAGCATCGTATATTTCCCTTTTATGTACTATACACCATCCTGATATATGCTTTCTTATTTCATATCCCTCGATTAATCCAGTATTTTCATATATTCCATAAAGAGTCTGGGTTTTAGGGCAAATGGGAGAAAAAGACACTGCACTAGGAACATTTTTAGAAGCATTAATGATATTGGTAAACCATCCTTTAGTAAACTCCAGGTCATTATTACATAGAGCAACCCACGGTGAATTTCCTTGCTTCCTACCGAAATTTAAAAATTTGTGATATCCATAAGGGAGAGGAGCTTCATATGTTTTTACATTTTCAGCTAAATCCTCCCATTTAACACCAGGTTCAGATTCTACCACTATGATATTAAAATCTTTAATAGCATTGCTCTCTGAGTTTAGTATAGATGCTATACAACTTCTAGTAAGATTTTTACAATAATCGTCCTTAGCATAGCTAATTACAACGATATCTAGTAATTTAGTGGGTGTCATATATTAATCTAGATTTTTTAATTATTCCCTCTAATTTATTAAGTTCTAGCATATTTTCCGAATCAGAAGGAGAAAGATTAGGATAGGGATGAGTTTCTATAAATAATCCATCAGCATTCATAACAGAAGCAAACTTAACCATGTCCTCTATCATTTCACCTCTTCCTTCAGTTTTCCCGTTAGTCCCATTAGGCCTTTGCAAACTGTGAGTACAGTCCATAATTATTTTAGATCTTCCGCATGATTTTTTTAATCTTGTTATCGATGTTGCATCAACTATAAGATCATTATATCCAAAAGTATTTCCTCTTTCGCCTATCATTAACTCGTTGCCACCGAAATTATAAAATTTGTCCTCTATGAATTTACAAGATTCAGGAGAAAGAAATTGACCTTTCTTAATTAAAACCGGTAAACCCGTTTTAGCGCAAGCTTCTATTAGATCTGTTTGTCTACATAGAAATGCAGGAATTTGTAAATAATCAACAACAGAAGCCACTTTTTCAACCTGGTTAGTTTCGTGCACGTCTGTTATTATGTCTATGTTTAAACGAGCTTTTATATTTCTTAGCACTTCTAAACCCTTATCTATACCTATCCCTCTAAAGCCATCAGTAGATGTTCTATTAGCCTTATCAAAACTTGCTTTAAATATTGTTTGGAAATTATGGAGAAGTCCACATCTCCTAACCTCTGTTGCTATCTCAAAACACGTGTCCCAACTTTGGATAACACAAGGTCCTGCTATTAGTATCTTATTTTCTTGATTTGTCGCCGAGATATCCCCCATGATGTAGTTTTGAATATTCTTTCTTAGTAAAATTATTCTTATCCATCAGACCGACTACGATTAGATCAGATATAACAGACATACAGGTAGTGGAAGTTGTCGGGGTTAGTCCAATAGGGCATATTTCCTCGACAGGACCAAATTCAATGTAGTCTGCACATTTTATAGAGATATCTTCGGTTTTGGTTCCAACTACTGCATATATGTAATTTTTATATTCAAGATTATGAATAAGATCTATGAGCTCAATAACTTCTCTAGTCTTTCCTGAATTACTAAAAACTATAATTATATCTCCGGGCTGAACTATACCAAGATCCCCATGCTGTGCCTCGGAGGGATGGAGAAAAAATGCAGGAGTACCAGTAGACGAAAGAGTGGTTGCAAACGTGTGTGCTATCTGACCTGCTTTTCCCATACCTGAAGTTATTATTCTTCCTGATGATAACGACCAGTGTATTTGATTGACTATGTCACTTACCCTATCAACTGGAATATTCCTTAGATATTCTATCTCTTTTTCTATTAACAGATTATAGTCCATAAGATTTTATTTTATCTTCTATAATTTCATCTATTATATCGGATAAAGATAACTTTGGTTCCCATCCTAATATCTTTTTAGCTTCCGTAGCATCTCCTATCAATAGATCAACCTCAGATGGTCTAAAATATTTACTGTCAATTTCTATTATTTTATTGCCATTGTCTTTTCTAATCCCTATCTCATTAATTCCTTCGCCAGAGAATTCGATCTCCATCCCTAATTTAATAGCAGTCATTTCTAATATCTCCCTTATCGTGTAGGAAACACCAGTAGCTAGAACAAAATCTGCAGGAGTTTCTTGTTGTAGCATTCTCCACATACCTTCAACATATTCTTTAGCATGTCCTATATCTCTGGAAGAATTCAGATTTCCTAGTCTTAAAATATTAGATTTTCCAAGACTGATATCAACCAGCCCATCGACTATCTTTTTTTCCACAAAGTTTTCGCCTCTCCTAGGAGAAGTGTGGTTGAATAATATTCCATTACAAGCAAATATATTGTATGCTTCCCTGTAATTTTTTATTATCCAAAATCCATATAGTTTAGCAACTCCATAAGGGCTTCGGGGATAAAAAGGTGTACTTTCTTTCTGTGGAATTTCTTGTACTTTACCATATAATTCAGAAGTTGAAGCTTGGTATAGTTTTGTTTTTGGAGAATGTGTTCTTATTGCTTCTAAAACATTCAATGTTCCTATAGCATCTACTTGTCCAGTATAATAAGGGATTTCAAAAGATATCTTAACATGACTTTGTGCTGCTAAATTATAAAGCTCGTCAGGATTAATTGCAGAAATCAAATTACCAATAGAAACAGGATCTGTAACATCAGCATAGTGCCACTTAAACATTGGATTTTTTCTGAGATGGTCTATCCTCCATGTATTAAATGATGACGATCTTCGGATTGTTCCGTGTACCTCGTACCCTTTTTCTAAAAGAAGTTCAGCAAGATAACTCCCATCCTGCCCTGATAATCCTAGTATTAAAGCAGTTTTATTTCCGCTATAAGAATTTATATTTGTACTCATCCTGTATTTTTATTTTTCCGTCTTCAATTATTTTATAAAAAATTATTTTATTTTTTTGTCCAGATATATCCTTTTATTTTTATGTATAGAAGATTTTATTCCTATTTCATAAAATTTATTTTGTATTATTAATAGATCATCAATATTAAAAGATTCCGTACAAAAGCAAATTCCCTTATTTTTTTATATCTATTAAATTATTATTTCCGGTCATATCGGTATAGATAATATTCATAAGTTTTTTTAATCCCCTCTTCTATGCTATGTTTAGGTCTCCATCCTATTTCAAAAATTCTAGAAACATCCATAACTTTACGATAAGTCCCATCGGGGTAATCCGTATTGAATCTTATAGATCCAGTATAGTCAACAACCTTAGCTATGAGATTAGAAAGATCTGATATAGAAATGTCTTCCCCTGATCCCACGTTTATTATTTTATCCGAAGAATAATTTTCTGATAAATAAATAAGCGCTTCAGCTAAATCTTCAACGTATAAAAATTCCCTCATTGGTTTTCCAGTACCCCACACTTCAACCTCAGGGAGATTATTTTTTTTAGCCTCGTGAAATTTTCTAATTAGAGCGGGGAGAACGTGACTTGTATTAAGATCAAAATTATCACCTGGCCCATAAAGATTACAAGGCATAACAGAGATATAATCTGTGCCGTACTGCTGTCTATACGATTGACACATCTTAATACCAGCTATCTTTGCTATAGCATAAGCATCATTAGTTTCTTCTAAAGGTCCAGTTAAAAGATATTCTTCCTTTATAGGCTGCGGACAATTTTTAGGGTATATGCAAGAAGATCCAAGAAAAACTAATTTTTTAACACCCGACAAATGACAAGATTCAATAACATTTGTTTGTATCTTTAGGTTAGTAGTTATAAAACTAGCTTTATTATCATTATTTGCTTTTATACCACCAACTTTGGCAGCACAAAGAAAAACAACGTCAGGCTTATGTGTTAAAAAGTAATCTATGGTATCCTTCCAAGAAGTTAAATTCAAATTATATCTCTTAGGAGCTAAGATGCTATCCTCTGGATATTTCTCTAAATATTTTTTGTATAGATTGGATCCAACTAATCCACTAGATCCTAATACGCAAACTTTCATTATCGATTTTAAAATTATACAAAAAAATTAAAAAATAGTTTCTAGATAAGGAAAGGGTAAGATTCCATATTTTTTTCAAATATAAAATCTATAACCGGTTTACACATAATATAATTAGATCTAAAAGGTCTTAAAAAATTACATAGAACGTAGTGCTCATTTTTCATTTTTACTTCGTCTATACTCCACCAGGATCTGTCAATCCATTTATCTCTTATATCAACGGATCTGTTTATTTTTTTGGTAATACTATGTGATGATGTTTTCTCTATTAATGCTCTAATCATCGATTCATCAGAAAATCCTCTTATTCCTAAAGGATCCGGGGTATTTAAAATTGATTCTTTTTGGTCGAAAACGTTCAGCAATTTCCATTCATCCCAAATTTTAAATATATCTTCAGTAAATCTTTTACCTTCTATGCTTTTTCTAATGATAGAATTAGGGTCAAAAATAACAGAGAAATCTGATCCTCTACCAGTCATGTTACTAATTGGAATTTTTCCCTCGTCGGGTGTATTATTATAAACTTCTTTACCAACAAAAAGTATTTTTCCATCTTCATATTCATATGCTATTTTCTCAATAAACTTCCTCTGCATAGGAACAGTATCTATATCTTCTATCATAGAGACTTCATCATAAAATAGACATGCTAAAATGTGCCTGCATATTTTAGCTTGGTTTGCAGATGGAACGGATTTATCTCTCGGAAATAAATAAACATCACCAAAGGACTCTAATTTATTCAAAAAATCTACGTTATCTCTATCCGTAACAAAAGCTAATGTTATTTTAGCCTCGGGAAAGAACTTTTTCCACGCTTGAGAAACAACTGGCCAGAAATTTAGAAAATCTGAATCATCAGAACTTACTATTATTCTATTAATCATTTTAAAAATTCTATTATAGGCTTACTTATCATCTCATCTGGGTTTTGAAAAACAACATCTATATTATTTTCCTTAAATAAATTCAAATCTAGATATTTAGATCCGGAAATTCCAGAGATGTACTTATTAGCACCGTTCTTTATACATATATTTACAAGTCTTTCAGTAGATAAAAGATCTGTAGGATAATCTAACAGGATTTTAGTTTTAATTCCAAGAATGTCTCTTATTTTCATTATTATTGATATATTAGTCTCGGATAGATTAGAACTAATACAATCATCAAATTGGTTTAAAATATTCTTGTAATCAGATAGATTATTCTTTATTCTTTCCCAATCTTTTTCAGGATTAATGTATACTTTAGTATTTATCGGATATAAACCTTTATTTACTGACATTGTGTGCCACCTTCCATCTTTATTAAATCTGTTTTGATAATTATTCTTTTCGAACTGACAATGCTTAAGTATTACAAAAATGTCAGAATCATTCATTTTCTGAAAGAAAGGATAATAAGGAAAAAAGTTAGGCTGATGTATCGATATTGTCATGGATTTTATTTTATATAACCCCAAAAATCTGACGTCTCATAAAATTTTACAGGTCTATTTAAGATTCTGGATATCTCGACTGCTAGATTTTTTTCAGGATCCCTATATGTGTCATTAAAAATAAAAGAAGCATCACTTCTAAATAAATCTAGATTTCTTATTAATCCGTCTCTATTACCTTCACCAGAAGGGCCGTCGACAAAAACAAGAGAGTATTCGATTGGTAGAAAATCTTTCACACTATCTCTGTCGTACCACCCATCTTTTTTTGGTGAATGAAGGTATTTTACTCCATCAAAGATGTTTATATAATCAGCATTCTCATCTATAGAATATGTGTCATAGTATAATGAGAATGCTTTAGTACTGCAATATCCAGATCCTAATTCTATTATTGTAGATCCTTCAGGGAATCTTTTAAGAATAAAATCAAAAAGTTCCTTTTCTATCCCAGATCCTCCCCATTTATGGTCTATTAATTCTTTTTTCATTTATGTAAGTATATTGTAAAGTCATTATCTAAATAGTCACGTCTAACTGAGAATTTTTTGCATATAGGATAAACTATAGAAACAGCTTCTTGTATTTTAGCATACTTCATACCTCTCATTTTTTTACCATTTATTTTATTTTATAAGAGAGGAAATTGAATGCAGTACCTTTATTGGATATTGAGTACATTCTATTAATATGTAGTTCTGTATATTTTTTCCAATCCTTAGTAAAACAAAATATACCAGATCCAAATACCCAATCATAGGTGGAATCTATAGAAAAAATATCACAATGAAAGAATTTAGAATCACCATATTTTTTACATGCTACATCTATTGCACTTTTTCTTAAATCGATCCCGGTATAGTTTTCAATATGCTTTGATAAATCACCATATCCACATCCTACATCGAGAACACTATCCGTTTTTTTAAAACCTGGTATTTCTAATAAAACTTCAAATCTTTTCTCTTGTGAGTATTTACTTCCCCATCCTAAGGATTTAACCTCGTTATTAGATTGAAATTTATCCCTATAGATTTTATCTAAATTAAGCATCGAACCATTTAATAAATTGATCAAGGTTAAATTCTCTTGCGTGTAGATACCATTTTTTGTGAAATGGATTAAATTTATTGTACTCCATACAAAGCCATCCATCCTCAAATTTAATTAGCTCTATTCCGTGCTCATTGCATATACTCTCTGTATCAGCATTCCATTTATTAAAAGGAGGTATAAACACATTTGCTTTTGCCAAGCTAGAGCTAACCAATATACTCATCTCTTGAGCTTCTTTAGTTAGTAATCTATGATCAACATGTAAAAGGCCATGAGAAGCCATTTTAGCTTTAGTGTGTAATTTAGGAAGGCCTGCTTTATCAACAGAGTAAAATTTTCTATGATCTGAATAGGCATTTAATATCTTAGGAAATATCCTTTGTTTACCCACATTAGTTTCTTCTTTTGACATATCATTGACTAGCGGTGAAACCCCCCATAAAACTTCGCAGTCAGGGAATCTTACAAAAAGAAAATCTGTCATATCGTTAATGAGATCCATGTCAGCATTTATGCAGACATCATCGAACCTAAATATCATTTTTTCCATATCTGATCAATTAGTTGTTTAACTCTTATTTTATAAGTGTGATTCTTAGATAATTCATATCCCTCCTTCCCTATTTTTTGGATTCTATCAGTATCATTATAAATAAAGTCCATTATTCTTATAATATCTTCGTTACTTCTATAGATTAAACAATTCTTACCGTGTTCAAATCCGAGTAATTCGTAGTCAGAATTGTAACTTGTAAGAAGCGTAGTCCCTGTTCCGATGGTTTCAAAATTTCTGTAATTTATATCATTTAGCATGTTTTTATTGAAGTGTATATGGTATTCATTTATAGATCTTACCATAGATTCACCTATAACAAATATATCATGCTTCATATGATACCTAGACTGCATCCAATCAAGCAGTTCCTTACGGTTTACGTAATTTCCGCAAAATCCTATTTTATATTTCTTTTCTATCTCAAGTTTTTTTATCAGATCATCATCAAAGCAATTAGGAAACCATAAATGATAATCCTTATTAACGAAGTCTCTAGTAGAATAGAGAAGAAAGTTATATCTTCCTTGGGTAAAAGTATTTTCATATATTTCTGTACCTCTGCAATGAGCATCTATGCTCCATAGAATCTTAATCGGAACATTGAACTGGATAAGATCTGGTACCCATCCTATTGAGTCATAGTTCTCTATGTTCATTATAAGGCCATATGAATTCCAGTCTGGTATAATGCTATAATTTGAATGTCCTAATCCCCAAACATCGCATTCATGACCATTGTATATAAAAGCTCTTTGTAAGCTAAGACACTCTCTAAAATTTCTATTCTCCTCATGTCTACCAGCTTCTTGTATGATAACTACTTTCATTTGGATTCTAGGTATTTTTTAAGTATATCAGAATTTTCTTTTACTGGTAAATCCATGTCATTATATTGCTGCCCTACAAAGTCGTCATAGTTATTCCTTTCCTTAGGAAATTTAATACCCCCAAAGAATTCATCATGAATGATTGAATCATCCTTAACTAATGGCCATATTTTTTCTCTAAGATACCTCTGGTCTTCTTGATATTCGTCCCTATAGCTAGAGATTATATCTAGAGTTAAAACCTCGCCCAAATCGACAGATTTATTTTTAACCCCCCACATACCACCTAGAATTTCAGTATTATGATAAGGATGATCCCTCATGATATGGAATACCTTATCGCTTTTTAACCATTTATCAACTGCTAATGCTTCTCTCTCAGATAAACGAGAATCGCAATCCCTTACGATAGTTACATCTATAGATTTGTCGAATGCAGGCATAAATCTCCAGAATAATCCTCTTTTATCATCAATAGAATTTATTTCTATCACGACAGAATTTTCGTATGATCTTAATTTATTAACATATTCACTATTGGAATCTGATCTTACATAAAAGTAACATTTCCATCCATGATACCACTTCGTAGCAAGCTCGCAATTTCTAAATGCACCTAAAAAGTATCTCTCATTCTGTCCCCATAAGGAAAAGGATATTACTTTCATTATTCATATATTAAAAGATCCCTTCCTTCTATTACTGGACATACTCTTAACAAAGGTATTTCCTCTAAAGGATATTCATATAAATAAGAAGAGATATCTTTTTTACAGAACACGAGATTTAGTCCTTCGGTAAATCCTACTAATTTATATCCCCTCTCGTCGGCTAATTTTTTATATGCCCCCGCAGTTGCACTATAATAGGCATCTAGCTGATGTCTATGATCCTTATCATATTTTATACAAAGGCTAGATGTCGAGGGATAGTTTGAATTATACTCTACCATAACAACCTTAGGCTCATATTTTTGTATAGATTTCCATATCTATAGATCGTTTCCGTCTATATCAATAGAGATAAAATCAAAATTATTTTTTAATTCCGTATCTTTAAGTAAATCGTCAAGGGTATTCCCATTTTCACAGCTGATGAAAGACTCTATTATCTGTACGTTTTTAAAATCCTTCAGATTATTTTTTATTCTCTCAGAGTATGAAGGATCACCTCCAATCAATACACCACTCCATCCCTCTTCTCTTAATTTTCTAGTGTTACAATATGACATACCGTCAGAAGCGCCAAATTCACAAAATTGTCCCTCTGATATTCCTAGAGTTTGAAATAGTTTTTCTAATATACCGTCTTCTCCGGACTGTGAGTACACGCTTCTTCTGTAATCGTTTAATTTTATCATTTTTTTTATTTTTTAGGTAATAAGAATATACATCCCCTCATATTTTGATCGGAATATGTATTATATTCAATATCAAATTGGCCAATGCCATATATAGATTCTATTCTTTCCTTTATCCATTCCCAATCGTAAACTATATCCTGATTAGGATATTCATCATAACCAAGATCTGGCCTTCCGGGTACCTTAAAATCATGAATAGCTATAATTGGTTTTAACCCCGACTCTTTTATTCTTTCTAGTTCCTGTAAAACTGGATTAGCATACCAATGTGCGTCTAGAAAAATTATAATTTCTCCTTTATCCTTACATTCCTCTAAAAATTTTCCGAGGTAATCAGTACTACTACCCAGATAACTTTTTATATTATCATATTGTGATATTTTATTCTGAGCGACATCCAGATATCTTTTATCATATTCTACTGTATAAACATTTTCAAAATTTTCAGCCAGCCAAGAAGTAGTATCCCCGTGATATGTACCGGTCTCTATTGCAGTTTTTATTTCATATTTATTTTTTATAAATATAAATCTTTCCGCAAGTTTATAATCTGTGTTAAATGCTCTTATTTCTTTACTCATTTTTTTTGTTTTATATATTTTACTGCTTCAGGTAATAGATGTTTTGCATGAAATCCAAAACAATTTTTTAGTACATGCTTATTATCTATACTTATCTCGACAGAGAACTTTTTAGCTAATTCAACTGGTGCTATTTTTAAGTTAGCTGAATTTAGTGCCCTCCTATTTGTATCTAGTATATACTTGTCTTCGTTTTGCATAGTCGGAAAAAGGCTCGAACTAAATTCAAGAAATCTTTTACTCCTTATTGAAAACCCGCCGTTGCCAACTTGAGTTTCAGCAGTTGTAGTTCCTAGCCCTATAGGCCAGGGAGCACCTATATAGTCATATGTCAAAAACTGATCATCCCATAAATTAGGATTTATGATAAATCCGTCGTCCTGCATAATCATACAAAAATCTGTATTAATATATCTATTTAATATTTTCATACAGAAGTTAGAATACTCACCAACATTACCTAGTTTCCATATACTTATTGTTTCCACACCTTTAAAATCATAGGGGATGTGGCTAAAGAAAAAAACCCTATTAAAATTAAAATGATTTAAGGTATACCTAAATATATCCCTGTATAGTGATGTCCTGTCTTCACACTCATCCCTCCCATCAATACAAACTAAAGTTACATTACTAAGGTTTACTTTCGAGCAATCCATTTTATTATCTGTTTTGGTATTTTTCCTTTTACTTCTTTAGGTGAAAGATCGAAATTATTTTCAAGTCTTCTTTTAAATATTTCCATTCCTTCATAAAATGTGGACTGATTTTTATCATCAACAGAATCTTTATCGTGATGCGATCTAGAATAATGCAAATGCTGGAATTCAAAATGTTCCCCGTTTATTACACATCCAAGCATACTAGCTACACAAGTGAGCTCAGTGTCACAAAACATATGCTTGTATGAAGGATGATATATGTAAGGAAAGCAATCTAAATAATCTTTAGAAAATATAGGCATCGTAATAAGATCCTTACCTATACCATCGGATGTTTTTATTACATATTTTCCCGATAGTTCAGAAGAAAAATCTAACAGCTGCTTATCCCAAGATCCAAAGCAATCAGTATCATCAGAAAATACCAAAATAAGCTCTCCATCTATATGAGGTTTAATTGAGTTTATAGCTTCTACTGTACATGTATTAGGATTAATTATCACGGAAATTTTTGTATTGTACTCAGTAGATAAGGGATTTAGTAGATTGAAATATTGATCAGACATTGGGTCATCAGAATCTATTGATATGATTGCCCTTATAAACTCCGGATTAACCGCATTATCTAACCATTTTTTAACCACATTATACATCCTTACAGGCCTTTGCCTAGATGCAGCTACTATGTTTAATTTGGTCATAAGTTTTTTATCTTGTTGAAAATCTGAGAATCTGCAGATTTTAATTCTTTAACTCTTTCTAGATTTTCTTTTATATATGAAATCTTGGAATCATATAGGTCCCTAGTAAGCGAGCTAAAATCAAAATTGTCCTCCCATTTAATAATCCCGCCAGGATTAAAGTCCTCGGATATTTTATCAGTTCCCCAGTAAATAGGTATCACACCTAAAGCAAAACAATCAGTTATTTTCTCAGTATAATACTTATCAACCTTAGCATTTTCAAAAACAATAGAAAACATATAGGGGGCGAGTGCCTCTTCTTTTGATCTCCACCAATCTCCGTTGGGCCCTAATCCAGATCCTATTCTAGAACTACCGTAGGCACCGCCGAAAAGATCAAATATTCCGTAATGCTTTTCTGCAATAGCCAATCTCATCTTATGTCCACTTGTCATGCTTTTAGAGCTACAAATCATTGAACAAACTTTGCTCTTTTCAGGTATCCTATAATTACTTTTAGGGGTCCACGGTAAATTTGACCCCGGAGGATTAAAAATAAAAAAAGATGGATCCCATAATATTATTTCTTGATCGGCAGTAAATATATTTTTAAATTTTCTTCTGAGTGTTGATGTGTTTGATTTCAAATACTCTTTTAATTCGGGAAGAATTTCACTGGACTCGCAAAACCATCCAAAATTTTTCTCGCTTAATGGAAAATTATGCGACATTATCTGATGATCGATAGCAATATTAGCTATCCCCTCCGTTCTAGACCATTCAAAATCCTCTGGCTTAAAATTGGAACATGATGAATATTCATAAGGAAATGGAGCCCAATTAGTTTTTAATTTTTTCATACTATGTTAAAGTCTTTGTTAGTAAGATTAAAAGGTCTTTTAGAATTTATTGATGCCATTTCTTGTATCACTATTCTTTTTTCAGGCACACTTGAATTAACGTTTTCTATGATATCTCCCCTATGATAATTTCCGTCGTTCAGTTTAATCTTTAATACATCTTTAAACTGAGGAATTATTGAATGCTTTATTGCATCGTGATCTAACTCACATATTCCATTTTCAATTTTAAGGGTACAGTGTTTTTCCCAAGCATCTATTAATGCTTTTGATTGTAAGGTGTTCCTAAAAAATATAGGAGAAGCAACAAAAGAACTTATATCATCAGTATAAGAAACTAATCCAATATCATAATCGCCATCTAAAGTAAAAAGGCCTAGACATTTTTTAATGTGAGTATCTCCGTCAATCCAAACAATATTCTTATCGTATTTTTCTATAATTTCTTTTATAAAAACGGGCTTAAAACAGCAGTTCTGAAAATAATGCCTATCTGAAGGATATTGTCTAACTATGTAATCAGATCCAAATTCATTTAATTTTTTTACCAGTCCCTCTATTCTAGAAGAATAAAAATCACTGCCAATAGGATCAGAAATAAAAGAAACAAATATAGTTTCTTTCCCTGTTATGTTTTTCCATTCATTTATATGTGTTCTCTCTCTTGGGTTTTCTATAGGTCTAAATAAACTCATATCTTTTTCTTCCGTGTGATGATTAGATTTTTCTTCCCAGTCCTCCTTAGGTTTTTCTTCTTTGGTCTCTTTAGGTTTTTCTTGATTAGTATCAGTATTGCTACTGAAAATTTTAGACATACGAGGATTAAATCCCCTATTTATTAATTGTCTAGTTACTTTAATGCTTCTTTTCATATTAAAAAATCTTTTAATGAGCACGAATCAAATTCTTTAGTCCTTTTAATATTTTTTCTAAGTACCTCCCTAACGTAGATATTCTTATCTCTAACTCTAGATATCCCATTATTTATAATTTTGCCATTACTAAAATCATCGCTTCTAAATCCGTCGCCCCTCATTATATCTACCCATAATTTATTCTTAAATTTAGGGAGAGCAACGTATTTAAGAACATCGTGATCAAAATCTATCTCATTCTTTGTTATTTTTTCTAAACATAAATCTTTTAAATACTTTAAAAATTCCATAGATCTTTCATTGTATTTAATACAAATTGGGGATGCTTTAATTCCTTGCAGATCACCAGTGTGACTAGCAAAAAGTATGTCAGAATCCCACTTTTTAAATTCACTGTGATATTCGAGTATATCAGTATCGATGTCTATCCAAACCAAATCTTTTTTTAGTAGATTTAATTTATCATATATAAAAGAGGGCTTATATAATGTATTTTTCCAATACTCTGCATATCCGCCAGATCTTTTTATATCTATTTCTATCCCAAGAGACTTACATTTACTAAGAAGTACTTGAGAACATCTTTCGTAATATGAATCCCCTGAATAAAAAGATATAAAAATAGGCTTCATTAGCTAATATTCAATTTATTAAATAAAACATCACAGATATTTCTATTGTTAATATATGGCCTTGGTAAATGGCAATCTATATATTCATGCGCATTATAGTCGTTTTTAGGCCATATTACCTTATCCAACCTACCAGTAGCGTATTTTTCTTCTATCCAGCCTCTTTCAAGATGTTTAATATAGTATCCAGATTTTCTTAGTGTTTGATTATAAAAAAACTTCTGATCAGTTCCACTTCGCAGATTCATTTTTTTCAATCTTAAAAGAAACTCCAAATGGCTTTCTTCATTTAAATCTAGAAGATCCGAAAAACTTTTGGGATCTCCAGCAAGATAACACATTGGATATTGTGGATTTGTTCTGTACCATCTATATTTAATGATATCAGAGCTATAAGATATTAATCCGGTATCACCTATGTATTCTGCATGATTTATATAGTAATCGCGAGATATAGGAAGCATATCCATATCTGATATGATAAAGGGTTTATCTAAAATATTAGCTGCCCAAAATCTTATACACTGCGATTGCTGAACAATATCCCAGTCACTTCTTGCTACTAAATAATAAACCTTCCCGTGTTCATGAACCCATCCAGGTGGCGGATTATTATCTATATAAAGAAGTATGGGGTCTAATCCTATAAGGGTTTTCCATGCCTTTGCAACATATGGCCAAAAGTCTAGATACTCTGGGTTTGAATTAGAGCTTACTACGGCATATTTTAATTTCATTATCTTCTTATTCTTAAATTGGATTTTTGATTCGTATTTCTATGAGTCTCTCTAGAAGCTTGAAAATGCTCAATGACGGGAAATAATCCTGGATACATTGTTTTAGTGTGATCTGTAATATATGTATATTCAGGAGGTAGATTAAAATAATCTATTTCAGGCATCTCTCTTTGAGCTCTTTGCATATTTTTTTGCTCCCATGTTTCTGGTTTCATCCTTTCTGCAGGATTGGATTCATTTAATTCTATCCATCGACTAACAAGATTCTTTACATTGTTGTTATTCTTAAAAAACACAGTACCCGATAATGCCTCATCAGATCTCCATCTGAAATTTTCTGTTCTATAGGCAATGTCACAATTTATAGAATCTAAAAGAATAGGATATTTTCTAAAAATTGCATCAACATCAACATATAAAAGATATTCAGAGTCGATGCTATTCATACAATTATAAATAAATTTTGCTTTCCAATGTGTATTTAAACACCAGTCACCTAATGATTCTATAATATCTAAATGATATGGTAGATTAAAATTATTACAAGATTCTACAAATTTTTTAGAAAGACCTAAATAATAAGGATCATTCGTACAATATGCTATAATTTTATATCTCATAGTTTAATTTATTTCCTTTTTTAATATTATCTTTTGCCCATAATGGCTGAAAATTTGAATAATGATTTAATTTAATTAGTGTATTCTCGTCTTTAGCGGATGATACTGGGATTTTATGATCTAAATGCCATTCTCCGTGATTTTCCCGTGTCATTCCTTCGAAGAATTTATTCTCTATATACATTTTAAAATCCGCATATGAGCATCCTAATATCTCATATGTTTTTGATTTTTTAGTATATCCTTTTTTTTTCTCTATATTCCTTTTGATATTTAGCTATTTTATCCCGATTTTTATTGCTATATTCTTTTCTTTTTTCAGCTATATGATTTTTGTTTAAAATATTCCAAGCTTTAATACTTTCTGCTCGTCTTATTTTTTGTTCTTCTGTTTGGCTTCTTTTCTTTTTCATTATGTAATGAATTTTATTTTAAATTTTGCCAAAGTCTGCTTAAGATTGCCAGCGAGTGCTTCGTATAAAGTGTTTTCTGTGTAATGTGCTATAACTAAAAACTGGGGGCTCATAGGATTAAAATAAGATAGTATTTATAGCCTGGGATTTACAAGGTAAAAATTTTAGTCCTTGTACGCAGGATAGTTTCAGGTTTTTAAAAATATTTTTTTATGTGAATAATTTAGTGTTTTTCTATATATAATAATAAATGGAAAAGAGCCCATACATATCAGAAATGAGACCATACTGGTTTTTAGAAGATCCAATAGATTTAGAGTATAAGTACTATGTTCTAATGGTCTATCTTATGAAGGTTAAAGAAAACTTTAATAAACCAGGATTTGAAAGATATTTTAAAACACTTCTGTCAATTAGGAAAGATTTAGAGAGCTTTATCAAAAACACAGAGTTTAGCCCAAAGACCTTAGCTAAAATGACTGAGGAAGACAAGGATTATTTATATAATATGCTAGACAAAAATTTAGATTATACTAGGGAAATAGAAGAAATTGCTAAGAACTCAATTAGCACGATTGATAATTTTATCGAGGAAAATAATGATTTTTTTAAGAAGTACAATTCTTTAGTAGATGTAGAAAGTTACTGCTCCAAATATAATTTATGGGATCAAGGGTTTTTAGTAATTAGAAAGAAAGGCGAAAAAACAATGAGAATATTTACATGGTTTTTTTCAATAGTAAAAATATCACAAAAAGAAAATGTGGCACTTCTTATGACGGAGTTATTGGATCCTCTTTGTGAAACAACAAAAGATATTTCTAAAATAAAAAGGTTTTTAAAAAGCAATATAAAAGATTTTTCAGATCAGTATGACTGTGTTCTTGTTGCTGAAGTCTCTAAAGAGATCGATATGGAAACAGGGACAGAGCTAAGTAAAGAAAAATCTATAGATATGATAATGAATAGGTTTAAGAGTTAGACTTTCTTTGATTAATAAGATCCTCAGTTTCCTGCTTTTCCTCATCTGTAAAATTGAATCTTTCAAAAGGAAATTTATCTGATTTAAACATATAAACCTTTTCCATTCCCTTCTCATCTTCGGTAACTACTTCAATTTTTGTTCCGTGACTATTGAGATAAAAATCTGCTCCAAAGCCACTTTTTAACATCTTATTTCTAATAAACAAAATAGCACCCCCAGGCATAGCTTCCTCCGGTTCGTATTCCCCCGCTTCTATAATTCTTTCTATTTCCGGTATTATTTTAATTATTTCAGAAAAAGGCTTGGATGAAAGCTGTTCTACGGAAGATACTTTCATTGTGGTCGATATAAATTTAGTGATCTCTTCCTTAAGTTCTGGTTTTTCTATAAAAATAGATTCAAGATCATCAACGAAGGTTTTACTGTTGTATCCATCTTTAGGATCATTAGAAGTGTAAGCAAAAGGAACACTGTATGTTCTGTCCATATTGCCAGCAGCACTGCTTTCATTTATAAATTGAGCGAAGCTAAATATTCTTCTCATGTTCTAGCAATAATTATTTTACCTCTCTCCTCAAAAGTCATTGGTTTAGAATTTATAATATCCTTCCCTATTTTTCTTAGCATTTCTTTAGGAAATCTATCAAATTTAGGTTCCCCCTCTCTGGATAGATTTTCTGGCTTACATTCAACAAATCCGTCATAATCTTTTAATTGCGCAAAACAGCCAGATTTAGTTACACTTATTATATCATTTTGCATAAGCTTTATTCTGCTCCACACGGGTTTAATCTTAGGAGGTGTACCTAATTCCTCTATTTCATAGGATGATATTATCTCTATATAGAAAGGTGATTTTACTATATAACAAGAGCCATCCGAGTCTAATCCGTACTCTGGCTTGAAGTCTTTTTCAAAATTATCGATCTTTAAAATTCTAGGCATTTCATCATATATATCGGATTCTTTAAGATAAAATGATATATACTATAAAAGTAAAACCCAATGGTTATTCGTAGTTATTCAAAATTTATATTAGAGTCCAGGAACGAATCTGAGGGACGTAATTTAGACATCAGTCATTATAGGGAAGAAATGGCAATGCTAGAAAACGAATATCTTAGAATGCAATCAGAAGGACTTACCGAGAGTGAAATAAATGAAAATATATTTACCTCATTTTTTAGATCTTTAGGGGGAGGTTTTACAGATACTTTCAAAGATTATATTATAGACTGGGCGGCTCAAAAATTTGGTATTAACGGAATGGATGAGAACGGACAACCCACATTCTTTTATCAAGTAATCAGAAACGTAATCGAGCAGGTGCATTGGACAGAGCTTGGTAAATATTTTGGGTCAGGTTCATGTAAGAACTGGGCGGTAGCTATAGTAGAAGGTTTATCTGAAACATTACAAGAAAGAGGAATAGAATATTTATTACCACGATTAGGTATGCAATTAGATACTAATACTGGATTTGGTGGTACTATAGCAGCAGGATTAAGAGAAGCTTTAACTAATGCTATTAACAACACTAAATTTATGAATAACATTGAAAAAATGATTTCTGATAAGATATGTGGATTTAAATTAGGCGATGTATTATCAACTTCTAGCGTGACAACTGCAGACAAGCAAAAAATTCAAAATGAAATACAGGCAGCGGGTGAAAGAAATCCTGATATATATACAAAAGCAATGAAATCTGGTTTATCCAGTGTTCTACAATTCAATAAGTAAGTATGAACCAAAGAAACGTAAAAAAAAGAGAAATATTAAGCTATAAGGACTTTATGAAGGTCGCAAATGATCCATGGAATCCCGATAACCTTAGTAAAGAAGATAGAACTGGATTTCATAAGATCACCCCGGAGTCTGCATATGACTATGTAGGATATAAAGATGCTGTTTTTAATAAGACATCTAAAATAGACTATCCTGGATATGGAGCAACTGAAACAGGAAGCGGAGCTTCTATAGGAGTAACTGAATAAAAAAATAAAAAAAATGGATAGGAAGATATTAACTTTTGAGGAATTTAGCTATAAAAAGCCTCAAGAACTACCTGAAGACAACGACTTCTGGAACGATATGGAGATAGAAGAGGAGGAAGAAGACGAGGAAATGGACTTCGAAGAAGAGGACGAGGACGAAGACTCCGAAGAAGAGGACAAGGACGAAGACTCTGAAGAAGAGGACGAGGACGAGGACGAAGACTCCGAAGAAGAAGATGAGGACGAAGACTCTGAAGAAGAGAACGAGGAAGAAGAGGACGAAGATGAGGACGAAGATGAGGACGAAGAATCTGAAGAAGAAGATGAGGACGAAGACTCTGAAGAAGAAGATGAAGACGAGGAAGAAGAGGACGAAGATAAGGACGAAGACTCTGAAGAAGAAGATGAGGACGAAGACTCTGAAGAAGAGGACTTTGAAGAAGAGGACGAGGACGAGGAAGAAGAGGACGAAGATGAGGACGAAGATGAGGACGAAGATGAGGACGAAGACTCTGAAGAAGAAGATGAAGACGAGGAAGAAGAGGACGACGAGGATGAAGAGGACGACAACGAGGATGAAGAGGACGAGGATGATGAGGAGGAAGAAGTTGAGGAAGAGGACGAATCAGATCTAGGCGAAGAAAATGTTGAAACTGAAGTTATAAGGTTTGATAATTTCTTTGGAAAATAAGATTAAATAAAAGACTATAATAAATTAAAGCCTAGATTAAAATCTGGGCTTTTTCTTTGTTTAAGAATATATACATTATGGATTCTTCATTATTAGAAAAGTTTGTTTTTAAGGGAGTAAAAGGAAAAGAAAGGACTCTAACTGTAGTTATCTTAACTACAAAACTTGGTAAAAGTTTAAAGAATGCCCCAAGCACAGATAAAATAATGAAAATCTGTGAAGAAAGGGGTGTTAGATGTATAATATTAGACACAGAAAAAAGTGCTATACAAAAAACAAATAAGGGTACTTTTCTAATCTCCAGTAGGGGAGGAAAACAACAAGAAATATATTTAGATAGAACGATAGTTTTAACTAGAAGATCATCTATTAAAAATAACGCAGCTAAGGGATTCTTCAAAAAGATGGAGGATTTGGGGTTTCCATGTGTTAACTCATATGATTCTGTTATCATGTGTGAAGACAAATTACAAACAACAAGAAAACTTCAGTTAGCTAAAATACCGGTTCCTAGAACATCACTAATATCATGCGAGGCAGATATAGACAAGGCAGTAGATGAGGTTGGTGGAAAATACCCGGTTGTTTGTAAATTCTTATCAGGAACTAAAGGAATTGGTGTTTTTATGATAGATTCTAGACCTTCGTTAATTTCTACTCTACAGGCACTTTGGTATTTAGCTCCCGGAACTGAAATAGTACTACAAGAAAAAATAGATGCAGATTACGATTTAAGAATACACGTTGTTGCAGAAAGTGATGGTATGGCTGGTAGAGAATACAAGGTCATAGCAGCTATGAAAAGAATAAAAATAAAGGGAGATTTTAGAACTAACTTCTCACTTGGTGGTGACACAGAAAAAGTAAAGCTGAGTGAGAATATTGAAAAAATAGCCATTGAATCTGCAAAAGCTACCGGATGTTTATGGTGTGGAGTTGATATAATAGTAGAAAAAACAAGGGAGGGGGACGGTGAAGAAAAACCTTATGTTTTAGAGGTTAATGCTTCTCCTGGAACAACTGGAATAGAAAAAACAGCAGATATACCAGTAACTGACATGGTTGTAGATTTCTTACTAGACAAGAAAAACTGGGTTAAGCCTAAAAAAATTACTGGATTTAGAGAAATGGTTACTATTTCTGGTATAGGAACTTTCGTAGGTAAACTTGATACAGGAAACGGAGCTACTTCTTGTAGCTTACACGCTGACAGCATAGAAGAAGTCGACGGGAGTGTTCATTGGAAACTAGGAAATCAGGAATTTATTAATAAAATAGTAGGCCAATCTAAAGCAGAAGTCGGAGAAAAAATACACAGAAGAGCAGTTGTTAATCTTGACGTAGATTTCAATGGGCTTGTTTACAAAAAAGTTAAATTCTCTTTAGTTGATAGAACAGAGAAAAGTACGCCTCTTTTATTAAATAGGGATTTTCTTAGTGCTGCTGGCTTAGTGGTAGATCCTTCTGAAGACTTTGTATTTACTGATAGACCGGAGGGATATTCACCTAAAGATGCTAAAGGCGATCCTATCGCAGGTGTTAATATAGTTAAATCAAACGGAAACTCCTAGAAAAAGATTAATGATTTCTTTTCTATAAGCTATCTGATCCCCTACAATTTTATTATTTTTCAATGGAAGTTTGCTTCTTTCTATAACCGAGTCCGGGACTAATCCTTTGAATGTGTCTTTTAGAATTTTTTTATGCTTTCTTTCTTCAAAGGGAAGATTTATTGCAAATCTAACTATGTCATGATTTAAGAAAGGACTTCTTAATTCTAATGTGTGTGCCATAGATAATTTATCCAATCTTGGTAAATGATAGTATGTCAACTCATGAAAAATGTCAGACTGCTGTGAGTCATACTCGTTGATTCTTCGATATCCTCCAAATAATTCATCTGCTCCATCTCCTGAAATAACTATCCTAGTGTTTGAGTTTTTCTTAATAGCGTCAAATAAATGATACTGAGGAACTACACTTCCCATGTCTACTGGTGATTCGTTCCATTTTTTATAAATCTCTATAAGCCCCATTTTGCCTTCTTCACTTTCAAGATCTATGTTGTAGTCTAATCTTTTTGACTCCACTCCCCAATAGTACTTACATGCTTTAACGTAGTCTTCGTCCTTCCCGTTAGATATAGAGTAAAAACTTACATCTGACCCAAGTTTAAGTAAAAGTCCTGCTATTATGGATGAATCTAATCCCCCTGATAAAAGGAGAGACGTTGGATAATTTTTAGATAACAATCTGTTTTCTACGGACTTTTCCATTTTTTCAAAGAGCCATTCGCATCGGTCGTCATATGTTTGTAAGCCAGCTTCAAAAAAATGAAAGTTATAATATGGATCTGAAACCTCCACAATCGATGGATAATCTAAGCTCCATTTATAGAATCTGTTAGGTTCTAATTTTTTAATATTAGAAAGGGGAGTTTGTTCGGTAGGAATATATCCATATTTAGTTACACCAGAAAAGAATGAATAGTCTAACTCCATTTTTTCATCGGGTTCATAAAGTCCTTTTATTTCTGAACAGATTTCTCCTTTGTCATTTCTATATAAACATTTTTTACCTAAAGGATCAGTAAAGGCGTAAAGCTCTCTCTTTTTAGTATCAACTAAAACTATAGCCCAAAATCCATCCCAAGAAATCACATGTGGGTCATATAGAGATTTTAAAATTCCCAGTCCACCAAACTGAAACGTAGAGAAAAGAGATTGGAGATATGCTGTATCTGATTCATAATCTCCATAATTAAAAATCTCCCCGTTAAAAAGAAGCCATCTATCTTCACCTATTTGTATAGGCTGTGACCAAGAATCTCCATCTATTGTTTGAATAGGCAATCGGTGATGTACAAGACATAGCTCGTCTTTGTAAATTGCATTATATTCGATTCCTCTGTGCGCTATAGATAGAATTCTTTCCTCGCTAGGTCTTTTTGCTACTAATATTCCACACATATTTTAAATATTTCTAATTTCTTGTTTAAAGCGTACTACGGACTTTAAATCGAATTTATTATCAAAGATCTTCACGTTAACACCAAGTCCTCTTAAAACTAAAGAAAACCGATCAAAAAGGGATCTTTCTTCCTCGCCTCTTTTATCGTCCTGATCCCAAATATCCTTAGTTCTTTTTTCTTGCCATTCCCCTCTAACTAATACTATAGATACGTTATTGAAAAAGCCCCTCCTTCTAAAATTTACTAGATCTGCTTCTGCTTGTTTTATAGTGACTCTTCCTTGGAAAACACCCCATACTGAATTAGTAAGTATTCCTCGATCTACTAGCATTTTAGGTAAAAATCCGCTGTTATTTAATTCATGCAGCATGACTTCTTTACCTAATCCAAACCAATGTATTTGTTCCGATTGTTTACCAAAATCCCATGCAGTAAAGTTTGAATTAAAATCAAATTTAAAAACGGGAAGTTCTTTTTGATTTTCTATTAGATAAGATTTTCCAGATTTTCTGGGTCCTTCTACAATAATAAGGGGCATAATCTCTGTTTATGATTATACCCCTAAATTAATTAAAAATTTCGATTATTTTAAATCTACAGTGTCAGCTCTTACCCATCCATACTCATACCTACCTTTTTTAGTAGGAAATTGTAATTTATACCAGGTTTTGTCACCTATTTTTGTACTTTTTGCTACAGTACTAGATAATACTAATCCAATAGGCGTGCTCTTATCCGTGTGTTTATAGATTAAATTATTAACTGCTCCAGTATTAGCTTCTGCACTAGATCTCACATTAACATATCCTTCTCCTTGTGATTTTACGTAAGCCTTTTTACCTTGAGCAGTAGAAGCAGCCTCTGAAGATACTATATTACCTATATTTCCGGATACCAACTGTTTTAGCGTTCCTTTTTTACAGTTGTCAAATTTAATTTACCCTCCTACTAGATAAGTTCCCACGAATTTTGATCCTCGGGATGTGTATAAATTCACTCTGAAATTATTGAATATACCGCCCCATTCCTTTGCTCTCCAGAACATTACATATAGCTCATTAAGGTCTGATGTTATTTTTATTTCTGCACCTCCTCCATTTGCTTTTATACTGGATACTATTTGTGATAGCTAAGCATTATTAAGCTTCTTAGGGGATACCTTTACCTCACCTTACTCTGGTTTATAATCTTTACCATATTCAGCATAAGCTTTTCTAATATATGAATTATCCTTAGAACCAGAAGCATCTAAGTTATTATTTTTTGCCCAATCTGGGTGGGTTTTATTAACCCATTCTCTAAACTTATTACCTTGCTCGTCCGTTTTAAAAGGTGTAGCAGGGTACGCAGGTATATTCGCAACGGCTTGTTTTTTTCCACTTTGGGAAGAAGATGAAGACGATGATGAAGATTTTTTACCAGACCCGGAAGATCCAGAAGAAAGTACTGACCCTGCTGCTTCTTCGTCAAAATCCTCGTTGATTCTGTTTTTCATAAAAGATTCGAACGAAGCTATTTTATTCGTATTGTAAGATAATCCTTCCTTTATTCCTATTAATATCTCTAAAAATTTAGGTGTAATGTCTCCGGTTTTATCTGTCGCTAAATCTTTGTAATCCTTCGCTAATCCTGCTTTTATTGCTTTAATAATCTTAGCTGTGTTTTCTCTTAATGTACCACTAACTTTTGGCCATTTCTTATAAACAATGTTCCAATCAGAGCTACTAGAAACCGATTTATATTTTTTAAATTTATTGTAGATCAATTTTTTAACCTCCATTACGATTTCACCATCTTTTCCTGTGTAGGCATCATTTCTTTCTTTTATGGTTGCTCCTAAATCTCCTCCACCTTCTGATTGTTGTCCCTGCTGACCCTGTTTATCATCGGTCTTTTTAGGTAAAAATTGTGAAAAACTAGCAGTAAATTCATCCTGAGCTTGTTTAAAGAATTCTTTAGCTACGTTTAATGATCTTTCTATCTTCTGATTTGCTGCAAGAATAGGCTGTTCCTGCTGTTCTTTTCTCTGTGCATCTGCCCATTGAGTTTTTAATTCCTCGTATTCATTCTCGTATTTTGTGTATTCGTCCCGATAAAATTTTATATCTGCAGCATTTGCAGCTAACTCCAATCTAGAACCCTCTGTCTGAGCCATTTTTTCTGCACTTCTTTTTATGTTTAGAACTAAAGAAAGAAGAGTGTCTGCTGCTCTAAGGGATGCGTCGCCATACTTAGCCCCTGCAAATTTATTTTTTATGGTGTTAGAAACATCTATTCTTGTTGCTAATATCTGACCCTGTAATAGCTCTATTGCTTTTATGAATGATCTTATTACAAATTTGTCACCCTCTAGGAATTTATCTTCGAGTCTTGCTTCTCTTCGGTCGGATCTTTTCTGCGATTTACCAGTAGAGGTTCTATCTCCTCTAAGTCCTGTTTTTTCTCCTGTTGCATTAGCAGCATCTTCCATAATCATATTGGAAGATTTCATGCTTTCTAAAAGGCCTAGGAATTTATTACTGAAGTTTCTCATTTTTTTATTTTTTTATCATTTCATCATAGATGTAGCTAGTATCTGGGATAAAGATTCCGAACTAAATTTAACAAAGGATTTAACTGCATTCTTAACATCATCCGAAGTGTATTCTGTTGCATACTGTTTAGTGTATTCAGGAACGGTAACGTTCTTTAGTTCGTCTTTACCTTGTTCTATTTTATTGTAAATCTGTTGTAATTTTTCAAAATTTTCCAGATTTCTAATAGCTTGATTACCAGATACTTTTCCTGCAAGCTCCTCCATCTTAGCTATCATTGAATCAAAGAAATTTTTAAAATCAATGCTCGGTTGCTCATTTTCTTTTTTTAGAAATGCTTCTAGCTCCATTAGTACAGTTTTTTTAGTAACTGAGTCTGGAATAGAGTTGACAAAATACACATATTGTGTATAGCATGTTTCTATTATTCTTCTAGCATATTCTATAGCATATTTCATTTTGTCTGCAGTAGCTTGCTCTGATATTGTCTCGTACCTTCTAGCTGAATCTGTAATCGATTCAAAAAGAGGGTTATATTCCAATCTTCTATTATTCATTTTTAGATTTTTTATTATATATCTTATTTTTGGATGGATTCTATCTTTTTATAAGCAACTGCTTTTTTTTGAAATTCAGCTACTTTTTTTTGCATTTCTAGTGCTTGCTGGTTTAGTGATTCGCTCTTTGATAAAGTTCCGTCTTTTTCCCTTTTTTGTAGATTAGCAATAGCAAGATCAATATCGGATATTTTTTTATCTATATCCATTATTTGTTTTTTAGCATCAGTTTTAACCTGTATCTCTTTTGTTTTTTGTTGGGTGCTTTCTTGTTCAAAAACAAATTCTTTAAGTTTAAGCAGTCTGTGTTGCATATCTTCTATTTTTCATTTCTCTTTCAAGAGTGTTTACTCTCGATCGAAGCTTGTCTATATTTTTTCTTAAATGATATTTAACATTCATCTCCTCTTTTTCTAGTGAAGGAATAATCCAATCATGACCTTGTTTTTCAGCATTTTTCTTGTCTCTTCTTATTCTTTCTATCGATGTTGAATATTTGTCCTCAAGATCGAAAAAGAAATCCCTAATTTGTGAATAATACTTGTTCAAATTAGTTTCATCCAAAGATCTAATAAAAGATGATGCTTCTTTTGAGGGCATATTAAGAAATGATAATACATCAACAGACATCTTTGCTGGTATTTCAATGGAAGGCATATAATTTTCCCTGTCCTTGTAATCATCATAAAAAGAAGCTTTTCTATTAGCGTCTTTAACTAGAGAATCAAATTCTGCATTTATTTGATTTATCAATCCGGAGTCTGATATTCCTCCTAAATTTTTAAGAAGTTTTTCTTTAGTCTCAACTTCTATTTTGGCCATCTCTGCCGCAAAAAATGCCTCTAATTTAGGATCCCCCTCCATGATGTTTCTGGCTTCTTTGGCTAAAGAGTTTATTTCTTGCCCCTTTAAAGCAGCATATGTTCTGGATTGTCTTGTTAAGTTGGTTAATGCAAATCTATACTCAGGAGTGTTATCTTTAGGTAATCCCTGTATTTCTTTTTCTATAGAAATTGTGTTACTAACCTCCTCGTGTCTTGCATCTCTTATTTTTTTAAGAATATTTTCAACCTTTCCTTTTTTAGAGGTAAAAAAGTTTTTAACCCCTCCTAATAAAGAAGAAAGAATCCCTTCATCAATACGATTAAATTCCTCTATTTTTTTTATGTTTCTAGATATCATTTTTTTCTTGATGTTATTTTATGAGCTGCATTTTTAGCTTCTTCTGCGGTAATCTTTTCTTCCTTAGTTTTTACAAGATCTTTTATTCTGGATGTCAGTTCATTTGACATTCTTACCAGTTCATCCCTTACATCCTTTCCTAAATTACCATGCGGATTTTCTTTAGTGATGTTCTTATTGTCATCTGTTATAATATCAACTATTTCGTGTTGTAAATCGCCTAGTTTTCTTATCTTGGTGTAGTGAATATCCCCAGGAAAAGAAAAAATTTCCTCTATTCTTTTCTTAAATTTAGAGGGTAAAGAAGATGGATCATCACTATCGTGGGGATTATTTTCAGTAGACGTTCTTTGTCTTCTCAATTTTTCTTCCTGTACTTTTGCTTTTCTTTCTGCTTCGGTTCTCTCTTTATCTAAATCAGAAACGCTAACATTAAAGAAATTTTCTAATTCTTGAGATCTCGAAGCACTTCTTGCTGTGATTGATTTTATTTTTTCGTATCGATCATTTCTTGTTTCCAAAACATCGTTAGCCCTTTGTGCATTAAAATATGTTTTCTTTCTTGCACTATCTTTTGTTAAGTCTCTAACCTTTTCCTCTAGAGCATTAAATATCTCGTTGTGGGTTTTTGTTAACTCCTTCAATCTTAAATTTAAAGCATTTCTTGATTGCTGTAGTTCTCTACTAAGTGTTTGATAATTGGGATTATTTTTATCCTTATCTAAAGCCTTTTGATCTTCTAATAATCTATAAAACTCATCCCATACCTGATACTCTTCTCTATTGAACTTAAGTTCCTGTTCTTTCATCTGGGTGAGCACAGTTTTTAATTTACTAATGTCTCCTCCGAAAGCACTACTTAAGAAGTTCATTATACTATCGCCTAATCCTTCGTTTAACTCGGTTAGATGCGATATTATCTCTCCTTCCGATAAATCATCAAAGAGGGGGGATTTTTTAAGGATATAAGCAGTTTTATTTACGTCTCTATTATTATCTAACAGGGTTTGTTTTGCTTTTTGGAATTGGCTTGCATTTTCAAACAACATAGTTTACCTTTTATTCTATATATCCAAAAAACCATTAAAAACAAAAAAAGGGAGTCTTCCGAAGAAGACCCCCTTTTTGAGTATGTACTTATACTATTACTGATTAGATAATAGCAGTAGCAGTTCCAGTGTTAACGTGGAAGCAGAAATACATTGTTTCTGGGTGGTGACCAGCCTCAACTAAAGAGTAACGGGATTTAACCGCGATTTTAGGAGACATAGTACCCTCAGAGATAGTCTGAATTGACTCAGCCATCATGTAAGGCATGAATTTCATACCTGGCTCATCATCAGCACCTTTTCTACCAACTAATACTCTAGTGTCACCGAATGACATGTTTTGATCAACATATACTGTCATACCAGCAAGAGAACCTACAGGGTATAAAGTACCGTTGTTTTGAGTAAGTGTGTTAGTAAACGGAGCGAATGTGAACTGACTGATGTCTTGTAAAGCAGACGCGATTTGAGAGTTAGTAACGATGAAGTTAGCAGGACCTCTACGACCTCTGTTAGCAACTACGTTAGCAGCAGCTAAGACACGGCTGTAAAGTCTTCTTTGAACTGTTGATAAGTTCTCGAAAGTACCTGAAGCAGGACCAGCAACTGCACCTGGTTTAGAACCACCTGCTACAGCAGTACCTTGTTTACCAATGTAGTCAGGAACTGTGTAAGTAGCAGCACCACCAATTACTAAGTTAAGGTTAAGGTTTGTACTTTCAGTTATGAAGAACTGAGAGTGGTTAGACCACCCAAGAGCAAATCCTCTTGATAAGATGTGCTTGTTAATAGCTTGAGAAACCTCGTTAACAAGTGCGTTCTCGATCATAGAAACTACGTCGATACCGAACTGCTTGTTAAGGTCTTGGATTTGCTCAGTAGTAACAGAAGCAGCAACTTGGAAAGTACCAGCTTCTACGAACTTAGTGAAAGTAGAAAGTCCTAATGACTTGTAATAAGTGGTCTCACCTACTCCTCTTAACATAGGATCGTAGTTTTTAGTACCATCTACGTATGGCCCTTGAAAATCGTCAGTGTTGTTAGGACCAGCACCAGAGAAACCTTGGATATGATCTTCTAACGTTTTAACTAATACAGCTGAACCAGCAGTAGAAGCAGCAGTTGAAGTTACAGTAATTTCATTATTAGAAGAATTAAAAGTAGCGTTAAAGATATCAGCTGTACCAGCAGCAGGAACTGCATCAGAAACTGCTTTACCTTTGGTGATACCCATTACTCTAAAGATTGGGAAACCATCGATACGTGAGTTACCGATAAATTCTGCGTAAATAATTGAAGTTGCTGTAATGTCTAAGTCATATGCTTGAGCACTTAGAGCAACACCAATTGCATAAACATTACCTACTATAAGACCAGTTGCTGGAGAAGCAATATTCGTAGGAACTTTGATCATGTCTGGTGTGTTAGCAGTGTAAACATTAGTAGAATCTTGAGATGTACCAGCTAATGTACCACCTGCATATACGTAGTCTAAGTAAGATAATACTCCAGTAGGACCAGCCATAGGGATAACAGGAACGATGTCAAAACCAACGGTTTTAGCAGCTACCTGAATAGCCAATGGAAGTAATGATGGGAATTTATCACCAGAACCAACATATGGACGACCAGCGTCATAAGTGTTGTTGTAGTAGAAACCAGCAGGACCCGCACCAGCTGCACCACCTGAGTAGTTACCAGCAGGAAGTACGTTACCCATACCGTTTAGTACGCCTAGAGAGTTATAAGCTCCGGCAGACTCGTTTAATGAGTGAAAGTGGCAATATTTTGATAACCACTCTACCTTTGAACGATCCGTCATACCGGTCTTACTCTCGATAATTGGAGACCATGTTTCGTAGATCTCGTTTTCGTTTAAGAGTTGCATTTTATTAAATTATTTTTTAAATCTTTTTTCTAACTCTGCTGCTATATTCTGCATGTAAGAGTTACTTACACCCATATTAGCATTAGGGTTAGTGTTTCGGGATTCGTTTAAGAATTCAGTAGATGCTGGTTTTACAGAATTAAGACCTCTAGTTTTCCAGAAGTGATTGATCTGATAAGCAGTGTCTAATTTATAGAATTTACTTTGAGCAATAATAGATGCTCTCTGTGATTCATTTAGACCTTCCCATGCAGGAACCAATTCACTCGGAATCATATCAAGGAATTTTTCTCCAGACTCAACTTGTTCAGTTAAAGCGGATCCCATAATTTGAACTACATCCGTACCCGAATTGTAGTTCTGCCCTTTAAGAGCTTTAACGACCTTTTGTTTTTCGGCCTCGTTCAGAGATAAAAATCCTTTCTTAGTCCTGTCATCGACAAGCTTTAAGAAGGAGTATTTATTTTCGTTTATAATCTGATCTGTTTTTGCTGTGCTAACAGATTCGATAAGTTTATCAACTTTAGAAGAAAGATCTGTATAATCTCCAGAGAATCCAGAAGTTCTTCTTCCTTCATTAATAGATTCGTTTACGTTTTGAGCAAGATTTTTTCTTGTTGTTTTTCCTCCTCTATTAATAGACTCTGCTAAATATTCAGTGTAATCAATTCCAGATTTAACCTTTTCAGCGATATAATCTGAATAGTTAATGTTTCCGTTTAATTTTTCTCCTAAATAATCTGAATAGTTAATATTTTCGTTTAATTTTTCTCCTAAGTAGTCAGAATATGTAATGTTCTTGTCTAAGTTTTCTGCAAGATATTCGGAGTAAGAAATGTTCTTGTCTAAGTTTTCTGCAAGATATTCGGAGTAAGAAATGTTCTTGTCTAAGTTTTCTGCAAGATATTCGGAGTAAGAAATGTTCTTGTCTAAGTTTTCTGCAAGATATTCAGAGTAAGAAATATTCTTGTCTAAGTTTTCTGCAAGATATTCAGAGTAAGAAATATTCTTGTCTAAGTTTTCTGCAAGATACTTGCTATAAGCAATATTGTTATCAAGATTTTCTGCGATGTATTCGGAATATGAAATATTTCCATCAACGTGCTCAGCTAAGTATTTAGCATAAGAAATAGCCTTATCTAAATTTTCGGCTAAATATTTATTATAAGAAATAGATCCTTCTAAATTTTCAGCTAAGTAATCTCCATATTTAATAGCAGATTCTAAATTCTCAGCAAGATACTCAGAATATTTTTCTAATCTTTGAATTCTTTCTTCCAATCCTGAATCTGTGTTATTAGATGATAATCTAGAAGATGATCCTTTAGAAATAGATCTTAATTCATTTTTCAATGAATCCATTTCTTTTTTAAGGATTAACGAGTATTCGTTTAGTTCTTCTGCAGTGACAAAGTTATTGTCCATGTTTCTTGAATTATTTGTGTTTTCTTTTAAAAGTCTAGAGATTTTCTCTGTATCTTTTATTCTATATATCTGTGTGTTGGAATTTTTTCTAAGTCCAAAACTTTCATTTATGTTAGTTAAGGAAGAAATAATGGAATCTTTAATAGATTTTGAAGGTAAATGTGATCCTAAACTTTCATAAACCCTTTCTAATTGAGCATTTTCAAATCCTGGATCAGCAACTAAGTCATAGGTAAATATTTTCTTAATCTCTACTTTTTTATTATCTTTAACGTTACCAGCTGCTCTAGAAGATATAGAAATAGGAATACCTGCATCGATTAAACTTTTAGCAATTTTACCTGCTGGTGTATCTAAAAGCTTAACTTTGATTTTTACATTTCTGTTTCCTTTATCGTAGGAAAGATCCGTAATAACGTGTGATATGTTCTTAAGGGAAACATCAAACTCCTTAGGGTGATCTAACTCACCAACTAATCGGTTCTGATCTATTTTCTTTTTAAGATAATCCATATGAGGCAAATATTCATTTTCCTCATAAATTCTATGATTAGAGTTTTCAACACCAAAAACAGCAGCGATTCCTTCAAGAAAATATTCGCCACCTTGTTTTTTAGTGCTAAGGTAGTGAGAGGATTTCTCTAATATCAGTACGTAATCTAGGTTATTTCCCATTTTTGTTTTTTATATATCTAATTATTCTTCAGATTTTTCTTTTTTTTCTTCTCCCGGAGCTCCAATTTCTGCTACCACTCCGTCGGTGATTTCTTCCATTAGATCTCCAAGTAATTCTAGATCTTCCTCTTTTATATTTTTAAGATTCTCTGCCAATTTTGGCTCATTGGAATTTAATTTACCAACTGCAGCGACACATGCGTCTTTAGCATCTACAAATTCAATAGGTATACCGTTTGTAGGATCCTTAGTCTTAAATGATTTAGGGAATCCTGGGATAGTGTCCATATCAGTAAATATATCTTTTACGAATCCACCAATTCCTTCTGAAGTAATAGAAGCTATATCTCCTTCTAGACTTCCTCCTCCAAAAGAAGAGTATTGTCTCTTAACCAATCTCCAAA